TATAGGGATCCCTGTCCTCGTTCCCTCTTCGAGGACGGAGTGAGGACACCTGTCGACTCGGGACAGTCGTACTCGTTTCCTCTTCCCTCTCCCCTCTCCGAGGACGGAGTGAGTGAGGACACCGACTCCGGACAGTCGTACTCGTTCCCTCTTCGAAGACGGAGTGAGGATGACACCGACCCGAGTTGTGGTAGTCGTACTCGTTCCCTCACTGAGGACACCGACTCGGGATAGTCGTACTCGTTCCCTGTTCCCTCTCCGAGGACCGAGTGAGGATGACGCCGACTCACTCGAGATGTGATGGTCGTACTCGTCCCCTCTCCATCTCCGATGACGGAGTGAGGATGAGGACGCGTCGGTCGGGATGAGAGTGTCCGTCCGCTCCCCTCTCCGAGGACGGAGCGAGGACGGCGAGTCGGGACGGTCACGCTCGTTCCCTCTTCGAGGACGGAGCGAGCGAGGACACCGACACGAGTTGTGGTAGTCGTACTCGTTCCCTCTCCGAGGAGGGAGTGAGGATGACACCTAGTCCGGATAGTCGTACTCGTTCCCTCTTCCCTCTCCGAAGACGGAGCGAGTGAACCAACACTGTTCCCTCTTCCCTCACTGAGGACACCGAGTCGGGATGGTCGTACTCGTTCCCTCTTCCCTCTCCGAGGAGGGAGCGAGGACCACACCGAGTCGGGATGGTCGTACTCGTTCCCTCTTCCCTCTCCGAGGAGGGAGCGAGGACCACACCGAGTCGGGATACCCGTACCCATTCCCTCTCCGAGGACGGAGCGAGGCGGGGAGGACGGACGCCGACTCGGATCCGTGGCCTCGTCCCCTCTTCCCTCTCCGAGGAGGGAGCGAGGAGGACATCGACTCGGGATGGATGCACCCGCTCCCTCATGGACGGAGTGGAGCGAGTAGGACATCGACTCGGGATGGATGTACCCGTTCCCTCATGGACGGAGAGAGCGAGGACATCACACTCGTTCCCTCTCCGAGGACGGAGCGAGCGAGGACACCGAGTCGGGATGGTCGTACTCGTTCCCTCATGGACGGAGAGAGCGAGGACATCACACTCGTTCCCTCTCCGAGGACGGAGCGAGTGAGTGGGGACGCCGAGTCGGGATAGTCTTACTCGTTCCCTGTTCCCTCTTCCCTCTCCGAGGAGGGAGTGAGTGAGGACACCGTGTAGGGATCGTCGTACTCGTCCCTCGTCCCTCGTCGAGGACGGGGAACCCCCTCCTCGCCCGGAGGGAAGACGGGGGTTCCTCCTCGGGGAGGGAGGCCGGTCGGAGAAAAAGGGTAGCGTCCGCCGTCGCCCGAGGGAGACAGCAAAACAAAAAGCGGAACGGCGGCCGCCGCTCACAGCTCGGTGCGGGTCGAGGACCCGCCGGAGGAAGAGGACCCGGAGGGAGACCCGCTACCGCCGGAGCAGCCCTCGCCGCTCCACACAGGCAGCGTGCGGATGAAGAGGATCTCCTTCTTCTTTTTGTCCGGGTCCTCGGGGCAGGAGCCGGAGGAGCCGGAGCCGGACGAGCCCGAGCCGCCAGGGCCCTGCAGGGTCAGCGCCGCCGCCTGCGGAGGCTGCTGGGGCGGCTGCTGCGGTTGCTCCTCGGGCGGCTTGGGTTGTTCGTCCCGCGGGCTCGAGGGGCCGGCCCCGTCGACCTCGTCGGGACACTCGGGAGTCTCCGGAGACCCGGGGGAGGCCGGCTCCTCCCGCGCCTCGGGGGCCTCGGGGGCCTCGGGGGCCTCGGGGGCCTCGGGGGCGTCCCGGGACCCGCGGCGGCCGCCGGCCCGGCGCGACGGGCGCCGCGGCGGGCGCCGCGGCAGCCGCAGCTGCGCGCGGTGCGGCCACGCCGGCGGGTCCTCCGGGTCGCGGTCCCACGGGCAGGGACAGCAGATCTCGGTCAGGTAGAAGTCCCTGTGCTCGGTCATGGTCGCGGGCGAGGACGGGTGAAGGGTGATCGACGGACGGGCCGGGACGGACCGAGGACGATCGGCGTGCGCTGTAGGCGGACGCCACGAAAAGGGAGGGGTTCCGAATTCAATCTTGGGGAGGGGGCGCGGACGGGGACGACGCGGACGTCGGGATGGTGGGACGTGTACGATGCGGATGTCGGGATATGCGGACGTCGGACGTCGGACGGCGCGGACGCCCGGGCGGAGAAAGACAGGGACGGGAACGACGGGAACGGAACGGGGACGGGAGAAAGACGCGGGCGGGACGCGGTCGGGCGCGGGGATCAGGGCACGCACTGCCGCGCCAGGACCCGCGCCGCCGCGCAGTCCTCCAGGCGCAGCCGCGCGTGGAAGCGCCGCGCCTGCGGGACCCGGCACTCGGGCGAGCGCACCAGGGCCGTGGCCGTGTACGTGCCCGAGTCGTCCGAGGTCGCGTGCGGGATCTCCAGGCAGATGCCGCGCGGCACGCGCCGCGGGTCCAGCGAGGTCGACCCGAAGCCGGGCTCGCCGTCGCTGCCCAGCGCCTCCCCGCGCTCGAGGCCGCCGGACTCGCAGCTCCGCTGCCAGACCACCGCCACCAGGTCCGCCGCCGGCACCGGCAGGCAGAGCCGCACCGAGTAGCCCGCGCAGCCCAGGCCGAAGACGGGCTGGTCATCCGGCCCGGGCGCGCCCAGGGGCGGGAGCTCGGACAGGATCACGCGCAGGTGCCCGCGCGAGAGCCCGTCGCCCTTGGCCACGACCGCGTACGCCGCGTCGGCGTCGGCCGGCGGCGCGGGAGCGGGCGCGGGAGCCGGGACGGCGGGAGGGGCCGGGACCGCGGGAGGGGCAGGAGGCGGCAGCGGCGGGAGCGGGCCGTCGCCGGAGCCGTCGCCCGAGCCGTCGCCCGGGGCCCACCAGCCGCCGGAGCCGCCGATGCCGCCGGGAAGGTTGCTGGGCCAGGTGCCCTGGTTCGTCAGGCCGTCGTCCGGGCCGACGCCGTCGCCCGGCCAGCCGCCGCGGCCGCCGGAGCCGAGAGGGCCGCCGGGGCCCGGCGCGGCCAGCGCCGCCCGGGGCACCATCGCCGCCAGGAGCAGGCACAGGAGGCGGCGCATCTCCGTCGGTCGGTCGGAGGAGCTGGCTCTCGTCTGTCGTCCGCGGTCGAGCGCGAGCTGTCGTCTGTCGTCGAGCGCGAGCTGTCGTCTGTCGTCGAGCGCGAGCTGTCGTCCGTCGTCGAGCGTCCGAGGTCGGTCGCGCGGCGCTCCCTCGCTCGGGGCCTTTGGGGGCGGGCGCTCCTTTTTCGCTTTGGGGGAACGGGCGGGATCGGGGGAGTGAGGGCGGACCGGGGAGGGCGGACGGCGGATCGGGGACGGCGGACCCGGGAGGGCGGAGAAAGACGGCGGCTCAGCCGAGGCCGTGCGCGAGGCGCGCGACCCGCGGGACGAGCTGGCGGAGGCCGAGGGGGGCGAGGGCGACGGAGGCCAGGACCAACGCCGCCGCCAGGATAGGCACCAGGAAGATCACCAGGTCCGCCATCGGCGCGAACACGTAGTGCACCACCGCCTCCGTGAGGTACCGCGCGACGCGCTCCGTCCGGTGCACGTAGACCGTGTACAGGCAGATGAACGACACCGAGCACATGAACGACGTCAGCCAGCTGTCCATCGGCGTGATGGCGAGCAGCACCGCCAAGCTCGCGGAGACCGCGAGACAGGACACGTGCAGGTTATCCATGGCTCGGGTAGTATCGTAGCGCTGTTGTTAATTTTCACGTTTCCTGTCGGCGTCGACTAAAACTACTCCGGGCCTCCGGGCATCCGGTACAAAAAGGAGAGCCGCTCAGCCGCTGAGGTCGATTAGTGGGCCGTGGAATTCGTTGCCGATGACGGAGGTGGTGTTGGTGACGTTGGTAACGGCGGAGGTCAGGGCGGAGGCCGGGGCGGGAGTCGCGACCGCGGACACGGTGGTGGCGGCTTCGGTGGCTCCCAAGGTGGCGGCTTCGGTGGCTCCCAGGGTGGCGTTGGTCAGGGTGGCGTTGGTGGCGCCGGCCGTGGTGGCGAACTCGGAGGTGTAGTTCTGGGTGAAGAGATCGGTCGAGTTGAGGCTCGAGAACGACCAGTTGGCCGTCGTCGAGGTCTCGCCTACTCGCCCGTAGGGGTTGTGAATCTTCATGACTTCAGCGACTCGCCAGATGATGACGAGCACGATGGCGACCACGAAGATGATCACGAACGCGCGGCCGAGGTGATAGCGAGCCATGGCTGACGATGCGTCGTCTGTCTTCGAGTCCTACCACCTTCGGGATAATGGAACCTAGAATTTAGGTTTTCGAGAGGGGTCGGGGAAAGGCGGCCTTCTCGTTCCGGAGAAAAAGAAAGGCGGTGAAATGTGTGGGACCAATCTGAATTCTCAAACCAGGACAGGCATAAACATCTGGGGGGCCTTCTCCACGTCCTCCTCCTGCTCCTCCTGCCGACGTCGCCGGAGCATCGCGGCCAGCAGGACCATGAGGATGGCGGCGGCGGCCGTCACGAGCACGGCCGCGATGACCAGCATCGTGTTCTTGTACAGCAGCTCCTCCACGTAGGACAGGTTCTCCGGCGTGCGAGGGGCGGCCGGGCCGCCCTCGGTCAGCTGGTAGTCGAGACGCGTGAACGTCTTCGCCCGAGCCCGGTCGGTGTACTTGGGCTTCGCCGCCTTGCAGACGGCCTCGGTGGCGTCGCCGTTCCAGGCCTCCTCGCAGAGGTTCCGGAGGGAGAGGCTCACGTTGGTGAGCACGCCGTTCGTCTTCACCACGCAGTAGAACCTGTCGAAGACGCCGGGCAGGCGCTCTTCGCGGGCGACGGTGGCTTCCGAGACCAGGTCCATCTCGTTGGGGGCGCCGAGGGAGTCCGAGTCGGAGCCGTGCACGCGGAAGGAGGTGCCGGTGTAGATGGGTGCGGAGATCCGCGCGACGCGGCCCGAGAGCCAGTCGCCCATGAACACCTCGCCCTCTCCGCTGAGGTCTCTCACGCGGCACTTGACGCGGGCCCGGCAGGTCTCGTCGTCGAGGTGGATCACGGTGGCCTTTATGCTCACTCTGGGAGCACGGGCGATGACCTTCACGTCGATGCTCGCGGCCTGGACATCTCCGTTCTCCATCCTGATCCGGCAGTAGTACGAGCCGGAGTCGTCCTTCTTGATGTTGGCTATCTCCAGGCAGAGTCCGTCCTCGACGATCGACGCGCGGGCGCGCAGCGAGGACAGCAGCATACCGTTGGAGCCAGGCACCGGAGTCCCGTCGTCGCTGATGTTGTAGATGAAGTTGAGGAGGTTGCGACGGGGATCGGAGAGCCGGCTGGCCCGAGACTCGGTGGCCTCGACGCCCACGTGCTGGATGGGGATCCTGGGTTCTAGAGCCTCGCCTTCGATGGATGACTGCAGGAAGTCGGGGGTGGATCGGAACCGCTGCTCGTACATGGTCCAGGCCTTGATGTGCTCGTTGGGACTGCGCTTCGTGGCGCACAGCCGGACGGTGTCGCCCTCCTCGACCGTGAGGGGGACGGCGGTGCCGTAGCCCATCCGGGCCACCACCACGCGCGGGTCGGCGGCGCAGGCCGCGAGGATAGCCAGGAGGAGGATGCCTGTCAGGGAGGCCATGATGTGTAGGATTGCTCGCCACACTCGTGTAGTTATCTCGCCTTGTTTATCATTTTTCCTAATCTGATAATAAAAAGGGGTCCGTGTCAAGGGGACCGGCGTCAAGGTTATCAACGGAGGGACTCAGGGACTCAGACTCACGCGACGACAAACAGGTTCTCGTACTCGAGGGTGGTGACGCGGCGGTGCTCCGCGAGGTGGTTGCGCGTGACCACGTAGACCGGGTAGGCGGCCAGGATCAGCGCGATCAGGACAGCGACCACGAGCAGGACCGTGCCGAGGACGGAGAAGCCGCCGGGGCGGCGCAGGGTCCAGGACTCTCCGTTGTGGGTCACCCGGCACGCGTACTCGGTCTCGGTTCCCGCCGTCACGACGACGGCGGCCCACTTCTGGAAGGTGCCCGCGCCGTCCGGCCGGACCTCGACGGAGGTCTGGTTGACCGGCTCACCGGAGTCGTGGAGCCAGGTGATCGACACGGCCGAAGGGTAGAACTCCCTCGCCCAGCACCGCAGCTCGACGGCGCCGCCGACCTCCCGGTACGTGAGGTTGGTCCGCGGCGGCACCACCCGCAGGTGCTCGCCCCCGGCCGCCAGGTGCTTGCCGAGCCACTCGACGCAGTCGGTCGTGAGGTAGCTGCGTTGGAATTCGGTGTCGGTGGCGAAGCTCGCGGACTTCATCGTCAGGCTCGCGTGGGAGGAGACGGCCGTCCAGGTTCGCAGGTCCTCGTTGAGCGTCATGTAGTCCTCGCCGTCGTAGGCGAAGGCCTCGTGCGCGCCGCCGCGGGTGCAGTTCACCGTCACGGAGCACCCGTAGGACCACTGGAGGACGTGTGAGCCGCCGGTGTGATTGTAATAGCGGCTCATGGTGCGCATGTTCAGGCGGAAGATCTTCTGCGTCTCCCGCGCGTTCTTGTTCTGATCGGTCCAGTACTTCGTCTCGTTGGTCACGTTCCACGGCACGCTGGCGACCACCCGCGGGTCGGTGGAGTTGCTGTCGAAGCGGACGATCTCCGTGTCGTCCACGTAGCCCACGACCAGGTACCGGGGGTGGTCACCGGTGGCCTCGGTGGTGAGGCCCACGTGGTGGTAGACGAGGGAGGAGGCGCGGCAGCCGCCGGCCGCGAGGGCCGCGCGGAGCCCGGAGAGGACGAGGAGGATGAGAAGCGCCAACATCGCGTCGAAGGCGAGACGCAAACTAAAGTGCTTAATGTTCAAACTTGTCGAGACAAAGACTACGACTAAAACGCGACGGAGGCCACGCTGGTAAGACTGAGCACGCTGGGCGACCGGACGACGTCGGCCGCCTCGCGGTCGGTGTCCTCCTCGTCGACCACGGGGACGCTGTCGTGGGTGTGGTCGTGCGCGGTGCAATCCACTCGGTACGGGACGTAGAAGGGGGTGGTGCGGTGGTGCGTGACGTGAGGCCGGCGGCAGGCCAGCGCTCTGATACGACGGTTGGTGGAGGCGGCGCTCGAGATCGAGTCGACCGACGAGCTGCTGAAGTCGCCGGGCCAGCTCGAGGACCAGCTCGAGAGGCTGGACGTCTCCGACTCCACCTCCACCTTCTTACTGAGGCGCTCCAGGGGGACGCGACGCCACTCGCCCCGGTCGGGGTAGTGCTTCCACTCGCCCTTCTTCCGCGGCTTCTCGCACGTGCCCCGCGCCGCGGCGTCCGGCACGGTCTCGCCGCGGCGGGTGGTGCGGGCGCGCAGGTTGCGCATGGCGTTGCCCAGGCGGGTCCACAGGGTTCGGGGACGCAGATCGGTAACGGAATACGAGGACCTGCCCATCTCGCGACTTGCGGCGCACCACGTACCACGCGTATGATGATCTTATCTTTCCCTTTTATGGGATTGACAAAAATCATTCGGGCTGGGCCCTGACCACCATGTTCTCCAGGTTCAGGAACTCAGAGAGAGCCTCCTGGATCTCCGGAGAGAACTGCACCTCCATCAGGGTGTCCTCGTCCTCCAGCGTCTCGTAACACCGGAGGTCGGGGGAGGACGGAGGCGGGACCTCGACCGGGGCCAGCATGGGGTCGGCGGCGCACGCGAGGAGGTCGGGGACGGCCTCGCGCGGCGCCTGTGCCGGCGGCGCCGGCGGCGATGCGGGCCTGGCCCGGCGGCGGCGCCGGCGCGCGGCGTCGGGGACGGGCGCCACGGAGCTGGAGAGCACGAAGTACTCGTCGCCCGCGGCGATGTCCACGAAGCCGCCGCCACCGTTGCCGTGCGCGTTCACCGCGTTGCCGACGGCAGCCATGAGGTCCCGGATGGCCTGGTCGACCTCGTCGCCCGCGACGGAGACCTGACCGGCGCCGGAGAACCAGATCCGCGAAACGCGCTGCATGGTGTCGCTCAGGGAGTTCCTCCAGATGGTGGCGGAGGTGAGAGCGGCGGCGGTGGTGAGCACGAACGCGGAGGCGTACTGGCCCTTGGTCAGCAGCGAGGCGGAGGCGGTGACCAGGTAGGTCGAGACGGCCGCTGCGAGCAGCGACTCCCGCATCGTTCAAGAGCTAGGGCATAAATATTCACTTTTTCACGGCCGTTGCACGTAGTCCAGCCAGATGTTCGTGGCCGTCGCGGTCGAGCCCCGCTGGTGGTACAGCGTGATGAAGTACGAGGCCGCCTGCCCCTGCGGCTGGCGGGACCCGCCCAGGACCACCGAGAGCCGCGTGCTCACGACCAGGACGTCGCCCCGGCTCAGCATGGTCGCGGCCTCGGTGTTGTCGCAGGCCACGAGCTTGATGACGTGGTTGCCCTCGTTGCTCAGGCAGGTGACGCACAGCACGAGGTCCTCGGAGGGGTTGTCGAGCGCCACCCGCATGGGCTTCGTGATCCCGGAGATGATGATCTTGCAGCAGGTGGCGTTGCTGGTGAGGTCCGTGTCGCAGACGCCGCAGAGCTGCACCAGCCCCAGCACGCGCCGGGCCAGCTCGCACCGGCCCCGCGGCCGCGGCGCCGCCGCGCCCTGGCTGCTGAGCCGGTCTATGGTGTTCAGGATCTCGCTCACGAGGCCGGGCTCGCGGATGATGACCGAGGATTTGTCCTTATCCATTGTGAAGAGTTGCGTCTACAGAAGGAATGTTTTATTTCACATTTACGCGAGAGGTAGACAAAAAATCACGCATGGCTGCGAGTATCAAAAACAGTATGCGATCATGCCTTGAGTGCAGGACGGCCGCGGCGCGGCCGAGGAGAATGTGACCGACCGAGTTAAATATGAGGTGGGTGAGTCGGTCGGTCGAGTCGTGTGCGTGTGGCTGTGCAATGTGTGCGGAAGCGGGCGGAGCTACGTGCCTCTCATCCGGCGTCATCGTCGAGGAATTTGTAGCCGCGTGCTGCCGTGTTCAGAGTTGCGGCGCTCCCGAGGTACCCCGGCACCCGGCGCCGCGATCCTTCATCTTCGCGGCGCCGCGAGGCCGGACCGGGAACCCGAGTGAAATGCTGTAGGATGCCCACGGGGATCGTCGGCTGGTTACCCATTAGTTCTTCTTGATGTAGCGCGTGGAGATGACCACGGGATAGCTGTTGAACGCCACCGTCTCCTTGACCTCCGACATCCGGGAGGCGGAGAGGGACTGTCCGTACTTGACGATTTCCTCGCGCGACGGTGGAGCGGTGGTCGCGTCCACCGTTATGCGACGGATTCTTTTCTTGCACGACGATGCCGACGATGTTGACGCGCCGCATCCTCCTTCCATGTCAGACGAGGGTGACTGAGAGGGAGAAGGGGCGGCGCGCGGCGCGGCGGACACGTGTGTGGGACGGCTCGCTATTGCGGCGATCGCACTGATGGTACTCACACGCGAAACGTCGGCGTGGTGTGTTGTTTTTCCTTAGCACATAGCTATTGGATCTGTGGGCTTAGATTTCTATTTTAAACAATTTATTAACCATGATTTTCATCAGCGTCACCATCTTGGCGCGGAAGGAGTCGTCCGACTGGATGGCGCTGGTGATGCGCTCCATGAATGTGTTGATGCGGTCGTCGCCCATGGTGCCGTAGGTCACGGTGGCCGTGCAGATGCGCACCATGTTCTTGAAGACGGGCAGCTCCACGACGGCGTCGTAGTCCATGCCCTCCACGTCGGCCTCCCGGAACGAGAAGTCCGTCAGCACCTCGGCGACCTCCAGCTCGGTGATGGGCGCCAGGGACATCACGGCCGCGTACCCGAAGGCGGGGAGGGCCTCGGCGAGGTCGCGGCGGAGGTCGGAGATCCTGGAGAAGTCGTTGTTCACGATCGCCTGGCGCACCTCCTTCAGCAGGGCGAGCCGGCTCTCCGCGAGCTCGTGCTCGATGAAGGCGCGGGTGATCTGGCGGTCGAGCACGTCCAGGGCCTTGAGTTTGTTGATGGAGACGGTGATGGCGATGCTGTCGTCCCGCATCTCCTTCAGCCTGGCCAGGTCGTCCTTCTCCTCGTCGTCCTTGGCGGCGGGTGCCTCGGGGGTGGGTGCCTCCTCGGTTTCCTTCCCTTCGGGCTTCTCGGTCTCGGCGGTGGGTTCCTCGGCGGTGGGTTCCTCAACGATATCCTCTTCCTTAGTCTCTGTCTCTGCTACGGGTTCTTCCTCCTTGGGAGCGGCGGCATCGCCCTCGGGCTGGGTCTCGTCCTCCTTGAGAACGGGCTCTTCTGGCTTGGTCTCGTCATCCTTGGGGGCCTCCTCGGTGGTGGTAGTTGGTTCTTCCTCCTTGGGGGCGGGTTCCTCGGGTGTGGGTTCCTCTGGCGTAGGCTCTTCGGGCTTGGGTTCCTCGGGCTTGGGTTCCTCTGGCTGGGCCTCGTCCTCCTTGGGGGCTGTCTCCGAGGCGGACTCGTCTTCCTTGGCCTCTACATCGGGGGCGGGAGTCTCCTCGGTAGCGGGAACATCCTCGGTCGCGGGAGTCTCCTCGGTCACGGCGGACTCGGACCCCTCGGCGGGAGCTGCCTCCTCCGTGGACAATTCATCCTTGGGATTCTCCTCCGCGGACTCGCCGTCCTTGGGGGTGGTCTCCTCCTCGGGAGCTGGAGCCTCCTCGGGTTTGGGTTCGTCCTCGGGCTTGTCCTCTACCGCGGGTGCGGGGGTCTCCTCGGACTTGGGTTCCTCATCGGGCTTAGTCTCGGGCTTAGCGTCCTCCTCGGGCTGAGCCTCCGTCTCGGGTTTGGGTTCCTCCTCGGACTTGGGTTCCTCGGGCTGAGCCTCCGTCTCGGGTTTGGATTCCTCGGATGCCTCCTCTGGTTTGGCGTCCTCCTTGGGGGCCTCTGCTGGGGCCTCTGCTGGGGCCTCGGCCTCTGTGACGGATTCACCCTCGGGTTTGGGTTCTTCGGGCTTAGGTTCCTCTGGCTTTGGCTCTTCGGGTTTAGGTTCCTCTGGCTTAGGCTCTTCGGGCTTGGGATCCTCAGGCTTGGGTTCCTCTGGCTTTGGCTCTTCTGGCTTAGGCTCTTCGGGCTTAGGCTCCTCTGGCTTGGGTTCTTCGGGCTTAGGCTCCTCTGGCTTGGGCTCCTCTGGCTTGGGCTCCTCTGGCTTGGGCTCCGTCACCTCGTTAGACTCCTCGGGCTGGGGCTGTTCGGGCGTCTCGCCGGGTGGCTGCTCCACCTCGTTGGTCGACTCCTCCGCGGTCTCCTTCTCCTCGGCGGAGGTGCCGTCGGAGGCGCCCGACTCCTTGGGGACCTCGATCTCGTTGCCGTCGGCGGACCCGGCGGGCTCCTCTACCGACGGCTGCTCCTCCTTGGGGGCGGCGGTGGTGGCAGCGGCATCCTCGGCCGGACGGGCGGGCTCGCGCACGGTCTCGTCCTCCTCGCCGGGCTCCCGGTGGTCGGAGGCGGGGGCGGCGGTGGCGACGGGGGCTGGCGCGGCGGCGCCGGCGGCGCCAACGGTGCTGGTCTCCTCGGCCTTGGGGGTGGTCTCGTTAGTACTTGGCACTCTGTCAAGAGGTTCACTCATTTATAGTGGGGGAAATTTTACGGCCGTCACACGTACACGAAGGCGCCGTACCGGTACTTGAGCGCGATCCGGCGGCGCATGGCGCAGACCAGCACGACCGCGATCAGCGCCACGAGGACCGCCACCCCCAGCTTCCACAGGCCCGCGAGCGGGACCGAGCTGTGCAGCGGCGCCAGCTCCTTGGTCGCGCGCTTGTTCAGGGAGCGCGCCACGGACTCCAGGCCGCAGTTGGCCTCCGCGGAGCCCGAGTTGACGATCTGCACCAGGATGTGCCGGCCCGGCGGCGCGAAGCACTCGCCGATGTCCAGCTTCTGGATGTCCACGATGTCGTTCACGGCGGCCGACGCGGAGCAGTTCCGCTCCAGCACGCTGGGCTGGTCGCGCGGGGCGCCCGGGTCGAAGCCCACCTCCGCGGCCACGGCGCGCCGCTCCGACTCCGGGAGCATGGCCACGGTCTCCTCGAACGCGTCGCGCATGAGCGAGAAGCTGAGGCGGGCGTTGTTCATGCAGCGGTTGACCACGCGCAGCTCGCAGCCCCGCATCGTGCCCCGGATCTCGCCGATGTGCACGGCGCATGCGGTCTGCGTCGGCGCGGCGTGCTCCGCGATCCGCTGCAGGTACTTCGAGACGAAGATGTCGTAGAGCGTCTCCTCGGCCACCGTGTTATCCATTTATCCACTCTGAGAAAATGTCCCGAGTCACGAACCGCTCCAGAAATCCGATCGGGTGCATGATGGACACGCGCAGCCGGAACTTGTCGCAGGTGCTCTTCGTGCAGCACATCACGAACTCGGTCAGCCCCGCGTGGAAGACCGGGTCCTTCTCCACCTCGGGGTACGTGCGCAGGAGCGTGTGCACGAAGAAGTGGAAGTCGTAGTACCAGTTGTGGTCCACGCGCAGGCTGGCCTTCACCTTCTTGTTGAGGATGGTGCCCACCTGCGAGAAGTCGAAGTCGTTGAGCGCGCAGCGCACGCGCTCCTTGAAGACGTAGGTCAGCCCGCAGGCCTCGATGGTCAGCGCGCTCTGCGAGTCGAAGACCAGGACGTTGTCCGGCTTCAGGTCCGCGTGGATGAAGTTGTCGCACCCCGGCATCTCGTAGATCTTGATGTAGAGCAGCGCCATCTGCAGAAACATGAACTTGACGAAGTGCCGCACGCTCTTGAAGCCCATCTCCTCGGCGGAGGCCTCCGTCACGCGGTCGGCGGAGCAGCGCGCCAGCGGGAACACGATGATGTTCCCGCGGTCGTAGGTGTACTTGGCGCGCTTCTCGTGCTCGAAGAAGTGCACCATGTGGTCGAAGTGGTTGATGACGTTGATGTTGCTCTGGATCACCGCCGGGTAGAAGTACGAGAGGAGCCGCACGAACCGGGTGCTGTCCTTGCGCGCCACGAACTCGCGGATGAACTTCTTGGAGGAGAACTCCAGGGACAGGGGCCGCCCCTCCAGGAGGCAGAGCAGGAGCAGCAGCATGTGCAGCACCCGCCGGTAGAGCGTGTGCAGGAACCCGATGCGGTAGTTGAGGCCCATGGTGAGCGCGCAGACCACCAGCATCCGCTCGTCCCCCTTGAGGTTGTTGTACAGGAACCGCGGCACCGTGTACTCGGTGGTGGTGTCCATCGGGTTGCAGTTGGCCCCCTGCTCGAAGACGAACTTGACCACGTAGTCGTCCAGGCGGAAGACGATGCCGTAGCCGCCCGTCGAGAGGTGGTAGAGGTCGTCGTTGACGGGGGAAAACCGCTTGTCGCGATGCTGGAAGAAAGAGGGGTTCACGTACTTGCCGTTGGCGATGCGCGCGATCGCCTCCTCCGTGAAGTTCCTGAAGTAGCGCAGGAGCTTGACGGGCGGGGACCAGTTCTGGTCCATGTTGAGCTGAGAGGTAACGTAGGCGAAGTAGATACTGTCGCCCAGAACTGTAGTGCATTTCTCGGCCTCCTCGGCCTCCTCTAGCTTATCCTCGTGGTCTTGGGAGAGCTTCATTTATTGTCCAGATTTGTAGGCGGTAGCGGCGATTCCGCGTGGATGCCGACCCCCGACAGGAACCGGAGGCGGTCGGCCAGCGCCAGGCGGGAGCGGGCGGACTCGCACCGCCGGGCGCGCTCGAGCACGAACCGGTCCACGCTCTCCGAGCAGCCCGGGAGCAGGCTCTCCAGGTTGGACACCAGTCGCCGGATCTCCTCCCAGAGGTCCAGCATCCCGTCGCGGGTCTCCGCGATGTCCTCCTCCATGTACCCCTGCACGGAGTTGGGCAGCGCCGGCTTCGCCGTCTCGGTGGTCACGGAGTAGTTGTCCCGCATGCCCTCCAGGTGCGCCAGCGCCAGCGAGCGCTTCCGCGCGAAGTGGATGTTGCGCTCGCGGCGCTCCGCGTAGGTGTAGTCCCGGGCGGAGGCGAGCGCGATCAGGGCGTCCATGTACCGCTTCACCATCTCGATGTCCGCGCGCATGCTCTCGTCGACCCGCCCCGCGTAGCGCTCCGTGTAGACCACGCACAGCTCCGACAGCAGGCACGCGTCCGTGTACCGCGTCTCCACCTTCTGCCGCAGCTTCAGGATCTCGTCCACGCAGCGGACCGCCGCCTGCCGGCGCGTCGCCACGGTCTTGGACGCTGTCATGGACCCCGAGGGCAGCGTCGGGGAGCCGATGGTGATGCCGGACGCCAGCAGGTCCGAGCTGGGGACCACGCTCACGATCAGGAACAGGGCCGAGCCGCCCACCTGCGGGAACATCTGCACGCCGCGCGCCGCGCGGCTGACCAGCATGTCGCCGCGCTCCAGCTGCTGGCTGACGTGGTGCGTCCCGGGCACCGCCAGCCCCGCGATGCCCTCGTTGCGCACGCAGACGGTGCACAGGAACCCGCAGCTGCTGCCCATCATCAGCGCCCCCTCCACGAAGCCGTCCCCGTGGTCCAGGCGTACGACGAAACACTCGGCCGCCTCGAAGAGCCCCTCGGACTCGAACAGCGACAGCTTGTCGGCCGGCAGGGTGACGCGCTTCCAGTTGTAGGAGTGGTTATCGCCGCTGGCGCGGGTCAGGTCCCGGTCCTCCTTCTCCACCAGGTCCAGCAGCGCCTGGTCCGTCGGCGTCAGCCGCCGGCACTGCACCGTGTCCACCAGCTCGCCGCCGGTGGTGGAGGAGCGGATGTACTTCAGCCGCTGCATCATGGGGAACCGCCCCGTCTCGTCGTAGCCCCCGCTGGGCTTGCGCCGGAGGACCGCCGCCTTGGCCGGTCTCGCGGGCGGCGAGTCCGGTACCTTCCTCGGGGACCCGGGGGGCGTCTGCACCGGCTGCGTCTGTGCCAGGGCCACCGCCTTCGAGGTCGGCGAGGCCGGCGGCGTCCCGGCGGGCCGCGTGAACGAGCTGGTCCGCCGACGCGTCGGCGGGCTCGTGTTGGCGGGGCGGCGGGGGGTGCTCTCGGCCGAGCGGCCGCGGAAGCGTCGGAAGAGGGATCGGAACATTCTGGAAGTAGTGTTCCACGCCCCTATTTAAGGATTAAAATGTCATTCTTCGGCCTCAAGCTGTTTACTCAGGCAATCGGCGATCGCGCCCGCGGGCTCCCGCAGCCACACCTTGCAGAAGCTGTGCCGCTCCACCACGTCGCCCACGAAGTGGCTGTCGATGTCGCAGACGATCTTGTGCAGGTGGAACCGGCAGTGGCTGGCCGCGAACGCGGCCACCACGAGCGCCTCGAAGGCGCACGCGCCCGCCTCGCTCCCGCGCAGCAGCTTCGAGGTCGTGGCCATCCACATCATGAACCGGGAGGTCTGGTCCGTCTCCGCGCGCGCGGCCTCGTCGGCGATCTTCATGACCCCGGTCCGCAGGATCTGCGCCGAGAAGTCCCACTGCAGCGCGGAGAGGATGCGGATCTTGTAGCCGCCCAGGTACGCGGCCAGGGCGATGTCCACGGAGGTCAGCACGGCCTCGAAGCTGGACGCCTCCGGGTCCTCCGGCGCGAAGATGGCGGGGATGCGCACGCTGCTCTTGCGCTTGACCTCGCACAGCGCGATGTACGGCTTCGACGAGTCGCACTCCAGGGTGTGGTAGGGCCGCCCCACGGGGTAGAGGCCGTCCATCGCCACGCGGGCCACCGAGCGCAGCTGCAGGCACCGCAGCGGCACGCGGTTCTTGCACGTGAAGGACTGCACGGACTCCGGGCGCACCGCCTCGGCCACGAAGGCCGCGACGGACGCGTGCGCGGGGACGTAGTAGCCCGCGGGGCCGGCGCCCAGCATGGCCGCGTTGGCGAGGAACATGTCCTCCGCGCACCCGAAGGAGCTGAAGGCGCAGAACGGCATGATCCGGGTGAGCGTCACCTGCTGCGCGACCGCGGCCTCGAAGAGGCACTGCGCCACCTCGCGCCCGGCGCCCATGAGGGTGGGGATGCGCGACTTGACGTGGGACTCGGCGGCCAGGTCCGGCGGGAAGTCCCTCCCGGCGCCCGTCCAGTACTCGCAGTGCTTGCGCAGGTGCGGCTGGCCGAGGGCGTAGCGGGAGAGGTCGACGAAGTCCGCGCGCAGGCCGTCGTGTGAGAGCAGGGTGGTGGCGCCGCAGAGGTCCCACCCGCTGGCCGGGGGCAGGAACTCCCGCAGCAGCGGCAGGTCGAGCAGGCCGTTCATGTAGCCCACGAGGGTCGCGTTGCGCACGTCCCCGACCATGGCCCCGCGGAGCCACTCCAGGAACGCGGAGATCAGCGCCGCGGGGTCGTTCACGTCCACGAAGACGTTGCCCGGCGGGTAGGTGGAGATCATGAAGGGCACGGGCGCGTTGCCGCGCAGCATGGCGTGCACCACCACCGCGTACACGCAGGACCGCGGCACGTCCGGGCGCAGGCGGGACCACATGGACTCGTCCGCCATGGCCTCCACGTCGTGCAGGTAGATGTCGATCTCGGGCCGCGAGTACCGGACCGGGTCCTTCACCAGGATGGCGTGATACCCGATGTCGCACACGGTCATGTCGTCGATCACCGTCCGCGCGCCCGTGTTCCCCAGGCCGAGGCGCCGCGCCGCCGGCATCCGCAGCAGGCGGTTCCGGGCCAGGCCGTGGCGGCACATCCAGGTGTTGATGGCGGCCACCGTCGTCATCTTGTCGTTCCCGGGCCAGTGCAGGCAGATGGCGCGCATGAGCGCGCTGTTGGTCTCCGCGCACTTGCTCAGAATCTGGACCAGGGGGGGCGTCTGGCAGGTCCGCGGGGAGAAGTAGCAGTCCGTCTCAGAACTGTTCATGAACAGCCGGGGGTGCGGGAGCACCGGCGGCGCCTCCGGGCGCAGGCCGCAGACCTTCGCCACGGTCAGGCGGCGCACGTCGATGGTGGACCGCACCGCGGCCATGTTGTGCACCGTGGCCAGGACCCCGCGCCCCTCGGGGGTCAGCGCGGCCACCGTCGACGACTTAGCCTCGGCCAGGACGGGCGTGACCGAGTCAGTGTCGTCCAATACCCACTCGCCGTCCGAGCACACGCGCGCTAGGAAACCCAACATGGCTGCTAGCGCTACGGTGATACGGGAGCGTCCATTTTCATTTTGAGGCCGGTAGCGGCGTGCTGTACGGCGAGTTCCAGTCGCGCTCGAAGACATCCGCCAGCTCCTTGCTGACCCCCGGGTCCACGCTGTTCACGCTCACGAACGCGTACTGCAGGTGCTGCGTCCCGTCGAAGTTGGCCACCGTCACGTGCGCCTTGGTGCCGTCCACCACCATCAGCTTCGTGTTGTTGATGTTGGCGTCGCCCACGCCCCCGGGCATGGAGAAGACGCGCACGCTGACGTCCGCGTGGCCCACGCCGAACTCCTGGATGCTGCGCGCCGCGGCCATGGAGAAGACGTCGTTATGGCGCCATAGCCCCACCAGCAGGCGCACGCGCACCTTCCGGTCGATGGCGGCGGTGATGATGGCGTTGTAGATGTCGGGCCAGTATTTAACCGTGTCGTTTTTTCGCACCAGCGGCACGATGGACAGCAGCTCCATGTCGATGCTGGTGGTGGCGGACTCGATGAACCCCAGGACCGAGTCCGCGTCGAGGGTGCGCGAGTACCCCAGGAGCCGCTCGGGCGCGTCGGAGAAAAAGATCCCGCCCACGGGGTGGTGCATGTGGTAGGCCGTGCTCAGGGGCACGCAGCACATGCACTTGCCCATGCACGAGAGCCAGGAGGACTCGGAGCGCTCGCCCAGGCTGCTGAAGGTCTCGAAGCGCCGCCGCAGGTCGCGCGCCAGCGGCGCGTACTCCGAGTAGAGCCCCAGCGTCTTGATGGTCGAGATGGAGCCCCCGGTGAGCGAGGCGCTGCCCGCGTACCAGCGCTCGTCGTCCGAGACCCAGAAGCTCCCCAGGAGGCTGCCGGTGCCCAGCTTCTTGCCGACGTGGATCTTGCGATAGTTCACGCCGGCGCTCGTCAGATCCGCGCGATCCTTGTCGCGGCTCTGGTCGTCCACGAGTATGATGACGGAGATCTTGTTCTGGGCGGCCTCCATCAGACGGTTGAGGATGTGCTCCCCGTCCGACGTGGACCTGAGGTTGCAGCAGTAGGAGGCGATGTAGATGTACTTCTTGGCGCGCGTGATGATCTCGTCGAAGCACTCGAGCGTGTTGAGGTGCTGCGACTGGATCGAGGAGCCGGGCGGGATGGTCTCGACGACGCGGCAGCCGGCTCCGGGAGGGGGTTTGGAGAAAAACGACCACATTTAGGGTACGTAATTTCACCTCGGGATGTCACTCCCCGAGCAGGATTTCCAGCAGCAACGAGGCCGACTCCACGAAGTCGTCGGTGCCCCCGTCGTCTTCGGCGCCGTCGCTCGCGACCCCGCTCCTCACCCTCTCGAGTTCGCGGACCAGGTTCAGGATCTCGGAGGTGGAGCCCATCCGGCTGACGTCCAGGTGTTCGATCAGCTTCTCCAGTTCGTCGCACAGGCGCAGGCCCTCCTCGTAGATGTTTTCTTCGGGGAGCTCGGCCATGTCGACGTCCTGGGGGATCTGGGGAATCTGCTCTTCGGCCTTGTTCATCATCCTCTCGCTCTCTGAAGCTCGTGGAAGCTCGTGCAAGCTCGAGTACGCTGATAAAAACCGGCTAAAGTTTCACTTTTACTTTTAGCTTCTTCTTGCGGGGGAGCGGGGTGGGGTGGTCCTCCCGCGGGAGCGTCAGGTTGATGCCGTCCGGCCAGAACCGCTCCATGTAGGTGTCCATGACGGCGACCTTGCCGCCCTCCAGGTCGAGGCCGACGATCCACCGGCTGCGGCGCTTCGCGCGGCGGAGCCGCCGCTGCTGGCCGGTGACGCGCAGGACCCACGTCACCAGGCGGGACTCAGACAGAGATGAGAAGCAGCCGTTCATCCTCGCGTTGGCGGCGCTTGCGGTCGCTCAGGCGGCTCAGGGCGGGCAGGAGCACGGTCAGGGTCAGCTCGGCGCAGGAGGCGGCTATGCCGGCGGCCGATGAGACTATGCCTAGCACGAGCAGCACGTACTCGGAGGCCATCGCGAAGGAGGTATATTTATTTTATGTTTTTTTGCGGGCGGCGGCCTCAGTCGATCTCGAATGTGGCGGACCAGAAAGACCGGATGCGGAGCCCGATGACCACGTAGAGCTGGTTGGTGGCGGTCGGCACGAAGACGTTCAGGTTCAGGTCGTGGCGGTCGCTGTTGTCCCGGTGCACGATGCAGTAGTGGCACGTCTTGTTGTTGCGGGCGGCCTCGTCGATGCAGGAGAGGACGAACCCCGGCAGCAGGTACTGGACCTGCGGCCGCTGGAAGTGGAACAGCGAGAACAGCAGCTCCGAGAGCGTGAACTCGTGGTTGCGGAACCTGACCGTCTCGTCGGTGGTGACCGCGTTGCGCGGGATGGCGCGCACCTGGGAGACCTTGACGAAGCAGCGGTTCGCCAGGACGCAGTCGCCGTCGCTGTTGATCTTGACCTTGGTCATGCTCCTGAAGGGCTGCAGGGTCATCACGTCCGCCAGCTTGGAGACGTTCATGTCAGTCGGGTGATGATGCGGAGGCCGCGCAGGGGCTCCCGGCAGACGTAGCAGACGGTGGCGCCCTCGGGCAGACAGTGGCGGTGGTACCCGTGCTTGCACTGGGACAAGAGAAACTCGCACTGGTTGCAGGAGGAGTCGCAATCGGAGCGGAGGCAGCTATCGGCGAACCTCTTACGGCATATGTAGCACGTGTCGTTGGCGGCGGGCAGGGACCACTGTATCACGGGGCTCAGAAATCTTATCGTGACTGACATTCTGAATGATCTTCAAGGTAGATTAGGATTTCACTTATTTCTGGTTGGTCAGGTCCACGGACTCCTGGAGGTCGTCCGACACGATCAGCGTCGTGTCCCGGGCCTCGAGCAGGCCGTGGGTGACCAGGCGCTCGATGGCCGCCTCGGCCACGTGCTTGTTGCCCAGCGCCTCCACGACCGCGGACCGCTGGACGCCCTCCGCGCCCGCGCGCGCCGCCAGCAGCATCGCGATCGCGTGCGCCGTGTGCCCCGTCACCCGGCAGACGCCGGAGCCGTCGCGCGCCGTCACGTCGAACTCCGCGTAGCCGAAGTGCGGGCTGAGGGAGAAGCGGAGGTCGGGGTTGTTGGCGCGCATCTCCCGCAGCTCCGCGTCCAGCTCGGGCGCGAGGCCCTCCTCCAGCTCGACGGTGCCCTGCGGCAGGTACTCGGGGAGCGTGTACGGGCACACCAGCAGGCAGCGCAGGCGCCCGCCCCGGATCACGCACCCGCCGGAGACCGAGCCCACGAAGCGGCGCAGGACGGAGGTGGACCGGGGCGTGAGCACGCGCGAGACCTGGTCCACGCACCCGGAGGTGCGGTGGAGGTCGCAGGAGCTGAGGACGCGCTTGACGGTCTGCGCGCGGATCAGGCGCTCCAGCTTGGTGCGCGCGGGCGACGGCAGCCGCTCGGCCAGCGCCCCCACCGCGCCGACCGCGGACTCGTCGCGCGTCTCCGTGAGGACGCGGCAGAGGAACTCCGGCGTCTCCACGAAGCGGAACCCGCGCGCCCGCTCGGAGCCGGCCAGGTCCGCGTAGCACTGCGAGTACACGCAGACCAGCCGGTCGAGGTCGTTCTCGGAGTGCAGGGCCCGCATCAGCTTGATGATCATGCGCACGAAGAGCCGCTTCTCGCGGACGATGCCGCTCACGAAGGAGATGAACCGCTGGCCCTCCCGGAGGATGAAGGGGCAGGCCTCGATGAACCGCCGCACGTCGGCCGCCACCACGTGGCGCGCCACCTCCATCCGGAGCACGGACCAGAGCGCGACCGTGGAGATGTAGGGCAGCCGGATCATGTCCACGAGCTCGGCGTAGGCCCGCGACGTGTCGTCGATGGAGCGGATGCGCCGCGCCATGTTCCGCGCGATGGTCTCCGCGGACTCGAGGAGCAGGTGCTCGAAGCGGTAGACCGTGTCCTGCGAGAACACGAGGCTGACGCAGAGATGCCACTCGAAGAGCACGTTGTAGAACCGCGGGCGGTGCGAGAGGTGGTGCACCGCGGAGACCATCAGCCCGATCATGTTCTTGTCCATGAACGCGTGGATCGCGTCCGTGAACATGTCCTTCCGGGAGATGCGCCCGATCATGCCCAGGCAGTCCTCCATCACGCCCCGGGCGTGCAGGATGTCGTCCGTCAGGCGGTCGAAGATCTCCCAGTCGCCCTCCATGCTGGCCCCGATGACGTCGTCCGGGAGGAGCCAGGCGTGCGTGGCCACCGCCTCCTGCATGCACAGGTACAGCGTGGCCGGGGCCACGATCAGCTCGTCCGAGACGCGCTTGAGCAGGTCCGTCTCCAGCTTGGTCTCCCGCTCCTGTAGGACGCGCAGGATCGCGTTCACCAGGAAGCCGCGGTAACCCATCTTGCGGGTAGTCACGATAAAAAACTATACCTTCAATAATCTCATTTTTCAAAACAGAGACACGGTCATCATGTCGTCGCAGAGGCGCTCGACGTCGTCCGTGTGGCCGCGCAGCCGCCGGACCACGGCCACGAACCGCCTGAAGCGCGTCACGCAGGTGCGCCGCGAGGGCCGGTCCGCCGCCTTCTTGTCGCGGCGGCCGCCGCCGTCGCGCACGCGCCCGTCGTACTGCCCCAGCATGGAGCTCACCCAGTGCATGTTGGAGCGCAGGATGTGCAGCAGCTGGTCCACGCCGCCGAAGTTGCACTTGATGAACTCCAGCAGCACGCTGCGGGAGCAGCTGCCGATGTGCAGCAGCGTGACCAGGTCCCGCACGCACTTGCGCGTCTCGCGCCCGATGTCCATCGCGGTGGACCGGAACGCGGGCGGCACGCCCTCCAGCACCAGGTTGTCGTCCACGAAGTGGAAGCGCATGTCGTCGGAGAGGCCGCGCTCGAGCAGGGACTCGAACATGGCCACGGCCGGCGCCCGCATCTGCCGCGACCTAAAAAACACCACGTCGCTGATGCAGCTGCAGACGATGGCGCTCCACGTCTCAGAGTCCGCCGTGTCCTCGGTGATGTAGCCGTACTCCCGGACCTCCATGACCACCTCCAGGCCCCGGTCCGCGCAGTAGGCCCGGCATCGCTCCACCTGGATGTCGAACGCCACGTCCAGCAGCGAGATGCGGCTGATGAAGATGGCGGCCCGGCGCACGCACGCAGACATTATGATGATGTTTCAATCGTATCTCCGTAGTCTTTTTTCACTAATACATCTGGGGCTTTTTGCCGTAATAAATGAACTCCGGGTACGTCGACGTCCCCTTCATCGTGAACACCGTGGAGGGCCGCCTGCTGGTCCTCAAGGCCGTGAAGATCTGCAACGTGCGCACCGTGGAGCAGTCGGCGCCCGCCGCCTCCTGCGTCCTCAAGCTGGACCAGCCGGATGAGGGCACGTGCAAGGCCCTGAGCCCGCCCGGGTCCCCGCGCTGCGAGCGGCCGGACAACAACGGGCCCGTGCCGTTCATGCGCACGAACCTGCTGGAGAGCGTCTTCAACACCAACCGCAACAGCGCGGCCAAGCTCCTGGGCTAGGCCGCTAGATGATGTCGCGCGCGATGTCGATGACCCGGTGGCGCCCGCTCTTCTTGTCCCGCTCGATCACGGAGTGGATGGGCGCCCGGGAGCGCGACACCAGCGAGTTCAGCATGTCCGCGAGCGGCGCGGCGGCGTCGGCGCCGGTCAGCATCAGGTACATGACCACGTGCGCGCTGATGGCGCGCCGGCTGATCTCGTGGACCTCGGTCGGGGACTGCATCAGCACGGTGTTGGAAAAGTAGGTGTACAGGGTCCCGTCGTGCACGAGGAAGGCGGAGTTGGAGACGCTCTCGAAGTCGACCACGCTCTCGTCCGCGCCCAGGTTCAGGATCTCGCTGCAGAGCACGGTCTCGTCCAGGTACACCTGGCAGCGGGAGAACCCGAAGTCGTACCGGGAGGTGTCCGCGGTGACGACGCGCGCGTCCACGTCGATGGTGCACGGCAGGGGCATCCGCGGGTCCTCGTCCCGCCCGCCGAAGTCCACGTTGTCGTTGTAGCGCACGAACTCCAGCAGCGTGGCCATGCGCTGGCAGAAGCGGGCGCGGTTGTTGCGCAGGTCCTCCAGGCGGTCGATCTGCGACATCATCTTCAGCATGGCCATGAGCTGCAGCGCGGGGTTGACGATGTAGATGTTGTCCACCAGGATCTTCGGGACCTGGGAGATGGTGTCCTGGCGGACGTTGAAGCTGTCCACGATGTGCTTGCCCTCCTCGTCCTGCATGACCGTGTAGTTCTTCAGGTACGGCACCTTGATGAGCACGGCGTTCCGGCCCGTGACGAAGTGGATCAGGAACGCCAGGTTGATCATGAAGGTCCGCGAGTTGGTCTGCAGGATATCGATGTCCCCGTACTTCAGGTCCGGGTTGAGCAGGTGCAGCGAGTAGGACCCGTAGCACAGGCAGCTCTTGTTGTGGCGGCGGAGGTACTCCTCCATGAGCCGGTTCACGTGCTCCACCAGGTCCGAGACGTTGTGCCGTCCCATGACGCGACCCACCGGCTCCGCCAGGTCGTACGACGCGAGCGCCTCCTCCGCCAGCCGCGTCATGGACGCGAAGTTGAGGCGCACCTGCGACGAGTACACGGCCGGCGCCGGCGTCGTCAGAACCCCGATGGTGTTGGTGTAGGTGCGCACCAGCAGGTCCTGGAACTCGATGATGGCCAGCAGGTTGCCGATGCGGGTCTCCCGCGTCTGCTTGGAGAAGTACGCGTTCACCCGCTCCGTGATCTTGGCGTGGGAGCCCTCCGTGGTCTTAAAGAAACGCCGCTTGTTCTTCCGCACCAGCGAGATAAACAGGTCTTTGTTGAAGCGCATGATGCGCAGGATGCTCCGCAGCTGCGAGTTGAGCACCGTGGAGGTCTCGAGGTCGGGCGTCCGGTCCAGGTAGAGGGCCACGCTGTTGGTCCGCGAGCTCATGATTGAGATTTATGACCGGTGTTATTACACAATACGAACTCGGCGCATAGCCGGGAGCACAGGGCGGCGGTGGCGTCCAGCCGCCCCTGCGGGACGTGAATGGCGCCCGCCGGCGGCGCGATGCTGCGCAGGGACAGCACCTCGGCGCATGCCTCCAGCGGCGGCTCAGAATTTTCCATTTTAAGTTTCAGTCCTTGGCGGAAGGACAGCAGGAGCTCCTCCACGAAGCGCGGGACGTGTCCCGGGTCCAGCACGTGGCGGCACGCGCCCAGCACCAGGTAGGCCATGAGCGTGCCCATGAGGGCGTTGATGCCCGCGTGGTAGTTGGAGATGTGGCCGCTCAGGGCGTACTCCTTGATGGTCACGGCCCCGATCTCGGAGTAGTCCACCAGCTCCGCGGGGGAGAGCCGCAGGACGGAGCAGTGCTCGAACCGGGCCGGCCCGAGCACGCGCCCGCCCTTCGCGGCGGCGACGGCCGGCGTCCACTCGGGGAGGTACCGCGTCGGGAGGTGGAAGAGCCCGTTCGTGGCCAGGCGCGCGACGTCGAACATCTGCATGCAGATCCGCTCCGACTCGCACTTCCACGGGGTCGGGCGCCGGTACTGCACGCAGAACCCGTTGGCGGAGGGGACGTGGCAGAGGTCGCGCGCCAGGCAGGCGCGCAGCCCCTCCACGGAGAAGGCGCGCACGGCCACGCGGAGCTCGCGCGAGTGCTTGGACCCGTAGAACTCGCTGTGGTACCCCGCCAGCTGCTCGCGGCAGACCGGGAGGCAGACGCGCGGGGCGGGCTTGTCGAGGGCCAGGCCGTCGCGGGAGCAGAGCAGGAACGGGAGGGTGTTGAGCACGCGCGGGTCCAGCCGCTCCTCGCCCTCGACCATGAGCTCGAGCACGTTCATCAGCTGCTGGCCGTCCAGGGGGTACTCGAAGACCAGCTTCCGCATGCGCGAGCCGCAGAAGCCGAAGCGCCGCACGAAGAGCTTCAGGAGGTCCGGGTCGTCGTTCAGCCAGGTGGTGGAGAGCACGTAGTCCGTGAGCGGGTCGGCCCCCATGGCCACGAGCGTGTCCAGCCCCAGCGCGTCCAGGAAGTCCACGGTGTCCTCGCAGCCCGCCTCGACGCAGACCGCCAGCACCCGCTCCGTGTGCACCGGGAGGTGCTTCACGCGCACGCGGGAGCCCACCGCCACCACCAGCCGCTCGCACAGGTCCTCCGAGAGGAGGTCCCGCGGCACCAGCTCCAGGATGGAGGCCAGCAGGTCCAGGTGCCCGCCCTCGATCAGCGTCGCGGCCACCTCCCCCACGCAGGCGCTGTAGCGGTTGATGTGCGCGCACACCACCTCCAGCTGCGCCCGCGAGAGCTCGAACTCGGACACGTCGCGGCAGCGGTCGTCGAAGAAGATGTTGGCGTACACGCCCATGTCCTCCGCGCGGTCGTGCAGGTACTCCTGCGCGTAGGCGACGTAGGCGTCCACGTTGCCCCCGAGGATGAGCTCCATCACGAAGTCCTTGACGTGGTCGGACCCGAGCGCCTCGGCGTCCAGGATGTCCATCATGCGGATGGTGTCGCCGAGGGACCGCGAGACCGAGAGGATCTTGCAGATCAGGGACGGGTCCTTCTCGCCGGCCATGCCCTCGTTGGCGGGCACCACGCCGCGGGTGAAGAGCATCTGGATCAGGAACTCCCGGGAGAAGGTCTGGTGGTCGTACAGCGCCTGGGCGATCCCGATGTCGTTGACGATCATGGCCTCGGCCACCTCGTCGGAGAAGACGTAGCTGATGCCCGCCACGCTGCGCGCGTTGATGGTCGTCAGGATCTCCATGCCCTCCTCCTCGCCGAAGCGGTCCAGCAGCACGCGGACGTCGTCGTCGACCAGCGTCATGTAGGGCACGCACCGGGCGACGACGCGGGAGCTGGCATCGCGGAGCAGCTGCGGCTTGTGGAACTCCACGTGGCTCTCGAAGAACTCGACGTTGGTGTGCAGGGACAGGGCGCAGATCAGGTCCCGGAAGGGCACGTGCTGCGGCCGGAACAGGTACAGGTACGAGGGCGAGAGGTCGACCATGCGCTTGTACAGCGTCCGCGGGAGCACCCGCGGGTGGAAGCCCCGCCGCACCATGGTCACGGCGTCGTGGGTCGGCACGCTGCGGAACGCCCTAGTGGGCGCGCCGGAGTGCCTGCGCACGGCGTCTCGGAGCGACTTAACGGGAAGCATCGTGCGATACTGGGAGGCTAATGGCGGTTCCTTTTTGTATTTTCCACCAGAAAAACCTGTGCGATCAGCACTTCAGGGAGATGCACGTCAGGATGATCTCCACCGCCCGCCGGGCGGCGGCGACGCGCGCCTCCTTCTTGGTGTGGGCGCGCTCCACGGGGAAGCGGGACCCGCTGACCGTCACGTAGGCGACGAAGGTCGGGGAGTGGAGCGGCCCCTGCTGTTGCTCCACGAAGACCCACTCGCGCCGGGTGTGCTGACAGTACTCGGCTAACACGCTGACGGGGTTCATGGACTGCCACCGCGCCACCTTGGTGACGGGGAGCTCTTCGTTGAACTTGTCGGCGTACATGTCGAGCTGGAGCCGCGGCGCGACTGGCCGGACGGCGGCCCGGGGCTCGTCGTCCTGGGGCGGGTTGCAGCATCTAGCTGCGCAATTGCAAACCCAGAAGGGGGGAGGGGGCGGCGGCACGGCCCGCTGCTCGGCGGCCGGTTGCGCGGCGGAGGCGGAGGATCCCTCGACGACACCGTCGTCTTCTTCCTCTTCTTCCTCGGCCTCGTCGCCATCCTCCCCGTCTTCATCATCATCCGATAGTGCCGAGACATCCGAGAGACCAGATTCCTCGTTGTCGTCCTCGAAGACGTCGTCGTCCCCCACCCGCTCTCCGTCCAGGCCAGGCCTGGAGGCGCAGCGCGTGTTGCTTTCCCCACCCTCCTCTTCGGAATCTGATGACTCGGCTTCTTCCTCCTCTTCAACCTCCTCGTCCGTCTCGGCCTCCCGGGCCTCCTCGCGACCGATCACGTTCCCGTCGGGCGCGTCGCACGCGCCTGCCGCGCCGGGGGCGCCGGCCGAGCAGTGGGCCTGGGCCTCCGCCGCGGCCGCTGCCTCGGCGCGGGCCCCCCTGGCGGCGTCGTCGGCCGCCGCGGCCTCGCCGGTCGCGATCCAGTCGTGCACGGCGCCGCCGGCGCGGTAGCCGCTGTTCCGGATGGCGGTGCCCAGGGCCGGGGTCCAGAACCACTTCGGCGGGTTGGTCGAGCGCACGCAGTCCACGTAGCCGCACTCCCACATGGAGTACAGCTGGCGGTTGATGTCGCGCTTCGTCACGCCCAGGCACCTGGCGATGTACGCGGCGGTGAGGCCCAGGTCGTTGGGCACGCTGGTCATGAGCGCGATGATCTTGTGGTGAAGACCGTGGCCGGACATGATGGGGCGTTGAAATGGCATCCTGTTCGACATGCCTGTATTTGAACTGTCGTTAACTTTTCATTTAAAAGAAACTGCACCCCGGGCCCCTTCTGCCCCTTTTCCCCTGCCCTCGGCCTCCCGATCCCTCGCTAGCCCCTCCGGACCCCTCGGCCTCCAGGTCATCGGCCCTTGGGCCTCTCTGGCACCCTCCCTCGGGTCGTAGCCCCTTGTTATATCCCCTTATCCCCTTAGCCGCATCCTCGGCCCTCACTCGTCGACCTCGAAGCCGTCCTCGAGCCCGTTCTCGGCCGCGTGGTTCTCGTCCTCGGCGCAGTTCGGGCACTCGTCGCACGGCTCCGAGCCCGGCGAGGCGGGGTCCACCACCGGCTCCGGCTCCAGCAGGTTGTCGGGGTCGATGGGCTCCGGGGAGGCGTCCTCCGGCAGCTCCTCCGGGGAGGCGCCGTCCTCGGACTCGTACTGGTCCTGCGGCGCCACCGCCGCGGCCGCCGCCTCGGCGTCCCCGGCGCCCTTCTTCTTCCGCCGCGGCGCCCGGTCCTCGTCCTCGTCGCGGCGGTCCAGTCGGTCGCGGAACCGCGGCGGCGCGAAGTGCTTCTGGCAGTCCCGGCACGTGTACCGGACCGTGGGCGGCTCGTCGGCCGCGCGCATCTGCACCATCATGGGGATCGTGTTCTTGCTCCGGCACGAAGGGCAGCGGGGGTTGTACTTCTCGTCCAGGATGTTGAAGTAGGGCTTGTACTCGTGGTCCCGCAGCTCCTCGATGTTGTACTCCACGCCCTTTCGCAGGCACTTGATGCCGAAGAGGGCGTAGCGCAGGATGTCCTTCTCGACGCCGCTGGTGGATCGGATCATGTCGCAGAGGTCCGTGTACTCCGCGTTCGTGGGGATGAGCGGCTTGTTGCGGTACGAGAGCCGGTTCTTGGCGTCCTTCGAGTACTCGATGCCGATGTTGTCGCGAGGGTCGAACTTCGTGTCCTCGATGTTGGTCTTCGTGTTCACGATATTGCGGATGTAAAAACGGGCCGCCATGGTGGACGCCCATGACAGCAGCCGCTCGGTCTCGGCGTTGCTCGAGACGTAGCGGCGGACCGCCGCGGCGATGTCGTGGTCGGACACGGCATTATTCTCGGACATAGCGCGCATATCCAATCCTACAATTTCGGAATTAGACGAGGCGCGCGCCCCCGAGCTCCGGTGCGCCATTTTAAACACGGTTAGAAAAATTGAAGATTAAGAGGCTCTAAGGTCGGAAGCGGCCGTCGGCAGCACTTTCACTCCTCCTCTCGCCATGGAGCTCGTTCGCCTCGCCATCCTCGCCCTCCTCGCCCTCGCGGCCTCCGGGGCCCAGCACCCCGCCTCGCCCGAGGAGAACCTCCACAACGCCCTCATCCACAAGCACGTCGTGATCACGCAGCCGGACGGCACCCGGCGCCACATCATGCAGCTGGAGGTGGACCTCGTGCCAGTGATCAGCCTCGACACGGCCTCGCCCCGGGGCGTGCGCGCGCTGCACCCCACGCTGGCCGGCGCCCTCGACGACGACCTCGCCAGGCTCCACACCAGGATGGCCGAGACCACCGGGAAGATGATGGAGTCCCTGGTCGACGAGATCGGGCTCGACCACTCCGTGATCCAGATGAGCTACGAGTGCGTCACGGTCGCCGGCGTCTTCCACCAGGGGGTCGGGTCCGTGGCCGTCGACGGTGTCGTCCAGCTGAAGCTCGACCACGCGGCCAGCAAGTGGCTCGTCCGGCCGACGCCCGAGGGCGAGGAGCGCGCGCTCGAGGCCGCCGGCACCTCGGAGTACCTGCGCCAGGAGTGCGTGGAGATCCTGATCTCCTACATCTCCATCTTCAAGGGCGATCACATGGTGGGCCCCAGCCTCTCCATCGTGCGCACCCCGCTCGAGAACAACCTCGCGAAGCTGACGTGTCACGCCCGCGGGTTCACGCCCGATGTCACCGTGGTCGCCTGGACTCAGGACTGCGACGCCCAGCGGGCCAAGGGGGAGAGGTGTCAGATCCTGCGGGAGCACGACGGCGTGGCGCCCCGGCCCAACGGGGACGGGACCTACAGCATGTGGATCTCCGCCATCGTGGAGCGGGGCGAGGAGGCCGAGCGCGTCTGCGTGGCCTCGCACATCAGCACCGGCGTGTCCGAGGCCCGCTACGTCCCCGACGACCGGCAGGAGCGCCGCCGGGTGGTCATCAAGCTGAAGCTGAGCGAGCTCGCGGTGGCGGCCGTCCTCACCTTCGTGGTCATCCACGCCACCATCACGCTCTGGACGCACCGCGCCGGGCCCGCGCCCCCGCAGTGACGCCCCGTCTGATTCGGTCCGATCTGGTCTTTTTCTGTCTCATCTGCAAGTTTGGAAAACTGAACTGTAAATGCCCTAATGGCACAATCCGTGGTTGCCTACGTGACCGGGACCCCTCACGCTCTCCGCTCGGACAGCCCTCAGTCGACCTCCGCCATGGCAGAGTCAGCCCAGCCCGTCGTCTCCTCGGCCCAGCCCGTCGTCTCCTCGCCCGACGGCTCCCAGCGCGACCTCGCGGCGGCCGTGCCCTTCCCCGACCCTTCCGAGGGCGGCGTGCAGTTCGCCTGCCGCGTGGTGGACGCGATGGACGGCGGCGACGAGGCCGAGTACAGCCTCGACGACGTGCGGGAGTGCGTCAAGCGGTTCTACACCGTGGCCGGCATCGACCAGATCTGGTACAGGCACTTCGTGCCCGCCATCTGCGAGTACGTCTCCCGGTCCCGCGTCGAGCCGCGCCCGGCCTCCGCCGGCTCCGAGGGCTCGTGCGCCGAGGCCGAGGGCACGGTCGCGGTCGGCGGGCCCCGGCGCGAGGAGGCCATGGAGACCGGCGGCTACGGGCAGTGCGTGACGCTGCTCCAGGCCCCAGTGGCCGTGCCGCCGATGCTGCCAGGCCCGATGGCCGTGACGCTGCTCCAGGGCCCCGTGGCCGTCCAGCAGGTGCTGCACGGGCCCGTGGCCGTGGTGCCGACGCAGATGGCCGTGCAGCAGGTCGTCCTCACGCCCGTGGTCGGCGTGCCCGCCGCGCCGCCGCGGCTGCGGGAGCTGCGCCCCGTGCCGCGGCCCCCGAGCCCCCGGACCGTCTGCCGGTCCTCGGGCATCTGGGTGCCGCCGCCGCCCGTGACCCCCCTCCAGGACGAGCTCATGGAGACGGACGCCCGCTCGACCGGCAGCATCTCGCGGGGCTCCGCGTCCTCCTGCCAGACCGCCGGGCCCTCCAGCTCCTGCTCGGAGATGTCGACCTCGGTCGCGCGGCCGGAGTCCGCCGGGCCCGCCTCCGCGACCGAGGAGGACTCGGACGCCGAGTCCGACCGCGAGGCCGGCGACGGCGCCGAGGAGGAAGAGGGCGCGGCCGAGTCGCGCCCCGGGTCCCCGGAGCCCCGGGAGGAGGAGCAGCCGCGCAGCCCGTCGCCGGTGCTCATGATCTCCGAGTCCGAGGACAGCTCCGACGAGAGCGAGGACGAGGAGAAGCCCGAGGAGAAGCCCGCGCCCGCCCGGCCCGCGAAGAAGGAGGAGGCGTGCGCGCCGCCGCCCTTCTTCGTCTCCCCGAAGTCAGCGGTCAGGCTGGAGACCCAGGCGCCCGTGCTGCGGACCTCGGAGCACATCTGCCAGGACGGCGAGAGCCACCGGATCAACTACCCCACGCACTCGCACATCGCCTGCCTCGCCAAGAACGCCGTCTCCCCCGAGGCCCTGACCAAGGCGCTCATCGTCTACATGCTCCCCGACCTCTTCTGGAGCGACCAGCGCCACCGCTTCTACCGGTACGGGTTCTGCGCCGGGTACCGCGTCGTCTGCCCCGAGGCGTGCGCGCTGACGCTGACCATCGTCCGCTCCGTCTACCGGAACTTCGGGCCCGCCGACGTCGCGATGCGCGTGGAGGCCGCGGTCAACGCCCTCTGCGAGGCGGACAGCAACACCGTCCGCTTCCCCGGCCGGCTCCGGCGCTTCGCGCTCAAGGACACCATCGACATCATGCCCGGCGTGGAGTCCGCCGAGGCCTCCTGCCTCCGGGCGATGGCGGGCCAGAGCATCTGCCTGCTCGACTTCGCGGAGCGCGTCGCCCGGCGCATCTTCGGGGACCTGATCAAGAAGGGGACCAACACGGATTACTCCTGCTACGGGGACAACCGCCGCGCGGCCGTCGACCCCAACAAGCTGGCCCAGCTCAAGTGGTACGTCATGGAGGTGGCGGAGAGCTTCACCAACGTGACCTGGAAGGCCTGCGTGGCCTTCGTGAACAGGATGCTCCGCTGCGAGCCCTGCCGGCGCCACGACAAACTGCGCCGCGCGCTGCGGATTCTGAGGGCCGAGCGGGTGGCGGTTCAGAAGCCTTAAATGGATTTTATTCGCAGAAAGTACCTCATCTACACCGTGGACAACAACCTCGACTTCCTGCGCTCCGACGTGGTCTCCAAGGTCAACAACTTCACGCTCAACCACGTGCTCGCCCTCAAGTACCTGATCGTCAACTTCCCCCGCGCCGTGCTCACCCGTGACGTCTTCGAGAGCGTCAACTTTTTTGTCTTCCTGCACATGGTCCGCTGCCCCGAGGTCTACGAGGCCGTGCTCAAGTCCGCCTTCGACGCGCCCACGCTCTACGTGCGCGCGCTGGTGCGCAACTACCAGGTCTTCGCGGACGCGGTGCGGCGGTACAAGGACACCTGCAAGGAGCTGCTCGAGGACCGGCGCTTCGTGGAGGTCGCGGGCTACTCGGCCGAGCTGGCCGACGTGGTCGGCGTCAACTACGACGTCTCCCTCAACCCGCTCTTCGTGCGCGGGGAGCCCGTCCGCGACATGGAGCTCATCTTCACGAAGATGTTCCGCCCCGGCGAGTTCCCGGCCGTGAAGAAGCTGGCGGTGCTGCGGCTGCTGATCTGGGCCTACCTCTGCAAGCAGGACACCGGCCTGGAGTTCGCGGACGACGACGCGCAGGACATCTACACCCTCTTCCAGAAGACGGGCCCGGTCGTGCACAGCGCCATGACGGAGAAGTTCCGGCAGTTCATGTTCCCCGGGGACCGCACCAGCTACTGGGTCTGGCTGCGCGAGCGGATCGCCAACGACGCGGACATCCTCAAGGGGCGCCCGGCGCGCTCCATGCACGAGCGGCTGCTGAGCTACGTCTACTCCGAGGTGAAGCAGGGGCGGGCCAACCGGAACATGCTCAAGCTGGCGTACGCCTTCGAGACCGACCCCGAGATCCGGGCCATGCTCCTCGAGATCATCTACGGCGTCCCCGGGGACATCCTCGGCATCATCGACGCGGAGAACGAGGAGTGGAAGCGGTACTTCGTCTCCATGTACCGGGACAAGTTCGTCGACGGGACCACCTTCGCCAGCGAGCGCACCTTCCGGGACGACCTCTTCCGCGTGGTGGCCGCCATCGACCCGGACTTCTTCGACGGGGACCGCGTGACCGCGCTCTTCAACGCCGCGCCCGAGACCGTGAAGCGCTTCGACGAGATGCCCATGAACTCCACCTTCGTCTCGCGCATGGTCTACGGATCCGCCGACGTGGACCTCGCGGCCGCGGAGCGGGAGTACACCTGCCAGATCTACCACGAGGACACGCTCTACCACATCCGCGAGTACAACACCTACCTCTTCCTCAACGAGGAGGACCCGCTCGTCCTCGACGCGGGCGTCCTGGTGCGGCTCTCCTACGTGCCCGCCGCCCGGCGCCTCGGCCTCTTCAGCAAGAGCGTCCTCCGGTACTACCTCGACGGGAAGCTGGCCTCGATGGGCATCGTGCTGGCCGACTACCGCAAGGACATCGTCGTCAGCATGCTCTCGCACCTGCGCTGCGTGGAGGACGTCTCCGCCTTCGTGCGCTACGCCGCCGCGCGCGACCCCGGCATCGTCCCCGCGCTGATCCGGACCATCATCGCCAACTTCAACGTGACCGTCATCGTGCTCTTCCAGCGCTTCCTCCAGGACCACATGGACCGCGTGGAGGACTTCTTCGACCGGAGCTCCCACCTCACCGCCGCGGACAAGCGCTACCTGCGCCAGCTCATCGCCCACGGGCGCTCGTGAACAAACACCGCTAATAAATCGCCATGGTGGACCCCAACCGGCACGACGTGCACGCCACCGCGCAGAACCGGCACCCCAACCAGGAGACCTTCTTCACGCGCGGCCTCTCGCCGCTCATGAAGCACACCTACCTCTACCACGACTACGCCTACGGGTGGGTGCCCGAGACCGCCGTCTGGAGCAGCCGCTTCGCGGACCTGGACCTGACGGACTACCGCCCGGTGACGCTGGGCCTGCTCAAGAAGCTGGAGTTTATGCTCTCGCTCTACAAGGGGCCCGTCCCCGACTACGAGCCCAAGCTCAACACGGAGTTCGTCGCCAACGGGTCCTTCTCGGGGCGCTACGTCAGCTTCCTGCGGCGCTTCGCCATACTGCCGCAGGACGAGTTCATCAGCTTCCTGCTGCTGACCTCCATGCCGGCCTTCAACCTGCTCTTCTGGTTCCGGAACACGGCCTTCGACATCGCGCGGCACTCGCTCTTCAGCCAGGTCTACACCACGCCCGAGCGGCACGTCGAGCTCGCGCGCTACTTCCGCGCCTCCGGCGACTACAAGCCCCTCTTCAGCCGCCTCGATGCGGACGCCACCTACACCCAACCCCTGACCAACGTCGCGCGCATCTCCGTCCCCGGCAAGCGCGTCACGCCCTCGGAGTACGAGTCCCTCGCCAACCTCAGCACCATCCTCTACTTCACGCGCTACGACCCGGCGCTGATGCTGCTCGCCTTCTACGTGCCCGGCCTCTCGATCACCACCGAGATCACGCCCGCCGTGGAGTTCCTCATGGAGCGCCTCAGCCTGACGCGCGAGCAGGTGGTGCTGGTCTAGACCGCAAGGCTGAATTATTAGTTGCCATTCTGGCGAGGCGTCACCCGTGGCAGCCATGTCGCTCGACGTCACGACACTGCGGCAGGTCCTCGACGAGGAGACCATGCGGGCGGTCACCGTCTGCATGATCATCGACTGCCACGGCCGGGACCCGCCCCCGGACGAGGACAACGAGGACGGCATCCCCTGGGACGAGCGCGTCGCCGCCGTCATGGGGATCGAGATCGAGTACATGCGGACCTGCCTGCGCATCTGCAAGGCGCACTACCGCCGCATCCTGATCTTCGTCGCCGCGCTGGAGAACGACGAGGTCCGCCTGAAGTTCCTGCACAACGCCGTCGTGTCCCTGCTCGAGATCTGGGGCTGCCACGGCATCACCCTGCTCCGGCTGGCCATGCGGCACATGGGCTGCTTCAGCGAGTCCCTCATCGATGCCATGGTGGAGGTCTCCAACGTCCTCTTCCTGGCGAACTCGGGGAACGACGAGGCCAAGTACACCCTGGCGCAGTGGCAGAACGCCACGCAGGCGGTCACGGAGGCGGCCAACGAGTTCCTCATCGACTTCCTCGAGCTCGACCTCGAGGAGAAGATGGAGACCGTGCTCAAGCTGGAGGGGGAGCTGAAGGACGAGCCCATCCTCGTCTACCGCAAGCTCTACGCCATCTGCTGCCACTGCGACCGGCCCTACCCCACGGTGGCGCGCGCCGCGCTCGCGGTGGTCTCCCGGTTCGCCGGGCGGGAGAACCTCGACGAGTGAGGGCGGTTTTTGTCAGTCATAAAAAAGCGGCCGGGTTCCGAAGAGGCGCGTGAAGAACTGCACCGAGAGCTCGCGGTGGTCCAGCAGGTTCACCACCTCGGTGGCCAGGCGCTTGAAGTAGACCTCGTAGAAGATGCGCTGGTCCGCGCCCAGCCGGAACCCGCGGTCCACGATGCGCTCGTGCGACTTCACGTTCTCCAGCCGCCGCTGCCACGGCAGCGCCGCGTCGCAGAAGTACGCGAAGAAGTAGCGCTCCCCGATCTCGATCACCTCCGGGTTCTCGCTGTTGTAGCGCATCACCAGCGCCATGTTGGGGTTGTCCGGCGACTTGAAGTTGCAGTGGTGCGTGCGGCTCAGGAGGAACATCTCCAGCGGCAGCGCGCGGCGCTCGAACTCCAGGCGCATGTCCTGCTCCAGCGACTGGAGCACGCTCACGCACACGGCCTGCGAGGACAGCCCGCCCTCCGAGAGCATGTCGGTCAGCCGCGTCTTGTAGCTCTTGATCATCTCCTTGTGGAACCGGGAGACGTCGCGCCGCGTCTCGCTGGTGCCCTTGCTCACGCGCTCCGGGTCCGCGACGCTGCCCGCGGCGAACTTCATGGTGGTGTACTTCTTCTTGGACTGCATGATGAGCCGGCTGTACACGGCCTCGAACTCCACGCGGAAGTTGGCGAAGAGCACCCGCTGGTTGATGACGCGCTCCAGCTCGCGGGCCACGCGCTGGGTGACCGCCACGTCCTTGGTGCTCATCTCCACGAAGACCGAGTCCGTGTCCCCGTAGACCGTGCGCAGGTTCATCGCGACGGACGGGTCCACGTCGATCGCCACGGCGGCGCTCTGGTCGCGCCCGTCGTCGAAGAACGGGTTCAGCGGCGGCGCCGCCAGCAGGACCTCGCCGCCGCAGACCGCGGCCCCGTCCATGACCGAGTCCAGGTACGTGATCATCCGGCGCCCGATGGTCGTGCAGCTCTTGGCCGAGGCGTACGAGTACAGCGCGCTGTTGCGGAAGCCCATGAGCCCGTAGACGGAGTTGGCCACGATCTTGCACGTGTACTGCATGGAGTCGTAGATCCCGCGCTCGATGGGGCCGGAGGCCGACTTCATCAGCTTCTTGTACTCCGCGCGCCGGTCGAGGAAGGACCGCAGCAGCATCGGGATGACGCCCTCCGCCTCGCGGTCGAAGACCGCCACCTCGTTCACGAAGTCGTGGGAGCGGGGCTCGCACTCGATGCACAGGAACCGCGGCGGGCGGTACCGGCGCCGCAGCTCCTGCGCGTTGATCTCCGCCTCCAGGCGGTTGCCGCTCACCATCACGCCGACCAGCGTCTCCGGCGAGAGGTTGCCGAAGATGCAGACGTTGGGGTACAGGCTGTTGTAGTCGAAGACCGCGACGTTGTTCTCGAACATCTTCTTCCTAGGCGCGAAGACCTTCCCGCCCTCGTAGAGGAACTTGGTCTTCCGCGCGTTGCGCACGAAGACCTTCCGCTGCTCCAGCATCATGCGCAGCAGCGGGCCCTTGATCAGCGTGCTCGCGCGGTACTCGAAGGCCAGGCAGTGCGGCAGCAGGTACGTCGCCGCGGCCGCGTCCGTCTTCGTCTCCATCCCGTAGAAGTGCCACAGGTACTTGCACAGGCTGGCGTCGTGGACGCAGTACCGCGCCATCTCCAGCGCCACGTCCAGGTCGTAGTCCCGGTACATGGCGGCCAGGTCCACGTCGTCCTTGCCGAAGGAGAGCTCGTGCGTCTCGCCCGCGGCCGCGCCGAAGCGCACCCGCAGCTCGAACCGCCCGTCCGCCACCCGCTTCTCCAGCACCTTGTACACGCCGTCCGCGATGGTGATGTAGTTCCCGGTGGAGAGCACCTCCGCGAAGGCCCGCACGCGCGAGGGCGCGTCGTCGCCCTCGAAGACGCAGCAGTCTCCGACCGCCTCCGTCACGCGCGCGCGGCAGTGGAAGGCGTTCTTCGAGATGGAGTCCAGCTTGTACGAGTCCAGCTTCTCCGACTTCTGGATGTACGCGTAGAGGTCGAAGAAGATGGTGCCGTTGTTGTTGTTGACGTGGTAGGTCGTGTTGGCCACGCCGCCCTGGCCCCGGTGGCTGAGCAGGTTGCGCTCGTAGATGCACAGCTTCACCGTCTCGCTGTGGTCGGGAAGCCGGAACGTCACGCTCTCCCCCGTGAGCAGCTCCAGCCGGTTGGCCACGTAGCGCAGGTCGAAGTTGTGTCCGTTGAAGGTGACCACGAAGTCGAAGGCGCTCTCGATCAGCAGCCGCGTGATCTGCAACATGACCACCTCGCTGCAGAGCACCACCTCGCGGCTCAGGTCCGCCTCCGTGGCCGACCGCGCGCGCACGCACCCGCGGCGCAGCGCCTCCGCGCGGTCGGCCTCGCTCAGCATCTCCTCGTTCAGCAGCGTGAACCGGAACTCGGCGCCCGTCCGGTCCACGGTGCAGCAGCTGACGTGAGACACCGGGTTGGTGAACACCGAGGGGAACTTCTTCTCGAAGTGGCACTCGATGTCCATGAACAGGTAGGTGCGCTGGACGTCGAAGCGCGGGATCCGCGCGGCGAAGCACCGCTTCGGGTCCTCGCAGTGGAAGCAGCCCGCGCGGACCTCCTCCAGCAGGGACTCGTCCACGGCGTAGCACCCGCACGGGTCGATCTCGTTAGCGATGAAGAACCAGGTCACGTCCAGGAAGTCCGTCATGTACGCCCCGACGATGGAGCGGCGGTGCGGCTCCGCCACCAGCCACAGGTCCTCCTCCCGCCGCGGGCGCGGGCGCAGGTTGGCGTCGCGGCTCACCTCCTCGTCGATGTCGATGATCGACATCCGGCCCAGCGGCTCCGCGCGGTGCGCCGGCGGCGCCAGGGACGCCAGTGTGGCCTCGGACACGACATAGTAAAAGTAGCGGTTGAAGCGGAAGTAGACCGCGGCCCCCTCGCGCGTCCGTGCCTTCAGGTACAGGTACTTCCGCTCGCCGCGGCTCTCGAACCAATTGACACATTTGACGTCCATTTTATTTGCAGAATAAATTTTCATTAAATGGAACCCAGGCACTGGGGTCGCGCGGTCTGGACCGTCATCTTCATCGTCATCGCCCTGGCGGAGCTCGACGGCAACCTCGAGCTCTGCAAGCGACGCCTCTACATCGTCTGCAGCACGCTGCCCTGCGTGGCCTGCCGGGGCCACGCGCTGGAGGCGGTCAACGCCAACGACGTCATGTCCAGCGACGACCTCAACTACGTGTACTTCTTCTTCATGCGGCTCTTCAACAACCTGGCCTCCGACCCGCGGTACCGCATCGACATCTCCAAGGTGCGCCCCCTGCGCTGGCGCTCCTAGAACATGCCGTCGTAGTACCGGTGGTTGCTGGCCACCGCCGAGACCGCCACCCCCTCGCGCGGCACCACGCACGCGTCGAGCGTCTCCGTCACCAGGAACACCACCGCGCTGACCTTCCGCTCCGCGAGGCGCGGGTCGTCCTCCACGAAGGCGAACCGGCGGTCGAAGACGAAGAACTCGTTCTCCTCCAGGACGGGAGCGCCGCGCTCGCACCGGTAGACGAAGATGTCCCGGTCGCGCAGGGCCGCGTAGAAGGTGGACCGGCGCACGTCGATGTAGGCGTCCAGCTCCCCCAGGAAGTGCTCCAGCGCGCGCAGGTGCGCGTTCGGCGAGCACTCGCACGGCTGGGCGTCGCAGTTGCACCGGTCGCGCGGGGAGGAGAGGCACACGCGGCCGGCGTCGGTGGTCAGAAAAACGTTGATCAGCTCGATCATTTAGGGGCTCGAACTCACGCGCATCTCGGCGCACGCACCAGCAGCGCCACCGCCACGGCCTCCGAGAAGACCCGGGTGGCCGCCTGCAGCTCGCCCTCGGTGGCGTGCCGCGTCGCGATCTCGCGCGCCGCCTCCGCGAAGACCGCGGGCCCCAGCGAGTGCGCGTTGCCGCCGCAGAAGACCTCCACCAGCACCTGCAGCGCGGCCGCCAGGCCCTCGCAGTCGTCGCTCAGGACCAGCCAGAACCGCACGCAGTAGGCCAGGTACTGCGAGAGGTAGTGCGCGTAGATGCGCGCCCGCGCCATGAAGAGGTTGCAGCGCGTGAGGACCGTCGAGAAGGCCACGAGCTCGTCCTCGAGCGTGACGTAGTTGCCGAACTCGACGTCGCGCGTCTGGAGCCCCAGCAGCCGGCGCGCGTCCAGCGCGTCCTCCAGGTAGTCGTGCGTGCAGGTGTCCCCGAAGACGCGGTAGAGCAGGCCCTTCTCCATCAGCAGGAGCAGGTCGCGCGCCGTGTAGCTGGCGATGTCCGCGGCCGTGCCCTGGGCACAGGGCCGGATCTCGTACTGCAGCCCGACGGTGCTCTGCGCGCCGTGCACCACCGTCACGAGCCGGTGCCCCGTCTCCGCGAGGGAGAGCAGGCCCCCGTGCGGCTCCGCCAGCGCGCACGCCCGCATCTTGGCCCGCACGTTATCGCCCGTGCGCACCACGGTGGCGTTGTGGCGGAACAGGTTCTCGGCGTAGACGTCTGTGCCCTCCGGCGCCTGCACGACGTACGGCGAGACCGGGGGGTCCGGCGTCCAGGGCGTGATGTACCACGCGCAGGAGACGGACTGCAGCGCGAACTGCATCCGGGTCATGGGGAAGATGCCGTTGGGCATGAAGCGCAGGATGTCCAGGATCAGGTCCTGCGAGAGGTCCGACATGGAGACCAGGCTCATGAACATGGGGTGCGTGCAGAACTTCCCGGCGTAGGCGCGCCGGACCTCCTCCTCTTCGAACAGGGGCTCGTACTCCTTCCGCATCACGTCCTCCAGGCAGAGCACCCGCGGGAGCACGGCCCGCAGCTTCTCGGCGTCGACCGCGGCGGCCACGTTGGTGATGGAGAACGAGCCCTTCTCGGCCATGGCCTCGAGCATCGCCGAGGTCACGAACTTGAACTCGGTGCGGAGCTTGCCGCGACAGAGCCGGATCGCGCGCAGGTAGTCCTCCTCCGTCACCGCCTCCATGACGTACAGGCACGCGTCCGCGTTGTACGCCCAGGCCTCGTCGTCCTGGGAGACGATGTGGTGGATGTCGCGCGCCAGGCCCAGCACGTCCGCGTAGAGCTCGATGTTGTTCAGGACCGTGCGGAGCTCGAGCTCCGTCAGCATCAGCAGCCGCGTGGCCGGGCACCGGTACGGGTAGGCGCTCTCGTCGTCGCCCACGCTCGCGTGCGCCACGATGCCCGCCCGCGTGACGATGTCGTCGTAGCTCATCCGGTCCAGCAGCGCGTCGCGGATGACGGGCCCGGAGACGTGGACCCGCAGGTTCGCGAGCAGCGCGTCCTGCACGAGGGGCTCCAGGAGCATGTCGTAGCTGACGAACGGGGAGAAGTCCACGTTGGTGGAGAGCATGAACTCCCGCACGATGGGCACCATGGCCGCGGGGTCGGTCACGTCCCGCAGGCCGATGTTGTAGGGGAGCAGCCCGCGGCGCCGGAACAGGTCCAGCAGGGCCTCGGGCGGGATGTAGGCGTAGCTCAGCGCCAGGATGGCCGTGTCGTCGTCCATCAGGGACAGCAGCCGGCCCCGCTCCACCGGCGGCACCACCGCGACCGAGGCCGGGATCCGCGCCATGAGCTCCATGTTGTTGATGGGCAGGTGGCGCAGCGCCGCCCGGTAGAAGCGCCCGAGCGGGATGTGGTGGTCGAAGTGCCCCTTGTCGCGGGCGGCGCCCCGCAGGAGCCGCACGACGCGGTCCTGGTCCAGCAGACAGAGCAGGTCCTCCGCGTGGCGGTTCAGGAGCTCCACCATCTCGTCGGTGACGTCGGTGACCCGCGCCAGCAGGCGGGCCACGAGCGCCGGGCTGACGACCTCCGGGCTGAAGTGGAGGACGGCGGTGGGCGTGATGCGGGCCGCGTGGGCCAGCAGCGCCCCGTGCTCGTGCCGCGGCACCGAGACGCTGTCCACGGCGCCCACCATGCCGGCGACGATGAGGAAGACCACGTCCTTCTCGGGCATGATGGACGTGTCGAATCGCGTGAGCGCGAAGCGCGCCAGCACGCTCCGGACGGTGAAGTCGGTGATCAGATCCATCCTCTAGCGCACGATGTGACGTTATTTTTCATTTAAGCGCCGTTCTAGGCGGCGTCTCCGGCCGGCGCGGCGGGCACCGCCTCGGGCTCCTTGACGGGCGGCGGTGCGGGCATGTCGCTGGGGCCGGGAACCGGGACCGGCTCGTCCCGCGGAACGCGGCCGACGACGGGACGTCGAGGGCCGCTGAGGTTGAGGTAGGGGGTGAGGTAGGTGACGGCCAGCCACGTGCAGACGATGAAGGCGCAGACGAGCACCACCGTCACGATCATTTATATAGCCATATTAACTGCAAGACAGAGTCACGTTGGGCACGGTGAGGTACTCCACGACTCTGGAGATGTTGACCTTCTCGTTGTCCTTGACGAACTCCGAGATGGACTCGTAGAAGCCGTCGGAGAAGCGCTTCGAGTACCGGTCGACGTGGGCGGAGAGCGCGTTCACCAGCATGGTGTACTTGGTGTAGGTGAACTCGCCCACGGTGACGGACTCCACGCCCAGCGCCCGCGCGATGCAGGGGTCCCGCAGGATGACGTAGATGCGGGACTCGTCGGGCTTGGTGACGCGCGAGAAGTAGTCGTACAGCCGCGTGCGCGAGATGCAGTTGTCCTTGACCTGCGGGCAGCGGAAGAGCCGCGACTTGAGCACGTCCAGGAGCTCGTCGTCCAGCACGTAGACGCTGTCTTTGGAGGAGCTCTTCTCGTCGACGCGGATGGCGTCAGTGACCAGCATCTGGTTGATGATGTCCTCGATCTTGTCGGGGGTCATGCGGTACGTCTCCCCGCGGAACTCGAACTCGCTGGCGCTGGAGCGCAGGCGGGCCGTGAGCGTCTTCACGTCCCCGGAGTCGATGTACAGCGGGGACTCGCGCGGGATCATGGAGATGATCTTCCGCTCGATGTCGGTCAGGATCAGCTCCTCGGCGCCGCTCGGGTCGAGCTTGCCGTCGGGGAAGAAGTTGTTCTCGACCAGGCTGGACAGCAGGCTGACCAGCACGCCGTTCTTGTAGCCGCAGAGGCCGAACCGCTTCACGAACTCGGGCTGGATGAGGTCCACGGGGATGCGCAGCTCCTGGCGCTTGGCCTGCAGCTTCTTCTTCCCGGGGCACTTCCGGACCACCATCTCGTCCACGATCTCGCTGATGCGGGCCACCAGGTGGGCCTTGAGGGCGCGAGCGCTGACGCTGTTGAGGACCAACTGATCGTTGAATTCCGACGCCATTTGGATCGTCGACTAGTTTTGAATACGCGATTTCCAGGGGACGGCGTAGACCATGACCGCGATCACGCCGATGAGCACGGCCAGCCCGATCAGGAGGTAGGGCAGCCAGGAGTCCCCGGCGGGCCCCTTGCGGACGGGCTTGTCGGCCAGCACGGCGGTGACCACGTCGACAAACCCGTCCAGGTCCTCCTCCGAGGACGATATAAAAACACCGAAAACGGCCGCGCACAGCTTATCCATTTACTAGAGATTAAATAATGCGACCTCGTCGCCCTCCTCGTCCCCGGCCGCGTCGTCGCCCGTCGCGCCGATCACGCCCAGGCCGCGGCCCACGTCCTCGTCGCGCGTGTCGGACATGACCATGTCCACGTTCTCGCCGTCCAGGCCCACCACCTTGACGGAGCACTCCCGGGCCATGATGAGCTTCTTGAGGGTGAAGGAGATCTTCAGGTCCCCGGCGCTGCGGTAGAGCACGGTGGGGGCCAGGACCAGCCGCGCCATCTGGACGTCGCGCGTGGTCAGCGCCTCCAGGCAGGGCTGCAGCGGCATCACGCGCGCGGGCCCCGCGGCCTCGGTCAGCTCCAGCATCGCGCTCTGCATCTTGTTGAGGTAGAGGAACCCGTCGCGCAGCGTGCGCTCCTCCATGGCGTCCACGTCGAGGTTGGCGAGGGTCTGCGGGATGCGGATGCGCGCGCGGATGTTGGAGTAGACGGCCTCCAGCAGCTGGTAGAGCATGGGGCTGGCCGAGGTCAGGCGGGAGCGGATGAAGTAGCTCGGCTCGTCGCCGCCCCCGCGCTTGTTGAAGGCGTCGCCGGACTTGTTCCGGAAGACCTTGGTCTCCCCCTCCACGATGATGAGGGGCGAGATCAGGTTCTGCGCCAGCCGGGGCACCAGGGTCACGTTGATGTTGGAGCAGCTGGGGAACTGCGACTGGGTCAGTGTCACGCACTCCACGCACTTCTCGTTGCTCTTGCTGATGGAGCGCGCGTGCTCCACCACGCTGGTGCAGTTGTGGCGGACCTTGTCGCCGGCCTGATCGCCGGAGGCCATGGCCGGTTTGCGAGCAGCGGGCGCCTTACCGTTGCTGACAGCCTTACGCATGATGGTTGTCACAAAAATACACTATCGCATTTCATTTTTTCACTCGCGAGTGTTTTAATAGCCCGTGGGCTGTGTAGTGTAGAGGCAGGACGAGACCGAGGCCATGGGCTGCTCGGGCTGGACCTGCGCCTGGTGCACCTGCGCCTGGACGTGCTGCACCTGGACGTGGTGGGCGCGGACCTGGTGGAGCTGCGCCTCGTGCTGGTGCATCTGCACCTGCGCCTGGACCGGCTGGCGCGCCTGCGGCTGCGGCACCACCACCTGGACCTGCTGGATCACCGGCTGCTGCTGGACCTGCGGCACCACCTGCGGCGACTGCGCCTGGGCCTGGGCCGCCTGGGCCTGCTGCGTCTGCTGCTCCTGCTGGTGCTTGAAGTAGCAGAGGCGGCACACCGGCTGGTAGCCCTCGTCCCCGATCTGCACGATCTCCGTGTTGTTGCCGAGCCGCCGCGTGAAGGAGGCCTTGTAGAGGCACTCGACGCAGACCGACGACAGCTTCACGAAGCTCTCCGCCAGCGGGAGGAGCTGGTACACGGACCCGAACAGGGTCCGCTGGAAGGTGCCGTCGAGGGCGGCCACGATGACGATCTTCCCCGCGTTCGCCATGTCCTCGCAGAACTCCACTAGGTCGATGAAGAACTGGCCCTCGTCGATGCCCACCACGTCCGCGTTCAGCACATCGGGCATGGTCTCCCAGAGCATGGTGGCGCTGATGGCGGGGTGCAGGACCTTGTCGTGCGTGGCGACGTTGTCCCCGTACCGCGCGTCGTTGGCGTGCTTGATCATGACGCACTTCTGCCCGGCCGAGCGGAGGACGTTCATGCGCCGCAGGAGCTCCGTGCTCTTCCCGGAGAACATGGGCCCCAGGATGACCTGGATCTGGCCCCGCGTGGCCTGGGCGCCGACGTACCGGATCACCGACGGCGCGAACGAGGGCGAGAACGAGGTGACGGACTGCACGTACGGCACGGTGGGCGTGACGGGCAGGCGCCGGTGGCGGCCGGCCGCGTTGGACTCCTCGGCGCTCATCGCGGTCCTCGAGTACAGGTGCCCTCCGCACGAGATAGCTACCATTTCAATTCTTGGTGGCCAGCAGGCGGATGTACGCGGCGTAAATCGTGATGGTCCCGGGCACAAAGATGATGATCGCGAGGAACTCCAGCACGGTCAGCACCCGGTACATGGCGGGCGACTTGATCGTGGCCAGCCGCGCGGGCGCCAGCGACTTGAACATCAGCGCGCAGCCGGAGACGACCATGACCAGCATCAGCACGGAGATGCCGATGGCGGTGATGACCTCGTGCGACAAGGCCACCATTTAGAGGGAGGGATTCGTCACACCACATGCGTCCGCGTGCGCGTGGTGAAGGCGGTCTCGCAGAAGCAGTGCTTCTTGCACTCGCGCCGCTTGTGGCGGCGGCGCACCGCGAGCTTGGGCGCCGGGAAGCTGGAGCTCACGATCCGGTAGGTGTAGGTCCCGCGCCAGACCAGGTTCTCCTTGACGAACACGCCCTTGAGGCGCGTCCCGCTCAGGAACTCGTCCTTGGCGACGACCAGCACCGTGTCCAGGCGGCGGCCGTCGATGTGCGTCACGAAGTCCACCCCGTTCCGGGACTCGCAGCGGATCTCCACGTGCGAGGGCAGGTCCAGCGGGGACACGATCATCTTGGGGACGAGCGGGCGCCGCGCGGCGGGCGACTCGCTGGGCTCCAGCCCCGCGAGGTCGAAGCGCCGCGTGACCTCGCAGAGCACGTCCACCGATGACTCGCGGAGCTTCTCGGCGCGCTGGCCGGCCGCCGCCAGGCGCACGGGCGAGAGCGCGCCCACGCCGTCCACCAGCATGTACAGCTCGCCGGCCACGGTCGCGAGCCGGCGCACCACGGCGTCGGTGTACTCGCGGGGCGCGGTGTAGACCACCCCGCAGCGGGCCTCGTCCACCGCGCCGAAGAAGAGGATGGCCGCGATCTCGTCGACGTCGAAGGGGTAGAACGTGATCAGGCCCACGGGCTGGATGTTGGGCACGGCGATGGACTGCATCTCCGTCTCCTCGCCCCGCAGCCAGTCCACGTTCCGCACCGGCTGCCCCTCCAGCAGCGCCCGCGCGGCGCCCTCGAGCCCGTCGTCGGCGTGCAGCACGCGGACGGCGGCGTGCGTGTACGGCGGGTCCCCGGTCCCCGCCAGCCACCCCACCGGCGCGAAGAAGACGTCGCTGACGTGCGCGCCCCGCGAGCGGACGAGGCGCACCACCCGGCGCAGCACCGCCTGCTCGTGGCGGAAGGACCGCATCACCGCCAGCGACTTGGTCACGTCGCAGACCGCGTTGGTGGGCTTGTGGAAGAGCTCGTCGTTGTTGTAGTAGAAGTCCTCGAAGTCGAAGACCAGCGTCCCGTACCGCATCCGGTGCGTGTGCGGGAGGACCGTCGCCCGGTAGGAGGGCTTCCGGATGCCCGCCCCGGCCTGCTTGATGAAGTGATTCATCTCAGTCCTTTGAGCCGAGGAGCTTATTTATCCGTTCGGATATTCTTTCCGACAGCACGAGCGCGGATTTCCGCGTCCAGCGCTCCATGCGCATGTACTCCCGCAGCCCGTCGCTGACGGCCTCGCGCACCTCGAGCGTGGGCTCCCCCACGTCGAAGAGGATGCTCTTGAAGAGCGTCATCTTCTTGTCCGCCAGGAACCGGAAGAAGGTGTAGACGCGCCGCAGCGACTTGAAGTCGTCGGGCGGCGTCAGCGTGCAGAGCACCATGAAGAGGCTGGTGAACATGCCGCACTCGGATTCCAGGAGCTGGTTGACCTCGCGGTTGATGCACCCGCTCTTGGCCCCGAACTCGTCGACGAAGAAGCGGAAGAGCACGTCGATGTCGGCATTGGCCGTGTCCAGCGAGGCCGAGCGGGAGTTGGTGTTGAACCCGTCGTAGAACGAGTAGAAGTAGAAATTGGGGTAGTGGAAGAACTCGTGGGGGCTGTTGCCCCCGGAGTCGTAGAACGCCAGCAGCTTGTTCTTCTTGTCGAAGATCGCGCACTTCCAGTGGGAGAGGTAGCAGAACCCCAGCATGACGAAGCGCGCCTTGGCGCCGGCCACCTTCTCCTTCAGGATCAGGTACAGCATGTTCGAGGAGAAGCGGCTCGCCTTCTCGTGCACGGCCGCCGAGTTGAGGAAGTTGAGGTTGAACTGCCCCAGGTAGTCGACCTCGGACCCGTGCGCGAACGGCGTCACCAGCTGCTGGATGCTGCGGTTGCTCATCCAGGCGCCGCGCTCGGGCTGGATCGGGATGCGCACGATCTTCTCGTTGATGCCCGTCCGGACCCCCGCGCGCGCGAGGTCGTCCACCTTGAGGTCCATCTGCGAGAAGTCGATGGCGCGGGAGACCTTCTCCCGCAGGCGCGGCTTGAAGAAGTAGGCCAGCGGGACCGTCCCCGTCAGGCGCATGGCGTCCTCGGGGGAGAAGCGGGCGCGGAGCGCGTTCACCAGCTCCCGCTTGCGCGCCAGCTCCGCGGCCAGCGCGGCCTCCGGGTCCGCGTCGGACGGGGCCGGCAGCGTCCGCGGCGGCGGCAGGTGCCCCGCGCGCACCAGCGCCAGCAGCTCCCCGATGGGCACGCAGGACACGCGGCCGGCCGTGGGGGACTTGTCGAGGCGCTCGATCACGTACCCGTTGCAGTTGGTGACGAAGCGGGAGACGTCGATGGTGGTGCAGAGGCCCGCGATGGAGTATATGTGGCACAACAGGTTGGTGAAGCCCAGTTCCGGGATTTTACTGATTACTAAATCCGTGTATCTATCCATTTATCATGGAGAAACTGCCCGACATGTATTTGTTTCCAAACGGCGTCAGCGTCTTTACGCACGAATACTCGCATTCCGAGTTCGACACCATGTCCGCCCGGGACCGCGCGGGCTTCTCGCTGGCCGTGTTCCCGCTGACGAAGCACCGCTGGCGCGGCGCGTACGCCACGCTGCACGAGGGCGTCTTCCGCGTCAGCGCGGAGCTGGACACGGCCGAGCGGCCGGCCCGCGCCTCCGCCCGCGCCGCGCGCGCGGTGCACCCCCGGGAGGTGGAGGTCTCCAACGGCACCTTCTTCGACGGGCAGAACCGGATCAGCTTCGAGTGCTACAGCTTCCTGCGGTGCGCGAAGCACACCTCCCTGGCGGCCATGGACGAGCACGTGCTGCGCGGGCTGATGCAGGGCGGCAACCGCATGCGGATCTTCTCGCGGCGGCGCGGCGGCCCGCGCGCCAGCGTGGGCGTGCTCGGCAACCGCAAGCCCTTCCAGCCGGTGGGGCTGGCGTCCATGCTGCCGGAGATCCAGCGCGAGATCTTCTCCGCCTGGACGTCGCGGCGGCCCATCGTGCTGACCGGGGACACGGGCGTGGGCAAGACCTCGCAGGTGCCGAAGATGCTGCTCTGGTTCAACTACCTCTTCGGCGGCTTCAGCGCGCTGGACCGCGTGACGGACTTCGAGGACCGGCCGCTGGTGCTCTCGCTGCCCCGGGTGGCCCTGGTCCGCATGCACGGCGCCGCGCTGCTGGAGTCGCTGGGCTTCGGGGAGCTCGGGGGCTCGCCGGTCTCGCTGCGCTTCGGCTCCATGCCCGAGGAGGAGGTCAACCGCGACCCGCGCCCCTACGGCCTCGTGCTCTCCACGCACAAGCTGACGCTGGCGCGGCTCTTCGGCTTCGGGACGGTGATCCTCGACGAGGTTCACGAGCACGACCAGCTGGGGGACATCCTGATCGCCGTCGCCCGGAAGCACCTGCACCGGCTGCACTCGCTGATGCTGATGACGGCCACGCTGGACGACGACCGCGAGCGCCTGGAGGAGTTCCTCAGCCCCGCCTTCGTGCACATCCCCGGCGGCACGCGCTTCCCCATCACCGAGGTCTACGTGCGCAACTCGGTCCGGCCCGAGGAGCGCGCGCGGTACGCGGAGGAGGAGCTGCGCAACATCGCCGACGCGCTGAGGCGCCACCGCCCCCCGGACGGCGCCTGCGGGATACTCTTCGTCGCGTCCGTGTCGCAGTGCGAGTCCTACAAGCAGTACCTGGAGCGGCGGCTGCGGGACGTGGCCTTCTACATCATCCACGGGAAGGTGAAGGACGTGGACCGCGTGCTGGCGGAGGTCTACGCCAACTCCGGGCCCTCGGTCATCGTCTCCACGCCGTACCTGGAGTCCAGCGTCACCGTGCGCACGGCCACGCACGTCTACGACACGGGCCGCGTCTTCGTGCCGGCGCCGTTCGGCGGTAAGCAGATGATCATCTCGCGCAGCATGCGGACGCAGCGGCGCGGGCGCGTGGGCCGCGTGCGCCCCGGGGTCTACGTCTACTTCTACGACGCGGCCGCGATGGCGCAGATCCGGCGCATCGACTCCGAGTTCCTCCACAACTACGTGCTCTACTTCCGCCAGTTCGGGCTGGAGCTCCCCGGGGACCTGCTGGTGCGGCCCGGCGACCTCTCGAAGCTGGAGGCGGTCGAGGCCTACATCGACTCCTTCGGCATCGCCGCCGCCCGCTGGGAGGCCATCCTCAACAAGTACTACCTGCGGATGGTGGAGTACGCCCGCGTCTACGCGCGCGGGGGCCGCGCCGCGGCCGCGCTGGACGTCTTCGAGCGCGAGGGCGTGCTGGGGGCCGAGGCGCTGGAGGCCATCCTGTCCCTGGACCTGCGCGCCCGCGTCATCGGCGTGCGCCACCGCAACGGCAAGTACGTGCACACCTGCGAGGTGCTCTTCGGGCCCTACGCCGGCACGCTGTTCATGCTCACGCACCGGCGGCCCATGCGCGGCACCGTCCGGATGATCTCCAGCGACTCGTTCGTGGAGCCCGCCTAGCCGAGGCGCACGGTCACGCTCTTGTACAGCGCGGAGAAGTCCTCCTCCCCCACGGTGGAAACGACCAGGCAGTGGTCCTTGACCGCCGCGTCCTTGGTCAGGAAGCTGTACACCTTCTCGGGGTAGATGGAGAACGCGAAGAGGAACATGGTGCGCCGCCCCCGGAGCTTGGTGTGGTCCATGGAGTAGATCAGCCCCTTGCGCTTGAGGCGCCACATGAGCCCCACGGCCCAGTCCTCCGACACCCCGCCGCCCCGCACGACGCCGCAGACGAAGGACGAGCCGGAGGTGACGGCGAACTTGGTGCGGCGGCCGAAGACGAGCCGGTTCTCGCCGCGCCCGTGGAAGACCAGCGCGGACTCCCGGTTGGCCAGGATGTCCTCGATGCTCCGCCCGCTGGTGAAGAAGTCCAGCAGGATGTACTGGTACAGCGCGGCGGGCCGCGAGCGGCTGTACTTGAGGAAGACGTCGGACTCCAGGATCGAGCGCATGTCGGTCGCGGACATGCGGTGCTGCACGCGCACCCCGTCGCGCGTGCGCCGCAGCGTGAGGCTCCGCTGCCCGACGGCCATGGCCACGACGTCCAGCAGCCGGGTGTCGCCGTAGCGCACGAACATCTCGTCCCGGGTGGGCTGCTTGCGCATGAAGACGGCGTCGCGCCGGCCCAGCGCCTCGGAGGCCGCGCACGGCTGCGCGTCCATGACCACGAGGCGGTGGCGCTGCGAGTCCTGGGCGTTGAAGACCGACTTGCTGAAGTTGGGGTACACGGCCACCAGGTCGCGGGCCAGGACGGCGTCGCGGATGTCGCGCTCCAGCCCGCGCACGATGGCGACCTTGTTGGCCTCGAACTCGGCCACGTAGTCCAGGATGTCGTTCTTCATCCAGGGGAAGCAGAGGTAGAGGTTCATGAGGAAGTCGTCGCCCTCGCCGATGTCGAGGGCGCCCGGCTCCCCGAAGCGCGGCACGGCCTCGCCGCGCATGAACCGGTCGAAGTCGTCCTCGTGGACGAAGGAGATGGAGACGTAGAGGCTGGCGCCCACCGCCTCGAAGTCCACCAGGTGGTACGCCTCCGACAGGTAGAGGATGGCCAGCACGTTGTCGACGGTGGCCGGGACGTGCACCATCATCGTGTAGAAGGGCGTGGGCATCATGACGATCTTGCCGCCGATGTCCTTCGGCAGCCTGCCCATGACCGAGTCCGGGCAGCGCGGCAGCGCGCCGAAGGTCCGGGACAGCAGGGACAGCACGGACGGCCCGAGCCGCTTGACGAAGATGACCACGTTGGGGCCCGCGATGCGCCGCATGCGCTTCGCCAGCAGGTCCCGCACCTCGTCCGCGCGCTCCAGCATGCAGAGCCGGCCCCCGTTGTAGAGGTCGCCGCCGCAGAGGAACGTGATCACGTCCAGGCAGTGCAGGATCTCGTTGCGGAAGTAGTACTCGTTCTCGAGCTCGTGGATGTAGTCCGCGATGCGGACCCCGGAGAAGTCCACGCGCAGCCGCCCGTCGGGGAAGAACCACGAGGTCAGCAGCCGCACCGCGTCGTTGCCGCGCCGCGCGTCCACGGCCCGGCACCAGAAGCTCATGCAGTTCCGCGAGGTGGTCGCGTTGGCCACGAACCGCCCGGGGTCGAACGAGATCAGGACGTGCTCCAGGAGGTGGGAGACGCCCAGGACGTCGGCCACGTCGTTCTCGAATCCGAAGTTGGCGATGCCGACGAAGATGTCCTTCGCCATGGACTCGTTGACGAACAGGCGGACGCCGTTCGCGAGAACAATCATTTACTTAAGAGTAAAATGGGAAGCAGGGTGCGGACGTCCTCGTCCTCCCCCAACTTGAACTGACGCCGGTTCTTGGGCCACGAGACCGTCACGTCCCCGGAGTAGGGGTCCAGCCGCGCGCGGACCGTGGTGGGCACCGGCGTCGCGGGGTCCGGGAACACCACCGCGTGGCGCGGCCGCTCCGGGACCGTCTCCGCCGCGGCGCGGCGCGCCTCCGTCGCGCGGCGCAGACGGTCGAGCGACATGTGCATCTTATTCATAGGATAATAATTTAATAAGTATGCCAATGCGACAAAGATCGTAAAGAGCACCGCGTGAGCCAGCGGCGATGCCATTTAGGGAACTGATTTTGTTCCACCTGACGCGGTTTCTGCTCTCGGGCGACGAGTCCTCGCTGGCCGAGTTTTCGTCGCTCTGCCAGGGGTTCCAGGTGGACGCGCGCGCCGTGGTCGAGGGCCTCGGGGAGCGCCGGTTCTCGCGGCTGGCGGCGCAGGCCGCTGCCTGCCGGGTCTGCCTGCCGGAGGTGACGCTGTCCTTCCCGGAGGACGCGCTCCGCGAGGTCCTGCGGCTGCGGCTCTCTCGGTTCTCGCGGGTGGTCCGCGCGACCGCGCGGCTGGACCCCGCCATGCGCGGGGTGGCGGTCGTCGCCGGGCGCGAGGTGTCGGTGCGGGACGCCGACGAGCGGATGATGGAGTTCCTCGAGGCCGAGTACGACCCCGAGCTCTACCGCTACTCCGCGGAGCGCGTCACGCGCGTCAAGACGGGGGCCCGGATCCTGGCCTGCGGCGTGGCCCGGGTGTCCTTCCTCGCGTACGCGGCGGCCAACGTGGTCGTCAACCGCGACGCCGCGGTCGTGGTGACGGAGCGCTGTCTGGACGGCCTGCTCCGCCCCGAGAACCGGCACGTCCTGCAGGGCCTCTTCGCGCGCGGGACGGGCGTGAACGCCGCGCTGCGCCGGATCTTCTACTTCTTGGAGGGCGGCCACTCGTTGTACGGCGCCGAGTCGATGTCCGACCGCAGCGCTTCGAAGTCGATCCTCTCCGCGTCTATCTTGCCCACGACCACGTAGGGCTTGAAGGGCACGTAGCCGCACTCCTGTGTTTCTGGGTTGTACTTCAGCAGGAGCACGTACTCCTGCCCGAAGTGCTCCATCATGGCGGTGGCCAGGGTGTACATGCGCATCCCGAGGATCTCGAGCGCCAGGCTCTCTTTGGAAAAAAATGACAGCATATCTATACGGAGTACTTTGTACTCCGGCTCGAGCTTGGCCAGGATATCGCTCGCCAGCTCGCAGACGTGGCACAGCGACTTCCCGAAGAGCAGCAGGGTGGGTTTCATTTATGGGTGTCAAAAACCTACTCGCGGTGCTCTCCGAGCACGGATCCGTGACCGAGGAGCCCGGGCCCGGCGGGCGGTTCCCCGCCGTCTTCGTGGACAGCATGAGCATCTTCCGCGCGCTGGCGTACTTCGCCGACTGCCGCGAGACGCTGCGGCTCTCCTTCGTGGACCTGATCTCGCAGCTGCTGGAGGTCGGTGACCGCGTGGTCCTCTTCGTCGACAGCGGCCAGATCCCGATCAAGGACGAGCTCCGCGCCCGGCGCCGCCAGGCCGCCGCGCGGACCGTCGAGCGCCAGGAGGCGGAGATCGTCGAGCTGGAGCGCCTGGCCGAGGCCCGCCGGGCCGAGTCCGCGGCCGCCGACGACATGCTGGACCGCGGGGAGACGGAGGCGCACGCGCGCGCGCTCAAGCTGCGCTTCCAGGTGACCGCCGCGGCGCCGGGCGCGGCCGAGGCCCTGCTCGCCGAGGTCCTGCGGCACCCGCCGCCGCGGACGACGGTGGTCGCGCGGGAGGGCGTGGACGCGGAGCTGGAGATGTGCCGCCGCGCCCTCGAGGAGGCGGCCGTCGGCGGCGCGTGGCCGCTGCTCGTCAGCACCGACCAGGACACGGTGCTGATGGCCACCGCCGACCGCCTGCCCAAGGTGGTGCGCACGGCCTCCAAGTGGTTCCGCGTCCTGCCCACGCTCGAGACCGAGTACCTGGCCAAGCTGACGGTGCTGGTCAACGGCTGCGACTTCTTCGCCGGGCTGGCGGGCGTGCAGCTCGACCGCCGGGCCCTGGCGCGCGCGGCGCTCTTCGGGGAGTTCACCGCCTACAACGCGGCGCGCAGCGTGGTCGCGCTCTCCAAGGGCCGGCCCCGGGGCTCCGGCGACGAGGCCGTTGACGCGGAGGCCATCGTCTCCTTCGTCAACCGCTACGCCGGCGCCGACCCCTCCATCTACGAGGGGGCGCCGCCGGGCGCCTCCGCCCGGGGCTTCGCGCTGGCCGGGCTGGCCGCGGCCTGGCGCGCCTTCCGCCGCTGGCCGGAGGGCGCCTCGCCGCTGGCCGCCATGATCCTGGGCCTGGAGCCGCGCCGCGCCATCTCCCCCGGGGAGCTGGACACGCTGGCGCGCGTGGAGCGCTTCTACCGGGCCAAGCCGCCCTCGCGCGAGGCCGTGGCCGCCGTGGCCGCCATCCTGGGCTACTCCACGGCCGGGGAGGGCGAGGTGGTCATGGCCCTCGTGGACGGGCGCCCGATGGCGCGCCACGAGGACGGCTTCTACTTCAATGCATCGTGTATTATTGAAAATGCACCAGGGACGATAGACATCGTCCGCCGTTAGGATGGTCTATCAGTTGGTCTGCTCCACCTGCGGCCGGGACCTGTCCGAGCTGCGCTTCGAGCTCCTGGTGAAGAAGAGGCCCCTCGCCGAGACGCTCAAGTCCGTGAAGAGCGTCTGTTGCCGCCTGAAGCTCTCCACGCAGGTAGAGCCGCAGCGGAACCTGACCGTGCAGCCGCTGCTGGACATCAACTGAGATGGACGCGGCCACCAGCGCCAGCGTCATCGCCTGCTACGCCCCGCGCGGGGCCGTCATCTTCACCAACACCCCCTTTTCCCTGACCAGCCACCTCAACCCCTCCGAGGACAAGCACGCCGCCATCTACATCGGGTTCGGGTCCGTGTCCCGCATGCTCTCCGTGACCGGGCTGGCCTCCGCGGCCGTCTGCGACGAGCAGCCCTCCGTGGTCGAGTCCACCGTCCTCACCGGGGTGCACGTGCTCAGCCTCGAGAGCCTGCTCCGGGACACGACCAGCGTCCGCGTCTACGTGCTGGACGGCGACCACGGCCACCTCGCCGCGCCCGCGGCGGACGTGATGGCCGAGGCCGCGGACGCCGCCTTCGACATGGTCGGCACGCCGTACGGCTTCGGCGTCAACAGCATGTACTGCTTCAAGATGGTGGCCGCCTGCTACGCGCGCGCGGGCGTGGACGTCCTGACGGAGCGCATCCTGGGGCGCGACGTGGTGCTCTCGCAGAGCTTCAAACGGGACCCGCGGTGGCGGAAGATGTACGACTCCGAGACGGGGCTGATCGACCCCTAGCCTCAGGAGCGCCCCGGCACGGTGATGATCTTGAAGGGGGAGTTGATGTTCAGGGTCGTCCCGCCGCACGGCCGCTTGGGGTCGGCCGAGTTTTTTCTCTTGACGCAGCTGGCCATGACGCGGATCACGTAGAGGTACTCCAGGATGGCGAACCTCTGCATGTCGGACTCCGTGAGCTGGATATTGTTGACCGGCGTGATCGGGCTCGTCACCGCGCCGTCGAGGACGTGGCCCGTGGCGTACTTGCGGGCGTCGTCCAGGAGCTTCGCGTTGGCCTCCAGGTTCCGCTTGTCCTTCTTGTCGGAGCGCGTGAGGATCCGGCGGACGTCGTCCACCGCCGTCGCGATGGCGCGGGCCTTGTCGGTGGCGCGCTCCACCTCCGTGACCGCCCGGCTGACGCGGTCCGCGGCCTGCTCGGCGCTGCCCTGGTCGATGGCGACGCGGGTCGGGAGCTTGGCGAGCGCGTTCGTGGCCGCCTCCGCCGGCAGCTCCTCGATCTTGAGCCCGGCCGCGTACTCGGCCGAGTTGTTGGCGGGGGAGACGCCGCGCTGGATCAGGAACCGGTAGGCGTCCGAGACGATGGTGGTGCGCACCGGCAGCGAGAGCAGGCGCTCGGCCTCGCGCATGTACTCCTCGGAGGAGTCGCTGCCGAAGACGCCCGAGCCGCCCGCCCGCGTGTCCTCGCTCTCACCCAGCATCGCCGGCAGGAGCCGGTACTGCACCATGTTCACCAGCCCGTACTTCATCTCCAGCAGGTCCGCCACGTCCTGCGAGGGGGACTTCTGCACGTCGAAGAGGTACCCCTCGACGCCCTCCACCATCTCCGCCGCGTACATCAGCTTGTTCACGAGGATCAGGGTCACCAGCGTGGCGAGGGCCGTGTTGACGGTGGGCTGGCACACCCGGAAGAAGGACCCGCAGTGCGTGAACCGCATCAGGCTGCCGTGCAGGCGCCAGAACTCGCTGGCGTCGCAGACGTAGGCGGAGTGCGCCCGGAGCCCGTCCAGCACCCGCAGCAGCCGCTGCGGCGACTCGAGGACGAGGTCGGCCTCGCACCGGGCGTAGATGGAGTTGGAGAGCGCCTCGCGCTTCTGCGTGCTGCCGCAGTAGCAGAACATCCGGGCCTTCCCCTCCACGTAGGAGGTGTCCGCGACCAGGTTCCGCAGAACCGAGCGGACGATGGCCCGGGAGACTATCGCGAAGAGCGTCGACTGCCTCTGGTCTACAACAACCATTTAACTTAAATAATTTTAAAAAAATAAAATGGGTCTTCGCATAAAACTCGACCGGTTGAGGCAGATAGTGACGTACTTTTCGGAGTTCTCGGAAGAGGTCTCCGTGAACGTCGACACGGCCGATGGGCTCATGTACATCTTCGCCGCCCTGGGCGGCTCCGTCAACATCTGGGCGATCGTGCCGCTCAGCGCCAGCGTCTGCTTCGACGGCGACACCAACTGCGTGTTCAACCTCCCGGTGCTCAAGGTCAAGAACTGCCTCTGCAGCTTCCACAGCGACGCCATGATCTCCATCGAGCCGGACCTCGAGGCGGACACGGTGCGCCTGACCAGCCACCACGTGGTCAGCGTGGACTGCAACAAGGAGTCGCTGCCCCACCGCACGGAGACGGACATCTACCTCAACATCGACCAGAAGAAGTCGTACGTGTTCAACTTCCACCTCTACGAGGAGAAGTGCTGTGGGCGCACCATCATGAACCTGGAGCTGCTCCTGGGCTTCATCAAGTGCATCAGCCAGCACCAGCACCTGACCGTGAGTTTCCGGGACAAGAACCTGGTGCTCTGCACCCCGGGGAAGCGGGACACCTTCACGCGGGAGTACTCCATGACGGAGTGGAGCGCGGAGCTGCAGAAGTACTCCTTCCGCATGGCCATCTCCTCGCTCAACAAGCTGCGGGGCTTCAAGAAGCGCGTCTCCATGTTCGAGACGCGCGTGGTCATGGACGCGGACGACAACATCATGGGGATGCTCTTCAGCGACCGCATCGCCTCGTACCGCGTCAACGTCTTCATGGCCTTCGAGGATTAGCGGGGTTTACACGCCAGATAAATATGGGCGGGTCGCTGGCCCTGCCGACCCGGGCGGCGCCGCCCCGGGTGGAGACCCCGGAGATGAAGATCAAGGTGCGCGACGTCCTGGGCCTGCTCCCCACCCGGGGCGTCAACGCGCTCACGCACGTGGGGAGGGAGGACGCGGCCCTGCACGACTTCGTGCAGCGGTACCTGCCGGAGTTCGACGTCTACCCCACCGGCCCGGGGCTCGCGGGCCTGGTGCGGAAGGGGTACGCGGGGGAGGCCTCGCACTGCTGCCGCTCCTTCGAGCGCACGCACTACTGGGAGGACGACGCCGGCCGCCGCTTCCCCGACTACGCGGAGGGGCGCGCGCTGCGGACGTGCGAGCCCGAGATGCACGCCCGGGGCGACTGCGACGTCGACCTCTTCGAGTGGTGCCGGGGCCCGGACGCGGACGCCGCCCTGTGCCGACACTGGATCGGCGCCTCCGCGTACCGCGGGGACCTGGACGCCTCGACGGCGCAGGGCGGCTCGACGGCCATGGCGCTCTTCGGGCGCTTCGTGGCCGAGTGCTCGCAGGACGCGCTGCGGCCCATGTGCGCGGAGTGGCTGCACGCGCTGCGGATGGGGTCCCGCCCCGACTTCGACCTCATCGTCGACGACGTGCTCGAGAGCCAGAGCCCCGAGTTCAAGGCCAAGTACATGCGGTGCAGCTACCCCTCGGGGCACGTGCTGGACGAGGCGCTCCGCGACGCCGAGCCGCGCGAGTGCTGGGACCCGAACTGCGCCACCGCCAACGTCGTCTACATGCTGACGCGGAACTACCGCAACCTGGGGCTCTGCAAGATCATGCGGTGCAACGTCTCCATCGACCACCTGGACGCGGACGCGCACTCGCGGCTGCGGCTCGGCTGCGGCGGCCGGGCCGGCGGCGCCAAGGGCGTGCTGGCGGCCGGGCCGGTCAACCGCCTGAAGGTGGTGGAGACGAACATCCGCCGGTCGTTCGACACGCGATTTGGCCTGGCGATCGTGTTGTCGATCCTGATCATATACCTGTTAATTGTGGCGTTTTAAATGGGAGCGTCCCTCAGCCTCCAGACCACGGTCAACGTGGTCAGCGAGCGGATCCGCAACAACCTCGAGACGACGGCGGGGGCTAGCGCGACCGCCAACTGCAATGTGAACATCGGGTCCATCATCTTCCACAAGAACAGCGGATGCAACCTCTCCGTGCGCAACATGTGCTCCGCGGAGGCGGATGCGCAGCTGGAGGCCGTGCTGAAGGCGGCCACCGAGACCTACGAGGGCCTGACCACGGAGCAGAAGGCCTACGTCCCGGGGCTGCTCACGACGGCGCTCAACATCCAGACGAGCGTGAGCACGGTCGTGAAGGACTTCGAGACCCACGTCCGCCAGAGCTGCAACTCGACCGCGGTGGTCAACGACAATATCACCGTGCAGAACATCCAGGTGGACGAGTGCACCGCGCCCGCGGGCTCGCTGATCACCATGGAGTTCGTCAACACCGGGACCAGCAAGGGCAACTGCGCCGTCAAGGCGCTGATGGACGTGCTGACCAAGTCCAGCACCACGATGGCCACGCAGCAGGCCGCCGGCGTGGGCCTCAACCCCTACCTCATCGCGGCGGCGGTGGCCATCCTCGTGCTGGTGCTGCTCTACTACGCGAAGAAGATGTTCTTCACGTCGACGCAGGACAAGATCAAGATCATCCTGGCCAACAAGCCCGACGTGCACTGGACCACCTACCTGGACACCTTCTTCTCCAACTCGCCCTCGATGGTCACGGGATAGTGAAAAATTATATAGGCGATAGAAATGGGCTCCGTACTACACGAGGTGGTCCGCAACAAGATCCGGTCCATGGAGCACCGGGCCCGGCAGGACGAGCGGCTGCTCGACGCCATCCTCTACAACGCCGAGGGGCGCGGCAGCGCGGTCTTCCGCTGCGTCCGGCGCTTCCTCGTGGACGTCCTGGTCGCGCTCATCATCATCCTGTACCTGCTGGCGCGCGTGGCCGGGCGGAACGTGGCGGCCACCGTCTTCGTGGCCGTGTGCGTCTGGGTGACCCTGGGCCTCGCGGGGTACGGGTGGATCTGCGTTATAGCGTTATGAGTGAGGACTGCGTGCGGACCAGGATCTCGCCGCCGAGGAAGACGTCGTAGACGCTGAAGTCGTCCACCTCGAAGACCGCGCCGTCCGCCGAGTACATCACGCGGACGTTGTCGCTGATGGAGACGTCGGTGAGCGTCACCCCCACCAGGAACGCGTCGTCCCGCGGCACGAAGACCACGGTCCCCGGCTCCGTGTGCCGGTGCGCGCGCGGCCCCGGCGCGTACTTTTTCTTGAGCTTGAACACGTCCACGTACTGGCGCGAGACGAAGTCCAGGTGGTTCCGCAGCATCCACTCGAAGAAGTAGTCCGATGCCTCGAAGCCGCGCCGCGCTGCCGCCGCCAGGCAGCGGAGGTGGTCCAGGTAGCAGGCCTGCGGCAGCTCGACGCGGTAGAGGCGCACGTTGTGCGAGAGCACCACCAGCACGTCCGTGGTGAACTGGAAGACCAGCTGGCTGACGGAGAAGCTGAAGGTCGTGCGCGGGATGGAGACCGCGTAGAGCTCGAGCCGGTCGAAGTAGATGCCGCGCCGGTACAGCGAGTACAGGATGGCGGCCACCTGGAAGAGCGCGGCGGCCGAGACGCAGGGCTCGTCCAGCGCGAGGCGCCGCACGGTCGTCGCCCGGAACTGCTCGAAGTAGACCACGCGCCCCGCGGCGGCGGGCCCCGCGCCGCGCATCATCGGGAACCCCGTGGCGCGCCGCGCGCGCACCAGCGACGAGAGCTCCGCCCAGCAGCCCGCCTCCTCCTCGCTGACGCGGACGGCGATGTGGTCGCCCGGCGCGCGCGCGAACGCCGCCGTCGCCCGGTCGTGGTCGCAGAGGCGGTCCGCCACGAAGTCTCGGGCGCCGCCGTCCCTGAATCCCCCGTCCCGGCCTCCGCCATCTCTGAATCCTCCGTCCCTGTTGCCGCCGTCCCTGAATCCTCCTCCGTCCCGGCCGCCGCCGTCCCTGAATCCTCCGTCCCTACCTCCTCCGTCCCTGTTGCCGTCGGGCCGCGGCCCGTCCTGCCCGCCGCGGGGCGGCCCGTCGAGGCGGCACTGGTTGCCGACGCAGCGGGCGTTGCGGGGCGGCGGGTTCCTGTTGCCCGGCGGCGGGCCCCGCGGCGGCGGGCCCGGCGGCCCCTTCTTGAAAACCCGGCGCGGTGCGCCGTTTACGGTATCGCCGCTAGCCACGTCATCGACGCGGATCATTTATCACAAAAAAACTTCTCTAAATGAGCTTTGTGTTAGAAAACCTCTTTGACGAGGAGGTCACGTTCGAGGCGGGCGCCGTCCCGTCCCGGAACGAGACCCAGCTCATCATCGCGGGCTCCCGGACCAAGTACCCCCGGTCCTTCCTGTCGCTGTTCAACATCGTCCCGCGCACCATGACGCGGTACGCCCTCGAGCTGGTCAACACGGAGGCCATCACCGGCGCCGCGTTCACCACCGCGTACAACGTGCGCCGGAACCTGGGCCTCGGGGAGGAGCCCCTGCGCATCGACTGCCTGACCAGCTACTACCTCGACCCCAGCAACGAGGTGCTGACCCTCATGACCAACAACACCAGCCTCGACGCCGTCACCACCGTGAAGCGCCGCGGCCGCCGCGTGCGGAACCCCGTCGTCTTCCGCCAGGGGTCCGTCCCGCTGCTGCTCATCTTCGAGTCCCGCAAGAAGATGGGCGTGTACCGCGAGGACGTCTCGAAGCCCGCGGCCGACAACGCCTACACGGCCATCGGGGACAACGTGGTCCTCGCCAGCAAGTACGCGGGCCTCAACCTGCTCGACGTCCACTCGCCCTCCAACTCGATGACGCTCAGCGCCGTCTACGGCGTGAAGGAGGGCGAGCTCCACAAGCTGAGCAACGACAAGGAGCTGACCGAGTACCAGAAGAGCGCGCTGAAGGACCCCATCCGCATGGACGAGTTCAACAACCTCTTCGAGAGCGTGAAGAAGAGCATCCCGCTGACCAACATCTCCATCGTGAACGAGTAATTACGGCGGATAAATGAGCGCGCCGCGGCCGCTGATCCTGACGCCGGTCTTCGTGGAGCCGACCATCAAGCACACGCTCCTGCGCGAGACCCGGTACACCGGCCTGGTGGTCCTGGAGCTGATCGTGGCCGTGCTGCTGCTCCTCATCTTCTTCCGGACCGAGCTGGGGTCCGTCTTCTCGCGCGCGGCCAGCGCCCCGGACCCCCTGGAGCGGTTCCGGAAGGCGCGGCTGGAGTGCGCCGCCGACGGGGGGCTGATGATCGCGGGCCTGGGCGCGCGTCCGCGCCCCGCGCTGGCCGGGGACGGGCGCCCCATCCGGCCGGCGGACTGCGCGGCCGTTTTACGATCAGTAAATAATGGACCACTCGCAGTATCTCTTGACGATGTTCTTCGAGGAGAGTAACTCCTTCTTCGCGTACCTCGCGGCGCAGGAGGACGACGCCGCCATGGACGACGTGGCCACGGTCGTGCGGCACCTGGACGTGCTGCTGCACCTGCTGCTGCGCGGCAAGGAGAAGCTGGAGGCCATCGGGCACTGCTACGAGCCGCTGTCCGAGGACGTCACCGCGCTCTTCGAGTTCCGGAACATGCGCGAGCTGCGCCGCGTGCTCGACCGCGCGTCCGGGCCCGCGGCCGAGGGGCGCGTGGCCATCCGCCGCGGGTACCTGACCGACTTCGCCGTCAGCCTGGTCCGGCTGGCCGCCGACGCGCGCTTCGACCCGCCGCCGATGGTGCGATACCTGGACCCGCGGAACGACCCCGTGCTGGCGGGCGTGGTCTCGCTGCTGCGTACGGACGACAAATCTAAAAATAAAGAATCTACCTCTGAAAGTAGCGCGAGGAAATAATCGGTCTAAATGAACGCCGAGCACATGGACCGCCCCTACATCTACTTCGACCAGCTGGACGGCACTCGCGACTATGACAGCGAGAAGGAGGCCTCCCGCAAGTCGGAGCGCATGCCCTCACAGGGTCAGCTCAAGCTGCTCCTGGGGGAACTGTTCTTCTTGAGCAAGCTGCAGCGGTACGGGCTCCTCGACGGGTCCAACATCGTCTACGTGGGCTCCGCCCCCGGGACGCACATCCGCTTCCTGCGGGACCACTTCGCGGACCTCGGGGTGACGCTCAAGTGGACGCTGATCGACGGCCGCCGCCACGACGGCTCCCTCCGCGGGCTGCGGGACGTCACGCTGGTGACGCGCTTCGCCGACGAGGAGTACACGCGCTCGCTGCGGAGGCACCTGCGGGGCGCCCGGGTGATCCTGATCTCGGACGTGCGCTCCAAGCGCGGCGGGGACGAGCCCAGCACCGAGGACCTGCTCCGCGACTACGCGCTCCAGAACACCATCGTCAGCATCCTCAACCCGGCGGCCTTCAGCCTGAAGTGGCGGTGCCCGTTCCCGGGCCAGTGGGTCCGCGACTTCTACGTGCCCTGCGGCAAGGAGATGCTGCAGGCCTTCGCGCCCCCCTACTCCGCGGAGCTGCGGATCCTCAGCATCAGCACCGGCGAGCCCGTGAAGCTGCGGTGCATCAACCTCGACACGGCCTCAGATTATGAAAAGAAAATGTTCTTCTTTAATGACGTCGTCCGTCGTCGGGTCGTGGTCAACTTCGACTACCCCAACCAGGAGTACGACTACTATCACATGTATTACCTGCTGAGGAACGTCTTCTGCGAGAAGGAGTTCCCCAGCACCAAGGCCAAGGTCCTGTTCCTCCACCACAAGATCTTCAAGTTCCTCAACATCCCCCTCTCCCCCACGGAGCGCCTGCGCGATGAACCCGTACAACGTCCGCTACCTAGCAAAGATCCTGTGCCTGAAGGCGGAGATCGTGCGCGACCCGTACGCGGTGATAAGTAGGGACGTGCTGGGCAAGTACACGATCGAGACGCGGTACAGCGACCTGAGCACCCGGGTCACGGTCACGCACAAGGTGGACGCCAGGGTCACGGTGTTCCAGGTTTTCAACGAGGCGTCGGTTTCGTACTCCCCCGTGGAGCACGACTACGGGGAGCCGATCATCATCACGGCCTTCACCCAGTCGGGGCACAACCGGTTCCCGGTGAGCTTCCTCTACGTGGACGCGGTCTCGTCCGACCTCTTCCCCACGTTCTCCCGGCTCACCCCGAAGGAGACGGCGGTGGTGTCCACCATGCTGCAGGTGGACGGGAAGGAGCAGCTGCGGCTGCCCCGGATGCTGGAGACGGAGCTGGTGGCCAAGATCCTGCACCACCCCAACCTCCAGCTGAAGATCGTGCGCTTCTACCGGCGCAACATGATCACGGGGATTGAGGTGGCGGACCGCGCCGTGGTGGCGGTCCTGGAGTAGTCACCGGCACGCGACCACGACCAGCGCGGCCACGGCCGCCAGCGCCACGGGCAGCCAGGCCGGGCGCAGCAGCGGGAGCACGATCTCCTGGTTCAGGTACGAGGTCTGGAACCGGGCGACGCGCGCCTCGAGCGAGCCGCACGCGTTGTGCACGTTCAGGCGGCCGTTCACCAGCGCCACGTCCCCGAGGGACACGGTGCAGTCCGAGACGTTGCACCTAGAGATGTTTTTCTTCAGCGCCGCCGGGAGCATGGCGTCCGCGCGCTTGCATGGCTCGTACCAGCAGTAGTACGGCAGCAGCGTGTCCCGGCCGATCCGCACCACCGAGCTGTCCGGGTGCAGGCAGAGGCAGCGCGGGTCGGCGGGGTGCGCGTCGCAGAAGGCGTAGATCTCCTCGTCGGTGAGGTCGCGCCGCGGCTGCGCCGGGCGGAGCCGCGCGGCCGCGCTGACCGCCATCGATTTATAGCGCGTAAATAGCAACCGCCCGGTCGGCCCGGGGGCAGGGACGCGGTCCGCGACGCCGGCGACCCGGGTTCGCGCCCGCAAAACTGAACTCCTATTCCGACGAGTGGACCCGCTCCTTTACGGAATCCTCAAAGGATATCAAAAATGGCAGTCATCGCTCGCGTGTCCTACAGCCTGTACACCCAGAATGAGATCAACGCCACGGACGTGCTCATCAACCACGTCAAGAACGACGACGACATCGGCACCGTCAAGGACAGCCGCCTGGGCGCCATCGACGGCGCGCTCTGCCGCACCTGCGGCCGCACGGAGCTGGAGTGCTTCGGGCACTGGGGCAAGGTGCGCCTCTACGAGACGCACGTGGTGAAGCCCGAGTACATCGGCGAGGTGATCCGCATCATGAACCACATCTGCGCGCGCTGCGGACTGCTGCGGTCCCGGGAGCCGTACGCGGTGGAGGACCTGGGGTCCATGTCGCTGCACGCGCTGCGGCGCCTGAAGGACCGCGTCTTCTCCAAGAAGAAGTCGTGCTGGAACAGCAAGTGCATGCAGCCGTACCAGAAGATCGCCTTCTCCAAGAAGAAGGTCTGCTTCGTGAACAAGTCGGACGAGGGCTGCGTGCCGAACGCGCTGCTCTACCAGAAGCTGACGGGCATCCACCGCCGCTTCTGGCCGCTGCTGGAGATCCACCAGGACCCGGCGAACCTGTTCTTCAAGGGGTTCTTCCCGGTGCCGCCCGTGATCATCCGCCCGGCCATCAGCTTCTGGATCGACAGCGTCCCCAAGGAGACCAACGAGCTGACCTACCTGCTGGGGATGATCGTCAAGTACTGCAACATGAACGCGGAGGAGCACGTCATCCAGAAGGCGGTCATCGAGTACGACGACATCCGGATCATCTCCAACAACACCACCAGCATCAACCTCTCGTACATCACCTCCGGCAAGAACAACATGATCCGCAGCTACGTGGTGGCCCGGCGCAAGGACCAGACGGCGCGGTCCGTGATCGGGCCCGACACCTCGCTCACCATCAACGAGGTCGGCGTGCCGGACTACGTGCGGAACACGCTCACTGAGAAGGTCTTCGTCAACGCCTTCTCCGCCCGGGAGGTCCGGGAGCTCTTCGCCCGCAACGAGATCAAGTTCTACTTCAACAAGCGGCTGGGGCAGCTGACGCGCATCCGGCCCGGCAAGTTCATCAAGAACAAGATCCACATGCTGCCCGGGGACTGGGTGGAGGTGGCGGTCCGCGAGCGCAGCAGCATCATCTTCGGGCGGCAGCCGTCCCTGCACCGGTACAACGTCATCGCCTCCTCCATCCGCGCCACGCCCGGCGAGACCATCAAGATCCCGCCGGGCATCGCCAACTCCCAGAACGCTGACTTTGACGGCGACGAGGAGTGGCTGGTGCTCGAGCAGAACCCCAAGTCGGTCATCGAGCAGAGCATCCTCATGTACCCGACCACCATCTTCAAGCACGACGTGCACGGCGCGCCGGTCTACGGCGCCATCCAGGACGAGATCGTGGCCGCGTTCACGCTCTTCCACACCACGGGGCTCACGGCGGACGCGGTCCTCAACATCCTGGGCAAGTACGGCCGCGACTTCGTACCCGACGGGCGGGCGACGTACACCGGCCGCGACATCTACCGGTACCTGATCGGCGAGCGCGTCAACTTCCCGGGCGTGCTCCGGGACGGCGAGATCATCAGCGAGAACGTGGACAGCAACTACGTGGTGGCCATGCGGCACATGTCGCTGGCCGGGCTCATCTCCGACTTCACCTCGAACGTCGAGGGCGTGGACTTCATCAACCGCTCCTCCTACGTCTTCAAGCGGTTCCTGCAGATTTACGGCTTCGGCGTCACCTTCCGCGACCTGCGCCCGAACTCCGAGTTCACGGACCGGCTGCACGCCCTGAACATCGAGAAGATCGAGCTGATCAAGGAGGCGTACCGGCGCTACCTCGACGACGTGCGCGACGGGAAGGTGCTCCCGATGTCCGCGGCGGAGGAGGCGGACGCCGTCGACACCATGCTCTCCAACCTCACCAACCTCAACGTGCGCGAGATCGAGGAGTACATGCGCCAGGAGCTGCGCGTCCGGCCCAACAACAACCTGCTGCGGATGGCGAAGGCGGGCTACAAGGTGAACCCCACCGAGCTCATGTACATCCTGGGCACCTACGGGCAGCAGCGCGTGGACGGGGACCCCGCCGAGACGCGCGTGCTGGGCCGGGTCCTGCCGTACTACCTGCCCGACTCGCGGGACCCGGAGGGGCGCGGGTACATCATCAACTCGCTCACGCAGGGGCTGACGGGCTCGCAGTACTACTTCGCCATGCTGGTGGCGCGGTCACAGTCCACGGACATCGTCTGCGAGACCTCGCGCACGGGCACGCTGGCGCGCAAGATCATCAAGAAGATGGAGGACGTCGTCGTCGACGGCTACGGCCAGATCGTGTACAACAACGTCCTCCTGAAGTACGCCGCCAACTACACCAAGATCGCGGGGTCCGTGTGCAAGCCGGTGGAGCTCATCTTCCCCGACGAGTCCATGACCTGGTACCTCGAGATCAGCGCGCTCTGGGAGAAGATCCGGCACGGGTTCGTGTACGCGCAGCGCCAGAAGCTGGCGCGGAAGACGCTGGCGCCGTTCAACTTCCTGGTCTTCGTGGAGCCCTCCCCGGAGAGCGAGGCGCTGAGCCCCAAGGAGCTCTACGGCATCATCAAGAACGTCATGGACGACGTGCGGGACAAGTACTTCTTCGGCATCGCCAACGTGGACTTCATGGAGTACGTCTTCCTCACGCACCTGAACCCCTCGCGGATCCGGCTCTCGCGGGCCACCGTGGTGCGCGTCTTCGAGAAGCTCTACGAGAAGCTGAACTTCACGCTCGGGGGCGGCACGCCCATCGGGGTCATCTCCGCGCAGGTGCTCAGCGAGAAGTTCACGCAGCAGGCGCTCTCCAGCTTCCACACCACGGAGAAGAGCGGCGCGGTCAAGCACAAGCTCGGCTTCAACGAGTTCAACAACCTGGCCAACCTGAGCAAGAACCGCGCGGAGATCATCACGCTCATCTCCGAGGACCCGGAGAAGCTGCGCACGGTCAAGGTCAACTTCGAGTTCGTCTGCCTGGGCGAGCTCCGGCCCGAGATCGCCGTGCACGACCGCGGGGACCACTACGAGGTGACCATCGCGGTCAACCGGCTCTACATCAAGCGGGCGGAGCTCACGGAGCTGGTGGTGGAGCACATGATCGAGCGCTTCGTCTCCTTCAGCGTGCTGGTGCGCGAGTGGGGCATGGAGACCTCGATCCTCGACGAGCACACGGTGCAGTACTCGGTGCTGCTGCGGTTCGTCGAGCCCGCCGCGCTGAACATGAACCAGTTCATGATGGTGCTCCCGGGGGCCGCCAACAAGGGCAAGATCAGCAAGTTCAAGATCCCCATCGCGGAGTTCCGCGGACACGACGACTTCGACCGCACCCGGAAGCTGCACAAGATCACGGTGGAGCTCACCAACCTCAAGGAGCTCGGCGTCTTCGACCTGGAGAACGTGAACGTGATCCCGGGCGTGTGGAACACCTTCGACGTCTTCGGGATCGAGGCCGCCCGCGGCTACCTCTGCGAGGCCCTGCTCAGCACCTACGGGGAGGGCTTCGACTACCTCTACCAGCCCTGCGACCTGCTCTCCACGCTGCTCTGCTCCAGCTACGAGCCCGAGTCCGTGAACAAGTTCAAGTTCTGGTCCGTCAGCGCGCTGAAGCGGGCGACCTTCGGCGACAACAAGGCGCTGCTGAACGCCGCGCTGCACAACCGCACGGAGCCCGTGAACGACAACAGCAGCTGCCACTTCTTCAGCAAGGTGCCGCGCGTGGGCACGGGCTACTACCGCTACTTCGTGAACCTGGATCTGCTCCTGCGCATGGAGCGCAAGCTGGCCGCGCAGATGGCGGAGCGGAAGGTGGAGGAGCTGGTGACGCACGCCGAGGACTTCTAGGCGGCGGCTTCGGTCGTTTGTTAGTTTTCTCGGTTATCGCGTGTTTTTGTATCCAAGTTGAAAGAGGAACGGGGTGATATTCGTAGGGGAAGATGGAGAAAGCGTGGTGCGTGCTGGTGGCGCTGCTGGCGGTCGCGGGATGCGCGAACGCCGGCATTCTGGAGACCAAGTGCACGTACACGCGGCACCGCCTGCCGGGCCAGCAGGGCCACATGCTGTGCGAGATCTCCTTCAACGAGTTCGTCATCCTCCGCGAGAAGGGTAACGTCATGAGCCGCTACCGCGAGGAGCCCGGGTCCTCCTGGGTCAACGTCTCCGACCCCACCTTCCAGCACCTCTCCGTGAGCCTGAGCACCATCAAGGCCGACCTGATCGAGACCTCCGACCTCCTCTTCCCCAAGTACTACCACGACGACATCTCCGAGCACTTCGGCTGCGTGCTGAACTGGGAGAACAACTACGGCTTCGACGTCTTCAGCATCTCCATGCCCGGCTACAAGCCCGCCGAGATGGTCTTCTTCGACAAGGACAAGCGCGATTACGTGGTGCCCGGGGGCCAGCCCGCCGCCGGCGTCTGGGACAAGGACTGGCACGGACACCGCCGCCACAAGGGGATCATGGCCCGGTACCTGAAGTTCAGGTGCGAGGCCCTCTTCACCTGGCTGGACAAGCTCAGCCGGAAGCACCAGGACAAGGTGCGCCAGCCCGCCGGCCCGAAGAAGGTCGAGGTGAAGCTCTTCGACAAGCCCGAGAAGGACATGATCCGCATGAAGTGCAGCGCCGACGGCTACTTCGCCCGCGACGTCCTCCTGGCCTGGTTCAACGGCACCCGGGAGATGGAGACGATGTTCCCCACCTACCCCACGCCCGACAACGTGGCCAAGTTCTACCACGCCAAGTGGGACTCCGCCACCAAGTTCTACGGGCACGCCTCCACCGTCTCCCCGGCCATCCACAAGAACGAGGCCGACTGCGTCAAGTGCATGGTGGTCGCCGGGTACAACAGCCACCACAAGTACATGTGCTCCGACTGCGAGCGCCCGGAGCACCACCCTCCCTGCCCCGGGGAGCGCGACCCGTACGCGGAGACCTGGTGAGGGCGCCGGAGCCCGAGAGACCGAGGGGCGGGTGGGCCGTCCCGCCCCTACTTCTTTTTGTCGTCGCCGCGTGCGAGCACGTAGTGTTCGATGAGCTGCCGTCGGAAGGATGGGTTCTCCACGAACGCGCCCCGCTGCTCCCGCAGTCCGTGGTAGACGTAGAGGAAGTAGACGAAGGGGGACACGCTGCGCGGGCGGCGGTGCAGCAGGTAGGCCATGATCATGACGCCGCTCCTGTTGACCCCGGCCACGCAGTGGACGAGCACGGGCGAGCACTGCCGCTCGCAACGGTCCAGGAAGGCGACGACCTCGTCGAAGTACTTGCGGACGTCGCTGGACTCGTCGTCCACCAGCGGTATGTGCACCACCGTCACGTGGGGCTGGTTCTTCAGCGTGTACCGCTCGGTGGTGAGGTTGAGCACGTAGCGGAACGCGACGCCGGAGGCGGCGATGCCCATCGCGTCCTTGTAGTTCCCCAGGTACACGTTCTCCGTGATCCGGGTCATGCCCCGCGGCGACCTGGCGCGGGGCAGCTGGCCCGTCGACTTCAGGAGCAGCCCCTCGTAGATGTTTTTCCCATCCATTTAGATGATACAAATGGGGGATCGCACCACCCTCTCGGTCCACGGGCTGGATTTAGAATACGCGCGCGAGCGGGAGGCGGAGAGCGTCCACGCCGCGCGCGCGTCTACGCTCTGCTTCTTCGTGCTGGTCCTGGCCGCCAGCGCGGTGCTCCTGTGGCTGCAGGTCTCCGACAACGGCGTGGTGACGGAGCTCACGCGGTACGCGCGGATCAAGGAGTCGGTGCGCGGGCTGCGGCCGCTGGTGCAGGGGAAGGCCGACATGGAGAGCGACCGCGGGCGGCAGCTGGCCGCCAACAACAAGTCCCTGCTGGACTTTCACTGCGTGGACTTCGGCGCGTACTACCTCCCCACCCGCCTGGACAAGTCCACGTTCCTGCCGCAGGCGGTCCGGCGGGGCGAGGGGGACGGGTGGATGGTGACCAAGGCGGCGCCCAACGACGTGGCGGCCAAGCAGTTCTGCGAGTACGTGCTGCGCACCCGCTCCGACAGCGTCATCACGTGCGGGCCCGAGATGATGCGGGAGCTGGGGTACAGCGGCTACTACGAGGGCCCCCACTGGTGCGCCGCCTTCCACGACCTGCTCAAGTAGGCCCTCAGACGACGGCGGTCACCAGGATGCCCATCAGGAACCACGGGAGCCGGTAGCTGACGTCGAAGACGATCATCAGCAGGAGCAGCGCGATGATGACGACACCCACCACGTTGATCTCGAAGAGCCCGAAGACGGAGACCAAGGGCGTGGAGAGCGCGTAGGCCATGTCCGGGAAGCGCTTGGAGAGCCAGGTCAGCGCGCGGTTCCAGAGGCAGGGCCGCGTGACCTGCGCGCGCCGCACGGCCTTCAGGCGGACGTCGCTGTAGACGTAGGACCGCGCATCCGAGAGCGTGTGGCGCACCAGGCCCATGTCCCGCTCCAGGCGCGCCATCTCGAACCCGATCCCCGTGTGCAGGCCCCCGGAGTCCACGATCTCCTTGGCCAGCCGGTGGGCCGCGCTGACGCGGATGATGTACGCGGACGCGTTGAAGACCACGCCCGACTGGTAGGAGACCAGCGGCGGATTCTCGGAGAGCATGGTGTACGAGGTCGTGGCGGTCACGCTCGAGGTCAGCTCCATGATGTCGATGCCCTTGCTGCCCATGGCCTCGACCAGCGGCTCGAAGACGTCGGTGTCCAGCACGGTGTTGTGGTCCTCCAGCACCACGATGAAGTCGTCGTTCGGCGGCTCGTCGCCGTCCCGGGTCTCGGGCCGCGTGCCGTTGGCGTACTGGGGGTCGCCCACGTGCTCCCAGAGGCTGAGGTGCCGGATGACGCGGTCGATGGACTCCGCGGTGCACATGGAGCGGCACGTCCAGTTGAAGTAGCGCTGCATGTCGTCGTTGTTGGGGTGCACGTTCCAGGTAGTGACCATCACCGGCTTGGGCGGCCCGTCGCCGCCGCGCGGGTTGCGGCCGCCGTCCTGGCCCGGTGCCGGGGGCGCCTGGGGCGGGGGCGGGTTCGGGCCGTTCTGGGTGTTGACCAGCCCCGGGACATTGGGCAGGACCTCCACTTCCGGTCTCTGCACCAGGGGCACGATGAAGACTTGCACGGGAAGAGGGGGCTTACTCGCCATTTAGTTATTAAAATTAATCATATACAGCTCCCGTATCCGTGGGATATTTTCCTCGATCCACTGCGGCACGTCCTCCACGTACCCGGCGAGGAAGACGAAGAACGCGAACTCGAGCTCCTCGCGGTCGAGCGAGTCGCTGAAGTAGACGAAGACGTTGCTGCCGGGGAGCATGATGTCCCGGAGCATGTTGTAGCCGTTGACCTTGTACTGCACGTGCTCGTGGTCCAGGAGCGTGTCGTAGAACGGGAACGGGTCGCCGAAGCGGAAGAGGTAGAAGGCCTGGTTCGAGTAGAAGTACTTGAGCGTGTTGGTGACGAACAGGCTCTTCAGCGGGATGATGATCTTCTTGTGCTCCATCTCCACCTTGAGGTGGGTGTCGTGGAAGGTGGGGTTGGTGGCGTTGGTGTCGTGGACGCGCATGAGCACGCTGCCGGGGGCGTCGTAGATCTGGCGGAACTGCTCCTTGAGCGCGTCCGTCCGCGTGACGGCGGGCACCGGCCGCGTCGGCGGGGGCGGCGCGCCGGGCTCGGGCGCCGGCAGCGCCCGCGCGCCCAGGGCCGTGCTCGGGAAGAACTCGATCGCGGCGGCGGGCGGCTCCGGCACCCGGCTCTCCACGTCGTAGGTCGGCCGCGCCGCGGACCGCTGGATGGACACCAGCAGGTGCATCTCCCCCTCCAGGCGCTGCAGGTGCGCCACCAGCTCCTCGGGCATGATGCTGGTGTACACGTTCGTGAAGAGCACGATGGTGTCCAGCGCGCCCTTCTCGCAGATGCGCGTCTTGACCAGGAAGTCGTAGATGATGACGGAGATGGCGTACTTGAGCGTGGACTCGTCCACCTCGCGCTTCTTGGCCCGCATGTACGAGAGGATGAAGTCGGCGCTGCTGTTGAGCACGATCACCAGGACGACGATGTAGTTCAGGTTCAGGATCTTGGCGGAGTAGAAGAGCTCGGACGAGGAGACGTGGATGTCGAAGAGGTTGGCGGCCAGGCGCAGGAAGAAGACGCCGCGCTTGATCTCCGCGGTGAAGCGCTTCTCGTACTCCTGGCGCCGCGAGTTGATGCTGATCAGGAAGTTGAGGATGAGCCGGTTGATGTTGTACTTGGCGACCCAGGTCTGCGACTTCATGATCGTGTCGAAGGACATGATGATGTTGAAGATGAAGCGCTGGCTGTGCACGAAGTAGCTGTAGGGCTCGCTGAGGAAGATGGACTTGTTGAACGTGGACACGATGATGGTGTTCTTGACCACGTCCGCCGCGTCGAGGTTGAAGGCCGGCACGCTGACGCCGCAGATGTTGCAGAAGGCGAGCCCGTCCTCGTAGAAGAGGAACTCGGCGGCGAAGCTGTTGACCTTGGCGAAGTAGTCGATGTCCACGCGCAGCGCCTCCGCGAGCCGGATCTGGTGCTCGCAGGGCGCGGACTCCAGCCGGATCTCCTCCGCCCAGGACGCGGGCTCCTCCACCTCGATCCGCGGCAGCCGGGCGGCCGGGCTGAACTTGGGCTCCGGCACGTGGATGAGGTCCAGGAAGAGGTCGCAGAGGTGGTAGCTGGAGAGGAAGAGGTAGCTGTAGAGCGGGCGGTTGCGCAGCCGCGGGATGATGACCCGGCCCCAGTCGGAGAGGCTGTTGTTGTGCTCCTCGGAGAACGAGTTCTTGTACACCTTGCCGGTCTCGTGGAGGAAGACGTACTTGACGTCCAGGTAGTCCTTGATGACGATGGGCACCTCGAGCCCGTCCACGTGGTAGCAGTAGACGTAGCGCACGTTGAACTTGCGCTTGGAGATGGGGATGCCGATGTGGCGGCAGAGGTACGCGAAGTCCAGGTACTTCTTGGAGAAGCGCAGCTGGTCGATGTTCTTGGAGACGTAGGCCAGCAGGTCGCGCATGTTGAACGGGATCTCGACCACGTCCGGCTCCACGGTGGCGTCGAAGGAGGAGACGAGGTCGCTCGTCCGGTAGTTGATGGCGACGTCCCCCGGCGAGTCGTGGTTCACCAGGACGCTGACGCGGCGCTGGCGGATGTACATGTCCAGCGTGTTGAAGAAGATGTCGTAGAGGTTGCAGGTCATGTCGTCCGTGATGCGCTCCCCGACCGGCAGGCTGGAGGTGGCGTCCTCGCGCACGTTCTTCTCGAACTTGTACCCGATGTAGGAGAAGATGGAGACCAGCGTCTGGTCGTCCGCGTCCGCGTTCTGCTCGATGGTCGCGTACAGGAGCCGGATGTCCTCGTCCGTGATCGCGGAGACGTTGTAGAGGTTCACCACGAAGATGCTCTTGTTCCGCGCGATGAAGTCCGCGTGGGACTTGGGCCCGGTGTTCGGGTCCGCGAGGTACTCCCGGATCTTGGGGATGATGTTCAGCAGGATGGCCTCCTTGGAATCCATTTAAGACCCACAACTGTGCGCGGAAAGCGCCGCGCGGGCGCGATCGGGCGCCACCGCGCCTCCGGGCGCAAAATTGAAATCATACCTGTACCGTTGCAAATCGGGAGATATTGAAGAGTCGAGGATACATCAAATCCGGAATGTCCTGGTCCATCAACACCTCCGGCGGCAGCTTCCAGACCCTCGAGGAGCTGAGGGCCCACCTCAAGTCCAGCACCGAGGCCGTGGCCCCGCTCGAGGACGAGGACATGGACGAGCTGATTCCGGACAGCCTCTCGCCGCCCTGCCGTTCCTCGCGTGGCAAGAAGGCCGCCGAGTCGCCCCGCGACAAGAAGGCGCGGAAGCCCGCGGTCCGCAAGCCGCGCAAGAAGGAGGAGCGCCAGGAGGTCAGCGAGCCGGAGCCCGACCCCGAGCCCGAGGTGACGGTCGAGGACGAGGTCGGCCGCGAGAGCGACGACGAGACGGAGGAGCGCGAGGAGCGCCGCGTCCGCAGCCACTGCGAGGATGAGGCGGCCTCCGACCCCGAGCCGATGGGCGACATCCCCGACATGAACCTCGTGGTGGAGGGCATCGTCAAGGACCTGAAGCGGATGAACACGCGCCTGAGCGCCGTCTGCACCGTGATGGAGGACGTGCAGGCGCAGCAGGTCTCCCGCCAGTACACCACCCTGATCCGCCACGTGGAGCACCTGCAGTCCCTCGCCTACGGGGGGCAGCAGAGCGTCGCGCGCGGCGGCAAGCGCCGGGCGGCCCCCAAGAAGAAGTAGACTTTAGAAATCCGCCGGAATAAATGCGCGGATTGTTTCTCAGGAACGGCAAGCTTTTTTTCGACAAGGAGTGCACGCGGGCGGTCCCCAACAGCAACCCCGCCTACGAGGTCCTCAAGAACGTGCGCATCCCGCCCCACCTCACGGACGTCGTGGTCTACGAGCAGACCTACGAGCAGGCGCTCGGCGGCCTGATCTTCGTCGGCACCGACGCCAAGGGGCGGCGGCAGTACTTCTACGGCAAGATGCACGTCCAGCGGCGCAACGCCGGCCGCGACCGCGTCTTCGTGAAGGTCTTCGAGGTCATCGGGCGCATCCGCGCCTTCATCGACAAGTACATCGACGACCGGGACGAGAAGCGCCGCGACGACATGCAGCTGGCCGTCTTCATGCTGATGGAGACCAGCTTCTTCATCCGCCTCGGCAAGATGCGCTACCTCAAGGAGAACGACACCGTGGGCCTGCTCACGCTCAAGAACAAGCACGTGGTCCGCGACGGCAACCGCGCGCTGCTCGTGCGCTTCGTGGGCAAGGACAAGGTCACCCACGAGTTCACCGTGCGGGCGGCGGACCGGCTCTACGAGCCGCTGGCCCGCCTGCACGTGGAGTCCAGCCCCGAGGCGTTCCTCTTCAACCGCCTGAACGAGAAGCGGATCTACGAGTTCGTGCGCCGCTTCGGCATCCGCGTCAAGGACCTCCGCACCTACGGCGTCAACTACACCTTCCTCAGCAACTTCTGGTCCAACGTCAAGTCGCTGGACCCGCTGCCGCCCCTGAAGCGCCTGATCTCGACCTCCATCGCGCAGACGGCCGAGTCCGTGGGGCACACCCCGGCCATCTCGCGGCACGCGTACATGGCCACCACGGTGCTGGAGCTGGTGCAGGACAAGGCCATCCTGGAGGCCATCGCCGAGAAGGACTTCGACGAGTTCCTCGACATGGTGGTGGGGTATGTAAAGAACAGAGAAGTTGCGTAAATAAATGGACGAGCGGCTGCGCGTCCTGGCCGGGAGCGTCTTCGGGGGGGAGCTCTCGACCGTCGACATCATGGCGCTGAAGGCCGCGCTGCTGGACCGCCGCCCCGCGGAGCGCGTGCTCTGCGCCGACGAGGGCGGGCGCCTGGTGCTGGACCTGGACTACGGGGACTGCCGCGCCTCCGAGTACCTGGACCTGCGCCTCCGCGGCCTCGACGACGGCGAGCGCCGCGCCCGCGCGCCCGAGATCGCGCGGCTGCTGACGGAGGCGGGGCTGGTGGCCGACGCGCCCGCGGACGCCGTCCGGCGGTCCCCGCTGCTGCGCCGGGTGCAGCGCCTGTACCGGAAGGGCGGGGACCTGCGCGAGACCGCGCGGGTGCTCGAGCGCATGCGGGCCCGCGGCGTCGACCCCGAGTTCGTCAAGGAGTCGCTCTTCCGCCGCCCGTGAAATGGAAAAATCATAAGCATTGATATACAAACCAAGCCATGGACGCGACGCCCGAGCACCCCCTCTCCGAGTTCCTGGGCGAGCTGGCGCGCGCCGCCGCGGAGGTGGCCGCGGAGCCGGCCGCCGTCGACGTGCACCACGAGCTGGAGCTGGTCTTCATCCGCCCGCCGCTCGCGGCGCTGGGCGCCATCGTCGGCCTCGCCACGGAGCAGACCTCCTACGTGCTCTTCACGGTCTCGTCCCGCGACGGCGTCAAGCTCCGCGTCAAGCTGCCCATGTCGCGCGTCCACGGGCTCGACGCGAAGAACGTGCAGCTGGTGGACGCCGTCGACGACATCATCTGGGAGAAGAAGACGCTGGTCTCCCAGCGGGAGCTGGCGGGCGGCGCGTGCCTGCTGCGGCACTCGACGGAGGAGCGCCACATCTTCGTCGACTTCAAGAAGTTCGGGTCCTCCATCAAGCTGGAGCTGGTGAACCTGATCCGCATCAGCGCGCGCAACATCGTGACCGACTTCAAGTTCAAGTACTTCCTGGGCTCGGGCACGCAGGCCAAGAGCTCGCTGCTGCACGCGCTCAACCACCCCAAGTCCCGGCCCAACGCCACCCTGGAGTTCGAGGTGCTGCGGCGCGACGCGGACGCCACGGCCGAGCAGCTGGCGGAGGAGCTGACCACGGTGGCGCGCGCCATCTTCATGGCGCACCCGGACAACGTGTTCCTGGTGCCGCCCGTGCGCGACCCCATCCGCACGCACATGCTGAAGAAGCAGAACATCCTCTCGCTGGAGCTGCAGGGGCTCTACGCCACCTCCAAGACGGACGGCGTGGCCGCCACCGTGCGCGTGGACGCCTCGGGTGTGTACTGCTTCTTCAACCACCTGGGGTACGTGATCCGGTACCCGGCGCTGCGCGAGGTCGAGGAGCCCGTGGTGCTCTTCGGCGAGGCCGTCCGCAGCGCGGAGGACCGGCGCTGGCACGTGCACCTGATCAAGCTCGTCGCGCCGACGCTGGAGAGCCGGCTGGAGGAGCACGAGTTCGTGGAGCGGCGCATGGAGGGGCTCTGCGACCGCGTGGTCTTCCGCGCGAAGCGGTTCATGGGCCCGTTCGCCTCCGTCTCCGAGCTCACGGACATGCTGACGGAGGAGCTGCCGAAGCAGGAGGAGGGCGTCGTGCTCTTCTACGCCAGCGGCGAGGCCCCGGACATGAAGATCAAGAAGGACAACACCGTGGACCAGGCCGTGAACGTCACCTTCCGGTACATGTCCAGCGAGCCCGTCATCTTCGGCGACAAGGCCACCTTCGTGGAGTACAAGCGCTTCAGCGACGAGCGGGGCTTCCCGCGGGAGCACGGGTCCGGCCGCATCGTGATCGGGGACAGCGTCGCCTACCTCAACAACGTGTACTGCCTCAGCTTCGCGGGCACGCACGACACCGTGGGCCTGTCCCGCGTCGTGCTGCCGGTGAAGTTCGTGGCGGAGTTCTCGCACGACGGCACGCTGCTGCGCCCGCGCGTGGACAAGACCATGCGCTACCTCTACAGCTCGGGGTACTACGGCAACCAGCACTCGGTGGTCGTGGACCACCTCCGCGACCAGGCGCTGAGCGTGGGCGACGTCTTCGTCGGGGAGAAGCTGGCGGAGGCGGGCCGCAACCTGGCCAACGACGAGTTCCGCCTCAACCCCGACACCTCCTACTTCGTCAAGAACCGGACGCGGGGCCCGCTGGGCATCCTCTCCAACTACGTGAAGACGCTGCTGATCTCGCTGTACTGCTCCAAGACCTTCCTCGACAACGCCAACCGCCGCAAGGTGCTGGCCATCGACTTCGGGAACGGCGCCGACCTGGAGAAGTACTTCTACGGCGAGGTCGCGCTGCTGGTGGCCACGGACCCCGACGCGCGCGCCATCGAGCGGGGCTGCGAGCGCTACAACCGGCTCAACTCGGGCATCAAGTCCCGGTACTACAAGTTCGACTACGTCCAGGAGACCATCCGCTCGGACACCTTCGTCTCCAGCATCCGCAAGGTCTTCTACTTCGGCCGCTTCGACATCGTCGACTGGCAGTTCGCGATCCACTACTCGTTCCACCCGCGCCACTACGCCACGGTGATGCGCAACCTCTCCGAGCTGACCGCCTCCGGCTGCAAGGTGCTGATCACGACCATGGACGGGGACTTCCTCTCGTCCATCACCTCCACGCGCAGCTTCGTCATCAACCGGGCGCTGCAGGAGAGCGAGAACTTCATCTCCTTCGAGCGCATCGACGACGAGCAGGTGCTGGTCTACAACCCCTCGACGATGGCCAAGCCCATGGCCGAGTACATCGTCAAGAAGGAGGCGCTGGTGCGCGTCTTCGGCGAGTACGGCTTCGTGCTCATCGACCACGTGGACTTCGCCACGGTCGTGCGCCGCGGCCGCGCCTTCGTCGAGGGCGTGGCGCGCATGGAGACGCGCCAGTCCACCCGGAACTTCTTCGACCTGAACCGCGTGGCGCTGGCCGACATGCGGGACACCGACGTGGAGGAGCTCCTGCAGTACTACGTGGTGTACGTGTTCTCCAAGCGGTAGCCCAGCGCGGCGTCCACGGAGAGCGGGCGGTAGTAGTAGGGGAGGCGCCCCGGGGGCCCGCCGGTGTAGAACGCGTTGGCGAGCTCCACCAGCGCCATTTTTGTGTCCACGCGCGTGACGGCGTCGGCCTCCGCGCGCGGCTCATCGCCGCCGCGCACCTCCAGGGTGTCGTCGGGCTCCAGCGTCGCGAAGGAGCGCATGATGTCCTCGCAGGGGAAGAGCGCCCGCAGGACCGCGGGCCGGTGGCGGAAGAGGAACTTGGCCACCTGGAAGATGCTGTGGTTGTCGAAGCGCGCGGCGCTCTCGTAGAGGTGGACCGCGGACGGCGCGCCGTCGGGCCGCCGCTCCACCGCCAGACACCGCGCCTCCGCCAGCCGCCGCACGTCCGTGGGGAAGATCGCGCGCCTGGCGAGCCGGGCGGAGGTTTTCTCGACAAATAAATCCATGGACATTTATACGGTCAGAGACGGCGCCTACCCGCGCCCCGCCCGGCGGGCCCCGACCGAGTACTTCCTGCTCGTGGGCGACCACGACGCCTTCGTCAACGCGCGGGTGCGCGGCGACCGGCGGGCCTTCTTCGCCGAGTACTCCGTGCGCCCCGACGACCGCGGCACGCTCTGCGCGCGGCTGGTCCGCTCGAGCGCGCGGGTGCGCGGGCGCTTCATCGGCGTGGAGGACTTCCTGGGCGCGGGCTGCCCGGCGCGGTGGGCCAACGGGCTCCCGCCGGAGCCGCTGGCCGCGGGGACCGACCCCGGGGAGACGCTCGTGCGGACGGTGCTCGCGAGCGACGGCCGCCCCGGGGGCTGGCGGGGCCTGGTCTTCGCGCAGTGCCCGCCCGCGCTGCTGCCCGAGGGCGCCACGCTGGCCGGCGACCCCGTCTCCTCGCCGGACGCGCTCCTCTCGCGGCCGCGACTGGCGCTGGCGCTGGACGCGGACGCCGCCGTGCGCCGCGCGGTCTTCGCCAACGCGACGCTGCGGGCCGCCGCCAACGCCGCGGTCTCCGGGCGGGGCGCGCTGCTGGCCCTGTGCGAGCGGCTCGTGCCGCCGCGGGCGGGCGACGTCCGCACCGCGCTGGTCCGCGCCTCCGACCCGGAGGGCCTGCGCCTGGTGCGCCTCTGCCACGACCGGAACCGCCTGCGCGCCTTCGCGCTGGCCTGGTTCTTCGGGCAGACGGGCGACATGCCCGAGAAGAATGAAAAGATACTGCGTGCGTTCGCTGCCGTGTCGGAGATACTGTGACGCCATGCGCGCCGTCCAGGTCCCGGTGGCTCCGTACACCATCCTCTACCACGAGGACTGGGAGCCGATCGTCGGGCAGCTGGTGGAGGCCTACACGGAGGTGGCGCCCTGGATCCTGCGGGACAAGACCTCCCCGACGCCGGACCGCTTCTTCCTGCAGCTGCAGCGCCCGCTGCGCGACAAGCGCATCTGCATCTGCGGCATCGACCCCTACCCCAAGGACGCGACCGGGGTCCCGTTCGAGTCGCCCAACTTCTCGAAGCGCACGCTGCGCCTGATCGCGGAGGCGGCGGCGCGCGCCACGCGCACCACGGGCCGCTACATCAACTACGACGTGACGCGGGTCCGCGGGCTCTTCGTGTGGAACTACTACCTCAGCTGCCGCGAGGGCGAGACCAAGAGCCACGCCATCCACTGGGACCGCATCTCGCGGCTGCTGCTGCAGCACATCGCCCGCTTCATGTCGGTCATGTACTTCCTGGGCAAGTCCGACTTCTCCAACGTCCGGGCCCGGCTGGAGTCCCCGGTGACCGTGCTCGTGGGCTACCACCCGGCGGCGCGGGACTGCCAGTTCATCCGGGAGCGGGCGCTGGAGGTGGCGAACGTGCTGCTGGAGCTCAACGGGCAGCCCCCGGTGGACTGGACCGAGGGCTTCGTCTACGCCGGCTACTAGGCGGGGCCGGCCCGGGGGCCCGCGCCCGCGGGGCCTATTTAAACATTTTTAGTTTAGTGAAATTTTAACACGTGATCTAAATGCCTCGTGTTGTCGAAGACAATAAACACATCTTCGTGCTCAAGCGGTTGGGGGTGCCGTCGTCATGCCGGCAGCGGGAGGACTCGCGGTTCGTGGAGGTCTTCACGTGCGAAGAACTGGAGCGGTTCATCGCGAACAACCCGAAATGCACGCTCTTCGAGACACTGAGGGACGAGGAGATGTACTCCGTGGTGCGGGTCTTCGTCGACGTGGACCTGGACACGCCCATGGACGGGCCGGACTTCCTGGCGGCCATCGAGGACCTGATCCTGGAGCTGTCGGCCTTCGTGGGCCGCTTCGCCGCGCGGGAGTGCGGGGCCCAGGCCGAGGAGGTGGTGCGCCTCATGCGGTCCAACTTCTCGCTGACGCAGTCCACGGACGCGGACCGCACCAGCTTCCACCTGATCTTCCCCGACGCGTACACCACCATGGAGACGCTGATCGCCATGAAGCGCCCGATGCTGGAGTTCGCCCGCTCCTCGGACAACCCGCTCATCAAGGCCATCGACACGGCGGTGTACCGCCACAAGGCCACCATGCGCGTCGTGGGCACGCGGAAGACCCCGGACGACGAGCGCGTCCACCGGCGGCAGCCGCCCCACGAGGACATCTCCGATTACCTCTTCACCTACGTCGACCTCCACGAGAATAGCTGCTATTTTTGCCTGGAGCGGCGGCCCGAGGACGCGCTGCCGGACCGGATGTGGGACCCCGGCTACATGGCCTTCAAGGACGCCATGCGCCGCGTGACGCAGGTGCTCGTGAACGAGATCGTCAACCTCGGCGAGATCACGGAGGATAACTTCGCGACGACGCCCCTGGTCATCGACTACGTGGCGCCGTGCGCGCTGTGCCGCAAGCGCTCGCACAAGCACCCGCACCAGCTCTCGCTGGGCAACGGCGCCCTGCGCATCTTCAAGGCGGGGAACCCGCACAGCTGCAAGGTGAAGGTCATCATGATCGAGGGCAACCGGCTCTTCACCATCGCGCAGCGCATCGTGGAGGCGAACGTGATCCACTTCACGGAGCGCGGCGACTACATCGTCTGGATGCGCGGCGCCTGGCGCTTCAACACGGAGGAGCCCTCCATCACCAAGCTCGTGCTCGGCATGCGCGACAGCCTGCCCGGGGAGTACGGACCCGACCTGCTCTGCCCGCGCAAGCGCAAGGTGGTGGAGAGCAACATCCGCGACATGCTCGTGGACCCGGTGGACACCGACACGCACGCCGACAAGCTGCCGTTCAGCAACGGCGTGATGGACCTCCCGACGGGCACGTTCCACACGGGCGACGCCGCCAAGGAGTTCCTGTGCACGGTGAGCACCGGGTACCGGCTCCCGGAGCAGGCCCTGGCGCCCGAGTCCCTCTCCCCCGCCCTGGAGGAGCTGGAGAGGATCATCGACGACATCCAGCCCCCGACCCCGGAGAACGCGGAGAACCGCGCGCTCTACGAGCGGACGCTCTCCAGCTGCCTCTGCGGCACCACCAAACCCTGCCTCGTCTTCTTCTTCGGGGAGACGGCCACGGGGAAGTCCACCACCAAGCGCCTGCTGATCTCGGCGCTCGGCGGGCTCTACATCGAGACGGGGCAGAGCATCCTGACGGAGATCATGGACAAGGGCCCGAACCCGTTCGTGGCCAACATGCACCTGAAGCGGGCCGTCTTCTGCAGCGAGCTGCCGGACTTCGCCTGCAGCGGCGCGAAGAAGATCCGCGCGGACAACATCAAGAAGCTGACCGAGCCCTGCATCGTCGGGCGGCCGTGCTTCTCCAACCGCATCAACAACCGGAACCACGCCACCATCGTCATCGACACCAACTACAAGCCCGTCTTCGACCGCGTCGACAACGCGCTCATGCGCCGGGTGGCGCTGGTGCGGTTCCGGACGCACTTCGCGACCTCGAACGACGGGGGCGTCGCCGCCGCGGCCGCCGCCAAGAACGAGGCCTACGACGACGTCAAGCCCCTGGACGAGAGTCTGGACCGGAAGATCCAGCGGAACTACTTCAGGTTCGCCTTCCTGCACCTGCTGGTGCGCTGGTACCAGCGGCACCACGTCCCCGCGCTGCGGCTGGAGGCGACGCCCGACGCCGTGCCCGACTTCGCGTTCCAGCGGCGCGTGGGCTCGCTGCTGATCCCGAGTGGCTCCGCGCACGTGCCCATGATGCCGGAGCTCGCCAAGCTGGGGTACGTGCTGGTGGACGGGGCGGTGGGCCTGCCGGCGCACACCTTCCAGCAGCGCCTGGCCAACCACTTCAACGCGCGGGCGTACGGTCACGACATGGAGAGCTTCGTGGCGCGCCACAAGAAGTTCGGGTCCTCGAACGAGGAATACCTGGAGTACATATTCATAGAAGACGTAGCGTCTAAATGAATGTCGGGATCCGCGACCTCTTCCGGGAGCATGTCGACAGCATCCCCAACATCCTGCCTCACCAGCTGGCGACGCTGGATTTCCTGGTCCGCAGCGTGCTCGAGAAGAACCACAGCGTCCTGATATTTCACATCATGGGCTCGGGGAAGACCATCGTGGCGCTGCTCTTCGCGCTGGTGGCCTCGCGCTTCCGGAAGGTCTACATCCTGGTCCCCAACATCAACATCATGAAGATCTTCAGCTACAGCATGGACGTGGCCATCAACCTCTTCAGCGCCGACTACGTGGCCGAGAACATCTTCCTGCACTCCACCACCAGTTTCTATTCGCTCAACTACAACGACAACATCATCAACTACAACGGGCTCTCGCGCTACAACGACGCCATCTTCATCATCGACGAGGCGCACAACATCTTCGGCAACAACACCGGCGAGCTGATGACGGTCATCAAGAACAAGAACCGCGTGCCCTTTTTGCTGCTCTCGGGGTCCCCCATCACCAACACGCCCATCACGCTCTCCAACATCATCGGGCTCATGTCCGACGAGGAGATCAACTTCAGCGACATCATCGTGCAGGGCAAGAAGGTGTTCCAGATCCTGCTGAACGAGCACGGCGTGGACGTGCTCAGGCGCATCCTCCGCGGGCGCATCTCCTACTACGAGATGCCGCAGACGGACCTGCCCGAGATAGTCTACCACGGCCGCCGGTTCCTGGACACGCGCGTCATCTACTGCCACATGTCCAAGCTGCAGGAGCGCGACTACATCAACGTCCGCAAGATGTGCAACAACGAGATGTTCGAGAAGAACATGACCAACGTGTCCCTGGCCGTGCTGGGCCCGCTCAACCTCATCAACAACCTGGACATCCTCTTCCAGGACCAGGACAAGGAGCTCTACCCCAACCTGAAGATCAGCAACGGGGTGCTCTACGGGGACGAGCTGGTCTCGCTCAACATCAGCAGCAAGTTCAAGTTCTTCATCAACCGCATCTCCTCGCTGACGGGCAAGCACTTCATCTACTTCTCCAACTCCACCTACGGCGGGCTCGTCATCAAGTACATCATGCTCAGCAACGGGTACTCCGAGTACAACGGCTCGCAGGGCACCAACCCGAAGATGGTGGCCGGCCACCCCAAGACCTTCGCGATCGTGACCAGCAAGCTCAAGGCCTCGCTCGAGGACCTGCTGGCCGTGTACAACTCGCCGGCCAACGACGACGGCAGCCGCATCATGTTCCTCTTCTCCTCGAACATCATGTCGGAGTCGTACACGCTGAAGGAGGTGCGGCACATCTGGTTCATGACCATCCCCGACACCTTCTCGCAGTACAACCAGATCCTGGGGCGCTCCATCCGCAAGTTCTCGTACGCGGACGTCTCCAAGCCCGTGAACGTGTACCTGCTGGCCTCGATCTACTCCGACTTCGAGGACGAGATCACCTCGCTCGACGACTACAGCCTGGACGAGATCAACGTGCTCCCCTTCGACATCAAGAAGCTCCTCTACCTGAAGTTCAAGACCAAGGAGACCACGCGCATCTACAACATCCTCCAGGACATCTCCGACAACTACTCCATGCCGCCGCACCCCTACATCGTGGACGTGGTCCTGGGGGAGATCACCCGCCAGTTCTTCTACCACCACTCGCGCGTCAAGGTGGACGACCCCCGCCTCACGGAGGCCATCAACGCGGTGCTGAACTCCCCGGAGGCGACGCGCAAGTACATCGACTCCATCGCGGACGGGCACTTCTTCGTCTCCAACCGCGTCTTCGACAAGGCGCTGCTCTACCGCTACGGGGACGAGATCATCACCGTCCCCTTCCGCATCTCGTACGAGCCCTACGTCTGGGCGGTGAACTTCCGCAAGGAGCTCAGCGCCATCCCGCACTAAAACTGACGTTCTAAGCCCACCCTCTCAGTGCTGCGTCGAAATGGCGAGGCTGCTGACCCTGATCGGCAAACACAAGGAGCTCATTCCGCTGGTGGCGGCGGTGGGCGGCGCGGCGGTGGGCGCGACGAGCTTCGCCCTGTACTCGCTGGGGAAGCCGGGCCTGGTCGCGCGCCGGGACGGCGGCGACCTCTGGGAGGACGTGGACCCCGAGAGGCCGCAGAAGCTGCTCACCGTCCACCAGCTCTGGCGGGCCATCCCCGAGCTGGAGGAGGTGCGGCGGATCGAGCGCGGAGTTGAAGGTCCGCGAGGAAGCTAAATAGGGAAGTGAATTTTTAATATCGAGAGCGTCAAATGTCCACCTTCGTGCGCAACGTGTACCTGTCCGTCCAGCTGGACCCGCACGACCTCACGCTGAACGTGCGCGACAACATCCGGAGCGCGCTCGTGCGCACGTACCTGCACCGCGAGACCAGCGGCATCATGGCCAAGGAGATCGAGATCCAGGAGGACATGGAGCTCCCGCTGGGCGAGATCGTCAACAACCACGTGGTGGTGCGCGTCCCGTGCCGCGTCACCTACAAGTACTACCGCGTGGGGGACGTGGTCCGCGGCACGCTGAACATCACCGACGAGTCCAACGTGACCGTGTCCTGCGGGGACCTGGTCTGCCGCCTCAGCCGCGAGTCCGGGACGGTCTCCTTCAGCGACTCCAAGTACTGCCTGATGCGGAACGGGACCGTGCACGAGAACGGCAGCGAGGTCAGCGTGGTGCTGAAGGAGGCACGCGCCGGGACCGACACCAACTTCGTCTTTCTCGCGGTGCTCCTCGACCCCGCCAACGCAAAGTGAAATTCTAACCCGCCCGCCCCGGGGCCATGGACGCACCTGCCACATTCGAGACGCCGCGCGAGCGGGTCAGCGTGTCCGTGACCGACGTCGTCCCGCGCACCAAGGGCACGCACGTCTTCGCCATGTGCGTCAGCAGCGACGGGCGGCCCATCGTCGCAGCGCGGCGCACCTCGTTCGCCTTCCAGGAGGTGATGCTCCAGCGCCGGACGCCCGACACCGTGTTGCGGGTCCCGAAGACGGTGCTGCGGTACATGTACTCCAACGAGCTGCGGGAGATCGCCTCGCGCTCGCGGTACCGCGGCCTGCAGACCCGCAACGACCAGTTCGTGGAGCTGATCATGCTCGGGGGCCGCCTGACCAAGTCGGAGACCGCGGAGGGCTGCCTCGAGCGCGAGATCCGCGAGGAGAGCGACGGGACGCTGACCGTGCGCGGCTTCGGGCGCGGCGTGGTCCTCGTGCGCATCTTCGACAAGGCGCTCGGTCGCCTCTTCGAGGGCTACTGCATGCTCTGCTTCGTGGAGGAGACGCTCGCCGAGGCGGTGAGCGCGTCGCTCTACAACGTGGAGGTGCGAGGGCTCCGGGCGCTGGAGGACGACCCCGCCAACGACAAGTTCGCGTATTTGATGTTTATTTACAACATACTCTTCAGCCTTAAATGACGCGCGGAGAAACCGTCCCCGAGTGCATCTCCCGCCGCAACCGGAAGCTCGCGCGCCCGCTGGTCTGCGGCGACGACACCCAGCGCGTGTCCGCGACGGCCTACGTCAACCAGGCCCTGGAGACCCGACGCCGCATCTCCGTGTGCGCCATCCTCGTCACGATGGACGGGAAGTTCCTCGCGTGCCAGCGCCGCAACAGCTTCCTGTTCTCGGAGATCCGGCGCACGCGCAACACCCGCCGGAAGCTGTGGCTGCTCTCCAAGCACTCGCGGTTCCTGCGCGCCTCCGAGCGACGCGCGCTGGAGCGGGAGCTGGACGTGCCCTGCGCCGCCGAGGCGCCCGAGCACCAGGACATCATCTTCCCGGGGGGCACGCCGTTCAGCGGCGAGGACGCCGCCGCCTGCATCGCCCGCGAGCTCAAGGAGGAGACCAACGTCGACGGCGCGGACGTGTGTCTGGACACGCGCTTCTTCATCCACGCGCGGATCGACGACCTGCTCATCGGCCGCTACTTCGACACCATCTACCTCCTGGGCGCTGTCTGGCTCACCAGCGAGGAGATCAAGAAGCGCTTCATGGAGAACGACGAGGTCTGCGCGCTGACCTTCCTGGACGCGCTGGGCGAGGGGCCCGCCTGCGACATCGTGCGCTACGCGCTCTCCGTCTCGCGCCTGCGGTGCTCGGGCAGCCTGGGTAGCGCCTGCGCGCCGCTGCGCGCGCTCGCCGCGCCGCCGCCTCACAGGTCCGCGAAGACGTAGACCAGCCGGTCCCCGTGGATGCGGACGACGGGCGTTTCGGGCATGTTCGTGAGGAAGTTGCCGTCCGCGTCGAAGACGCGGCCGTCGTTGCTCTTGAACCCGCGGTGCACGGTGACGATGACGGTCGAGAGCGAGTACCAGATGTTCTCCCCCTCGACCAGCTGCTGGACGTGCTCCTGCCGGGCCGAGACGTCGATGGGCCGCGTCACGATGGCGCGCCAGCCCGACTCGTCGTCTACCGGGGAGAAGTCCTTGTGGTGCGCGTGGATCCACTCGATGGAGGCGTGCTTCAGCACCCGGAAGATCTGCGAGAACTCGCGCGCCTTGGTCTGGATGATGTCGAGCATGTCGTCGTCCACCGAGGGCGCGCCGGAGGGCAGCCGCGCCACCACGAAGTGCACCCGGACGAAGCGGCGCTCGGGCGGCGTGAGCGCGTGGCTGTGCAGCCGGATGGCGCGGCCCACGATCTGCCGCAGCGAGGCCTCGTTCCAGGTCATGTCGAGGATGAAGATGTCGTTGATGGAGAGGAAGCTGATGCCCTCGCCGCCGCTGAGCGAGAAGACGCAGACCTTGATCCGCTGCCCGTCGGTGTTGTCCTCCGCGTTGAAGTCGGCCACGGCGCGGGTGCGCGTGTCCTTGGTGCGCGACGAGAACTCGATGTAGGAGATGCCGAAGGTGTCGAGGTAGCGCAGCAGGATGCCGATACCCGAGAGGTTGACGAAGGGCTCGAAGACGAGGCACTTGCCCGGGGAGGCCAGCACGTTCAGACAGACGTCCGTGTACTTGCAGCTGCGGTCGCGCAGGTCCGTCAGCAGCGAGATGTCGGACGCGCTGGAGCTGCCGTCGAGCGCCTCGCCGCGGCGGAAGCGCTCGATGGCCTGCGGCGAGAACCCGCGGCCCTCGAGCGAGGCCTCGAAGTCGCGGACCAGGTTGGCCACGTCCGCCGAGTACTCCTCCGCGGTCCGGCCCTTCCGCTCCGGCAGGTCGTCGAAGGCGAAGGCCGCGGCCATGCGCCGGTGGATGCGGAAGACCGCGGCGCCCGACTTGAGCTCGATCGCGCGGGCGCGCTGGTAGATCTCCTCCTGCTTTTTTGACATCGTCACGTAGCGCATGTGCACCGTCTTCTTGGCGAAAGCGGGCGAGCCCTCCACGTCCTCGAAGATCGAGGCCTCGTTGTTGACGATGTACGAGCAGATGCCGCCGAGCTTCGAGACCAGCTCGCGCTCGTTGACCAGCCGCTTGTCCTCGAAGAGCGACTGGTGCTGCAGCACGCCCGGCCGCAGCAGGTTGACCAGGAGCGAGAACTCGCGCCCGCTGTTCACCACCGGCGTCGCGGAGAGGCAGAGGAGCTTGTGGTTGTGCTGCGGGATGCTCTTGGCGATGTAGTTGTAGACCAGCTTGGTGTGGCGCTGCTTGCCGTCGTCGCGCACCAGCGACTTGGAGATGAAGTTGTGGCACTCGTCGATGACCACGCAGATGCGGCTGCGCGCGCTGACGGTCTTGATGTTGGTGAAAAACTTGTTGTGGAAGTTGGGGTCGTCGTAGTTCATGAAGAGGCAGTCCTTCACGATCTCGGGCGCGAAGCGCATGATGGTGCTCATCCAGGGCTCCTCCACCAGCGCCTTCTTGACCAGCACCAGGATGGTCCACGTGGTGTACACGTCCCGGAGGTGCTTCAGGATGTAGACCGCCGTCATGGTCTTGCCCACGCCCGTCTCCTGGAAGAGCAGCAGCGAGTGCATCTTGTCCAGTCCCAGAAAAACCCTGGCCACGAAGTGCTGGTAGTCCTTGAGGCGCACCGTCGCGGCGCCCGTCATCTCCGCCGGCATGTGCGCCGTGCGCCGCAGCGCGTAGTCGATGTACGCGGCGTGGGTGCTGCTCATTTAGAGCCGCGAAGTTTGCGAGACCGCGCGGAAACAGAATTCCTCAGGGAGAAAGAGTGTACCGGCGCGTCGTCAGCGTGCTCACCGTCACCTCCAGGTTCCCGGCCTCGTCCGTGCTCACGGTGCGAGTACAGGTCCTGGTGGTGCTGGTCGTGCTGGTGGTGAGCAGGTTCCCCGGCGGGGGGAACTGCGCGGCCGGCTGCTTGGTGGCCAGCGCCTTCTTGTCACCGTCCCCGTCCTTGGGCTTGGCCTGCCGACGCGAGGCCTTCTCGGGCAGCGCCGGGGGCTGGGCCGTCACCTTGCGGGAGGCCTTCTCGGGCAGCGCGGGCGCCGCCGCCGCCTGCTTCTTGCCGGTCTTCTCGGGGAGCGGGGGGGCCTGAGCGGACTTGCGCGTCTTCTCGGGCAGGGCCGGAGCCTGCTGAGCGGACTTGCGCGTCTTCTCGGGCAGAGCCGGCGGCTTCTCATCCTTCTTCTTGGCCTTGTCGCCGCCGCGGGCCCTCGTGGCCTTCTCGGGCTTCTCGTCGACCGACTCCGGAGAGGCGGCCGGCGAGGAGGACGAGGTCGACGACGTCGGCTGGCGACGGCGCGGCTTCGCCGTGGGCCGAGAGGACGACTCCTGGGGACCAGACTGGGTCATCGTCGCCTGGGGGGCCGCCGCTTGACAGGCGGAGTCGCTGCAACACACGGACTTCCGGGGAGATCCGCCGCGACGCGTCTTCTCGGCCGGGGAGCTGGCGCCGCCGTAGACACACAGGGCTCGTTCGAGGTCGGATGTGTCTGTGTAGGCCATGCCACCGAGCACTTATAAGGCGAGCTTTTTCTTCAACTTCCGCAGCACGCACACAAAAACGGCGGGCGCAGGCCCTAGAGCCCCTGCAGCCCCTCGATCTGCGCGATCAGGCCGGACACGGAGTCCTCGGAGTCGGTCGTCTCCGCGTCCGTCTCCGTCTCCGTCTCCGAGGGCGCGCTGTCCCCCCAGATCTCCGCGTCGCTCTCGTCGTAGACCTCGTCCTCGAGGGCCTCGCGCTCGTCGTCCTCCTCGGCCCACTCGCCCCAGGGGTTCCCGGGCAGCGCCGCCAGCGCCGTCGCCGTGTCAGCGGCCATGCGCCGGACGTGCGCCTCCACGGCCCCCGCCACGCGCGCGTCCATCGCCGCCAGCGCCCGCCGCACGGCGGGGTAGGCCCGCTTCCAGCCGCGCTGGGCGTAGAGCGGGCGCTCGCTCAGGCCCCGCGCCGTCGCGTAGTAGATGCCCATCGTCCGCGGGTCCGCGCGCCGGTCGTAGAAGGTCATCTCCGCGCCCCGCCCGGGCAGGCCGGGCGCGTTCCGGGACGCCGCCTCCACGGCGTACATGTGCACCATGGAGTTGGCGAGGCAGTTCCGGATCCCGTCGTCGCCCATGTACACGTTCCCGCACTCCCAGCTCCCGACGAGCATCCTCCCCGGGAAGTGGATGTGCGGCCCCGGGGTCTGGGGCCCCGAGGCCGGCGCGTGCACGGGCGAGTCGGTGCTGAAGACGCGGAGGCCGACGCGCTCCATCCCGCCGATCGACAGTGGGGCTGCTAATTTCACTTTTCGCCGAAGAGGTTGAAGCTAAAAAGATTCATGCCCGCGTACCACCGCGTGGCCCGGCCGACGGTCGAGGTCTCGTTCAGCCGCACGTTCCAGTAGGCCGCCTGGCAGCCCCGCCGCTTCCACAGGCACCGCGCGCCCAGCCACCGCTCCGCCTCGCGCGCGAGCCGCGCCCAGGCCGCCGCGTTGGTCCCCGCCACGTTGAGCGTGGGGTCCGCGGGGTCCAGGACCACGGGCCCGAAGCCGGCCAGCTGCGACCGGAGGCACTGGTCCACGGTGGGGTGGGACGTGTCGTAGTACCGCGTCCAGTGGACGGTGAGGGTCCGGTAGTGCGTGATCAGGCGCAGCACGGTACCGAAGCCCTCGGCCAGGTCGAAGCGCACCTTCCCGCACCCGGCCTCCCAGGCGTAGACCGCCAGCAGGTCCAGGACGGCGGGGTCCGGCAGCTGGTCCCCGATCTTCTCCTGGCAGAGCGAGAACCAGTACCGCAGCAGCGCCACCAGCCACTTGAGCTTGACGGGCCGGTCCCGGAAGAAGTGCTGGCGGAGGTAGGCGAAGCAGTGGCGGAAGGCGCCGGGCGTCTTCTCGCGCTCGCACTCGGAGATCAGCCGGACGTAGACCTCGCTGCCCACGTTGCGCGGCTCGACGCTCTTGACGGCGTCGAAGGCGACCGCCACCTCGAACTCGAGCCGCTCCCGGGGCGAGGCGTAGGCCGCGAAGGTGACCACGCCGTCGTCCTCCAGCTGCGGCGGGGCCTCCACGCGGATCGGCGCGATGAGGCGCCTGAAGTCCTCGAGGCTGTCCCGCAGCTCGGCGGCGATCTCGCGCGCGCGGGCCGCGTGGCCCTCGAAGCCGGTCAGGCGCCGCGAGAACAGGACCGTCAGCCGCGCGCGGTAGACGCGCTCCTCCTCGCGCCCGCCCGGCGGGAACGCCTTGTCCACCACCAGGGAGACCCACGGGAAGTCGTCGGGGCCGTCCTCGCACCGCCGGCGGAGGAAGTCCGCCAGCGCGAAGGCCAGCCACTTGACCCGCCGGCGCACGCCCGCGTCGTCGAGCAGGCGCGAGCGGACGAAGCCCTCCAGGTGGGCGGCGGAGACGCGATACAGGTCCATGGCGGCCCAACTGAAACAAAGAGATTAAATTTCCATAAACCGCCGCCTAGCCCGCCAGCAGCTTCATGATGCGCTTCTGGTGCTCGTTCTCGATGCTCTTGGACTCGGAGGTCATGCTGGCGTAGAGCAGCGAGTGGATGTAGTACAGGGCCTGGTACACGCGCGCGGAGAAGGCCAGGAACTTGTCGATGAACTCGCGCTCCACTGGCTCGTCCAGGATGGTGAACTGGACGTTGTTCGACTCCTTCCAGGTGGAGGAGCGCGTGACGGAGGCCACGTAGGAGGCGAAGCGCGCCATGTTGGCGGCGTGCGGCTCGGAGGCCACGATGACGAAGCTGTCCTTGAGCCAGCTGTCGCTGGCGCACTTGATCAGGCGCACCGTGCGGAAGAGGCTGCAGTAGACGCGCGCGACGTTGACGACCCCGCGCCCGAAGGCCGTGGGCAGCTTCACGATGCAGTACTTCTCCGAGGAGAACTCGAAGACGGGGCGGAAGACCTCGAAGGTGAGGAGCTTGTAGTCGCTCATGTAGAGGTTGTTCTCCGTCAGGTAGTTGTTGGAGCGGACGAAGTCGCGGTCCTTCTTGTAGATCTTGTTGCGCGCCCCGAGGTCGACGACCACGGCGTCCGCCTTGATGCCGCGGCCGTAGCTCTTGACGTTCTTCACGCCGAGGACGCCGTAGATCTTCTCCAGGTCCGTCTCGGGGATGGCGATGTCGTGCGTGAAGAGCCGGAGCATGTCCGTGGACATCCGGTTGAGGTCGTTGACCTTGGAGAGCTGCAGGAAGTAGTTGGTGCCGTACTCTAGGCTGGGGAGGTGGTTCTTCCCGAGGCAGAGGTGCAGCTCGGGCAGGGTCTCGTAGAACGGCAGCAGCATGCTGATGCCGTCGCGCACCACCTCGCGGACGGCGGCCACGGCGGACTCCATTTGTGGGTCAGTGTTTTATTTCACTACTGCGAGCGGGGCACCGCGGGGGCTTCGGCGACCACCTTGGTGGCGCGGACGCCGGTCTCGTGCGTCACCTGGTAGAGGTCGTTGCAGACCACCACCAGCTGCTTGGGCACGTGCGCGATGGGGTTGTTGGGGTCCATGGTGCCGTAGATGGCCCGGACGGAGAGCTTGTCCTTGCCCCGGGAGGGGTTGGAGCTGATGGTGGTCGGGCGGAAGAAGGTGGACGGGGTGAAGTTGAACCGCAGCGAGCGCACGGCGCCGCGGGAGCCGGTCAGGAGCTCGTTGTAGACGCGGGAGACGGGCGAGGACTCGGAGTAGAGCACGTCGTTGCCGAAGCGGACCTCCAGGCGCGCGATGACGTCGGTCTTGTTCTTGAAGTCGATGCCCTTGAGGAAGGGGTCGTTCACGAACATGTCCCGCTCGCGCGAGGCGTCGGAGCGGTTGTCGCCGTGGTACACGTTCTTCTGGCAGGTCCAGAAGCTGACCGGGATGGACGCGTCCGTGATGTTGACCGTGTGCGAGACGTTCATGACGATCACGCGGTTGGTGGAGGAGCTGTAGACGCCGGTGATGACGGAGAACTTCTTGGAGAGGTTGTACACGAAGGAGTTCTTGCGGGTGCCGAAGACGAGGATGTTGGTGTGCAGGTAGACCTGCATCCCGCAGGGCACGTTGTCGATCTTGACGAAGACCTCCGCGTCCTGCACCTGCACCACCCCGCTGGCGGGGACCTCCACGATCTGCGCCGTGTCGGGGAAGCCGGTCGGGTAGTCGGCGCTGACGATGACCAGGTCCTCCACCAGCCGCTCCACGAACGCGCTCACGTAGTCGCTCTCGGACTGCGCGTAGCCCGGGTAGGCGATGAAGCGGTTGTCCGTGTTGCCGTAGTACGGCTTCACGTACACGGAGAGGGAGGTGGCGGCGTGCACGTCCGTCACGACGGCGGTGGACTGGTTGATCTGGCTGACCGTCTTGCGGGCGATCTCGATGAAGGAGGGCTTGTTGTTGATCGTGCGCACCATGTACCCCACGAAGCTCATCTCGGCCACGTACGAGAAGTCCCGCACGAAGGCGTCGATGTCGAAGGTGCCGTCGTAGACGATGACGTCGACGATGGGGTTGAAGGTCACCGTCACCGTCACCTTGGCGTCCGCCAGCTTCAGGGAGCTGAAGGTCTTCTCCACGTCGAAGGGGGTCTTGATGTGGACGTAGATCGAGGCCGCCTCCTTGATGGTGTCGTTCGCGGTCAGGCCGATGTTGATGTCGTTGAGCTCGCGGGAGTACCCGGAGAGCTCCAGCGCCACCGGGTCGGAGCGCACGGACTCGAAGAGCTCCTCGCCGCAGCTCTCCCAGATGGTCCCGTGCACCGACACGATGGAGACGTGGCGGATCATCTTGTAGCCCACGTAGGGCACGTAGCCGAGCCGCCCCACGCCCTTGATCTCCGGCAGCTCCAGGCACAGCACGATGTTGTTCATGGCGTTGATGTACTGGTCCCGCACCTCGAAGCTGATGACGTTGGGCGCGACGGGGTCGGTGACGCCGGCCATGGTCACGTACTGCGGCATGTAGAGCGTCGGCTTGCGGCAGTCCACGCTGAAGATGTTGGCGCGGTGGGCCGCGTCGTCGGTGTGCATGAGCGAGCTGATGACGGTGTTGTTCATCCTGCCTATTTATAGGCCGGAAAAGGCGCGGCCGGCTCACACCAGGCTCCTCAGCGAGATGTGTACGCTGCCCCGCGCCTCGTCGAGGAAGCAGCTCCCGTAGACGCCCTCGCGGTCGCGCAGATCGTTGACGACGGCGCGTACCTCCGCGGGGTCGCTGTAGCAGACCATCGGCAGCAGCGTGATCTTGGGCTCCTCCCGCAGCGCGACGCAGCTGCGGACCATCCCCGCGAACGAGTCGCGACAGATCCGGGAGCAGAACGCGCCCAGGCTCCCGCCGTTCATGGTCTCCACCACGAGCGGGCCCCCGAGCACGGCCTGCGCGCAGAACCAGCAGACGTCCGCGGGGGCCGCCACCGGCACGCGCGCGCTGGCCACGGAGCGGTAGTACCGCGGCAGCACGCAGGCCAGCGCCTCCTCCCGCTCCGGGCGGTAGACGTTCCGCGGCGCGGAGATGACCACGTCGGAGAGGACCACGCGCTTGGCCATTTTAGGGAGCCCGCTCCGGTTCAATGTCACAACTCGAGCGAGCACGCCGTGAAGCGCTCGTCGCGGAAGACGTACTCGTGGCCGTAGTCCGTGACGAGCGCGGTGCGCTTGCGGGAGCGCATGTGCGCCAGGAAGTTCTCCCAGACGAGCTGGTTGCTGTTGTTCTTGGCGTAGTTCTTCACCGTCTGCGGGCGCAGGTTGCGGGTGACGTTCGTGATGGCGAATATCTTGTCCAGGAAGAACGAGTAGTTGATGGTCTTGGAGGGGGTGTTCTCCTGGCAGAAAAAGACGAGGTGCTTGAAGATCTCGATGACCTCGTTGATCTTCTCCGTGCTGAGGTCGAACTTCTCGTTCTTGACCTGGTTGATGATCTCGAAGACGAGCTTGTAGTCCTTCTTGTTGATGCGCTCGTTGGCCTTGAGGAAGCTGGAGACGAAGTTCGCGTCCACGTCGTCGGTGGACAGCTGGTTCCGGTCCATGAGCGAGCGCAGCTCCTCGATGATCTCCCCGGAGCACTGCCGGGAGAGCAGCCGGCGCAGCACGTTGCGCAGGTGGATGAGCTTGTTGGAGACGTGGAAGTTGGACTTCTTGGAGACGCGCGTGCATCGCTGGAAGACGGCGTCGCAGAACACGCAGAACTCGTAGTTGTCGTCGGAGACGACGCCGTTGTGGCGACAGCCGTTGCAGAGCCGCAGGTTCATGGTCATGTCAGCACGCGCGCGATCTCCTCGTCCAGGATTTTTATATTTAGCTCTTTATTTCTACTGTGGCTCAGGAACCGGCGCAGCACCAGGAGCTTGTCCGGCTGCGACTCCAGGATCATCCGGATGTGGTTCCGGTCCTCCCGCAGGAACGCGGTCAGCGTCTCGGCGCACCGCGTGCACCGGCGCGGCGGCGCGAGATGGACCTCGTACCGGTCGAAGGCGCTCATTTAGATAGCGAGAAGCCGCGGCGGGCGCCTAGCAGTACAGGTCGGCGAGCGTCTTGGAGGACACGTAGGGCTCGTAGTCCTGCGCGTACACGAGCATGCAGCACTGGCGGGAGATCATGGCCATCGCCTCGTCCATGGAGAGCACGTCGTCCTCGAACATGGCCGTGTGGGTCATGAAGAGCTGCTGCTTGGCCGCCGCGGCCGCCGCGCCGTCGCCCTTGAGCCAGTCGTAGAAGCCGCTGTCGTCCTCCCCGGGCGCTTCGGCGCGGTACTGGTTCTTGAGCGCGCGCAGGAGCCGGGCGTCCCGCGAGGACTTGCTGTGCACGGAGAGCGGGTCGTACATCCACGGGCCGGCCTCCGTGAAGATGATGGAGTAGTGGCCGTTGAGGAAGATGTCGTTGCTCCCGCCGCAGTTCTCCAGGAAGTTGTCCCCGATCTTGTAGCAGACGGCCGAGCGGAGCCGGTACATGATGCCGTTGATGGTGATCTCGGCGGCCACGTCCAGCGGGGTGTCGTTGATGATCGAGCGGAAGCCCGTGAAGCACTCGCCGCCCACGCTGCGGTTCTGGCGGCGCTCGATGTAGAAGATCATGACGCCGTTGACGATCACGGGGCAGTTGGCGCCGCGGCCGGCGGAGGCGCAGCTCTGGATGGTGGGCAGGGGCTCGATGCCGCGACAGCCGAGGTTCCCGCGGTAGGTCATGTGCGGCGGCGAGAACATGACGCGCCCCGAGGCCCCGTCGAACATCAGCGAGAAGACGTTGCTGGAGTTGATGGAGATGGGGCTCTCCGAGGTGGTGATCATGTTCATGGGGTTGACCACGATGTAGGGCACGGACTGCAGGCTCATGTCGAAGCCGGCGCCGGCGGCGCCCGGCCGCGGGATGGAGACCAGCGCCGGCCGGAACCCCACGATCGAGAGGACGGAGGCCAGCATCTGCTCCTCGTCCGTCATCACCTGCGAGCAGTTCGTGTGGATGATCTTCATGAGGTGGGGGTCCACCGCCTCGTCGTCGCGGCAGAAGAAGATGCCCATGCGGATGTTCATGATGACCTTCCGGATCATGGTGTGCAGGTTGGCCCGCTGGATCTCGGTCGAGATGGCGTCGCTGATGCCCGCGATGACGATGGGCGTGTCCTCGGTCAGGCGGTTGACGAGCAGCATGTAGTTGCTGGGCTTGACCTTGCGGTACTCGTAGAGCTGCTGCAGCATGGAGTAGGTGTCGCCGTTGATGAAGGTGTTCTCCAGCGCGGGCAGCTTGGTCCCGAAGAGCGCCATCAGGATGGGGTGCACGAAGTAGGTGGACTCCAGGTCGCGGAAGCGGAAGAGCAGGTCCTGGGAGCTGGACATGTCCACGAAGTGCATCGACTGGAAGCGGGTGGTCGCGAGCAGGGTGTGGTGGCGGGACGGGGAGAGGACCTTGTCCAGCTCCCGCAGCTGCTGCCCGATCCGCGGGTTGGCGTGGGAGTAGATGAGGATCAGCGGGTGCGTGCTGCGCACGGACAGGTTGGAGCTGGACAGCGAGCTCTTCACGTGCCCCAGCAGCTCGAAGAGCTCGTTCCGGTCGGTGCGCGTGATGTTGAGCCGCTTCATCACGTCCAGCAGGTCCTGGATGGTGAGCGTCGAGATGTCACACTTGTGCTCGATCATGTACTTGGCCACCAGCTCCCCGTCGTTCCGCAGCCGCAGGTGCCAGTCCTGCGTCGAGGCGACCTCGTCGATGGGGATCATCTTCACCTCCTCGACGCGCGCCTTGCAGGGGTCCTCCCGGGCGGTGGCGCGGCGGCGCGCGGGCTGGCGCACGGGCCGCTGCTGGCGCGCGCCGGCGGTGACGAGGTCGTCGTTGGCCAGGCGGGAGAGGGACTCGCACACGCCGCAGGCGGAGGACGGCTCCGCCACGTGGATGTGCGCGCGGTCCACGAGGTCCAGCCCGGTGTTGCGGTACTCCAGGGCTATGCCCAGCTTGGATTTGAGAAAAACCTCTTCGGTCGACATGTCCGCTACCACGTTATCCATTTATATTCATAGTTTTTGTCGACGTGAGGGGTCCTAGGAACGCTAGTTGGCGTTGTCGACGCGAGCGACGGTCGGCCCGGGCAGCTTCCCCGACTGCATCATCTCCAGCATCCGCTGGATGTCGGCGATGGCGTTCATGGTGCTGGAGCGGGCCGAGCCGATGTCCGAGAGCAGGTCCGAGGCGCCGCCCTCCAGGTCCTTGACCTCCTTGCCGATCTTGTCGAGCTCCCGCTTCAGCGAGTCGGTGTCGTCCAGGCTGCCGTTGGTGGCGGCCGCCGGGAGCGCCGCGGCGGGCGCCGGACACGAGGCCGCGGGAGCCCCGCGGGGCGGCGCCCCGGGCGGGAGCACGCGCCGCGGGGGCGCCGCGCACCGCGCGATGGTGCCCATCTGCTCCCGGAGCATGCGCTGGTACTCCGCGCCCTGCTCCTTGGGCCCGAAGACCGGCGCGGCCGGCTGGGGCGCGGCCTCGGGCTCCTGCTGGGGCTGCGGGGCCCGGGTGAAGAACGCCGAGTCCTCGTCCGCCAGCACGCGGGTCGTGCCGGAGAGGGCCCGGGCGAAGGCGCTTCTAAAGTCCATTTAGAACGCTATAAAATTGAACCGAGATTGTTCAATTAAATGGCCGAGTCCGGCGATGTCGCGGAGTTCGTCTCCCCCGGGGACGTCGACGAGGACGAGCCCAGCGACTTCGACGAGGAGGAGGACAAGTCGCCCGACACCAGCGACGTCCGGACCACCTCGCAGGCGTCCCTCAAGGTGGAGTACGTCTCGGACGCGCAGATAATGGAGGAGGACCCCCAGTCGCTGATGCCGAAGCAGGTGAGCGCGCGCGTGGAGGCGCTCAAGCGCCGGTACACGCGCCGGATCAGCCTCTTCGAGCTGACGGGGATCCTGGCGGAGAGCTACAACCTGCTGCAGCGCGGCCGGATCCCGCTGGTGCAGGACCTCAGCGACGAGACGCTGCGGCAGCGGCTGCTGCACGTCGTCGTCCGGGAGATCGAGGAGGGCACCTGCCCGATCGTGGTCGAGAAGAACGGCGAGATGCTGTCCGTCCGGGACTTCGACCAGGCCGGCCTCCGCCACCACCTGGACTTCGTGATCAAGATCTGGAAGCAGCAACACAGGTACTGATGACTAATTTTTGGGTTTTTTGTTAGAACTTGGAGAAGAAGTTCTCGTAGGCGGCGAGCACCAGCGCGCGCACGTCGAGCTTGCTGCCGTCGTGGTAGACGCCGTTCTCGTCCGCGATCCGCTGCAGCGCGTCCAGGATGGTGCCCTCGCGCTTGTTGTACTCGTCGGCGATGATGCGCCGGTACTCGCCCTTGTTCTCGGAGATGTGCTTGACCAGCGACTGCACGTTGCGCACCCCGCGGTTCTTGAACGCGTCGGGCGAGACCTGCTCCTTGACGGAGCCGACGACCTCGGAGACGATCTCGGACACGGACGCGTTGGTGCGCAACTGGCCCAGCACCAGCATGTACAGCTTGTAGACGGCGACCGTGAACCGGCTGGGGCTCAGGTCGCCGTCCTGGAACAGGATCACGTTGGAGAGCACGCGGCGCAGGAACGAGGTGTACTTGTTGGTCTCGAAGGGGATGGAGCGGATGTTCAGGTCGGAGACGCAGCGCACGCCGAACTTGACGCTCTCCGTGGAGATGGTGAAGAGGCCCCGGTACTCCTCCAGCTTCTCGCGGCTCTCCAGCAGCTTGGAGTCGAAGACGGCCACGAGCTTGAGCAGGTAGTTGGGGTCCGAGAGGATCTTGTTGATGGTCCGCACGATGAAGGCGAAGTTGGCGTTGAGCAGGTTCAGCGTCCGCCCGTCGCCGCCGAGGGACCGCACGTGGGAGATGAGCTCCATCAGCTTCTTGGAGTCCTCCACGATGTCGGCGGTGTCCTGGCGGATGTTGTTGTACATGGTGTTCAGCGCCCGGATCTTCTGCGTGGCCAGCAGCATGTCCCGGAACACGTTCGCGAAGTGCTCGCGCTCCTTCTCGTTCAGGTGGTTGTACACCGACTTGACCACCGCGTTCGACCGCAGGAACCAGAAGGAGAAGACCTGGTAGTCGCAGTGCCGCATCAGGCGCACCACCGAGTCGCAGTTCATGCACGGCGCGATGGCGCAGACCTTGCTCTCGAGCACGGGCACCATGGACATCAGCGTGTCCACGTCCGTGTCGAAGTCCACGGGGTCGGTGAAGAGCCCCGACTCGCGCTCGAGGAACTCCTTGCTGATGCGGTGGAACTCCGTGTAAAGCTCGCGCAGACGCTCCATGGTATTTATCTCAGCCCCGACGCTTAAATTGCTAAGGCCGCCCCGACCGCGGGTAGTAGCGCTCGAGCTTGGCGCGCACCTCCCGCGGGTCCGAGTCCGCGCTCAGCCCCAGGATCATCATGGTGTTGATGACCCAGGTCTTCACGAAGCGCTCGCGCGACTCCACCACCACGTACTTGAACAGCGGCGCGAAGTACTTGGCGATGGCGCCGGAGGTGGAGGCGTTCCGGGTGAAGGTCACGAAGCGCGTGGAGAGGTCCTGCGTGAAGGGCACGCCGTCGATCAGGAAGTTGTCCGTGGTCAGCGTCAGCCCCGAGTCCGACTTGATGGGCTCGCCGCGCGCGTGGTACGGGAAGTAGCTGCGCAGCTGCCCGCCGCTCAGCGGCTGGAACTCGATTGCGTCGCGGTTGGCCTTCTTGCGCACCACGATGACCTCGTGCACGATCTCCTGGATGAGGATGCGCACGCGGTCGCCCATCTCGGCGGCGTTCATCGGGTAGTAGACCATGTCGCCCACGATCAGGATGTTCTTGTCCTCGTTCACGTAGCGGATGATGTCCGCGGTGGTCCGCAGGCGCGTGATGCCCTCCCCGGCGCAGCACCGGACCACGTGGTACCCGGTCGTGGAGCGCAGCCGCTTGTTGTCCGTCTCGAAGTCGGCCTGCATGCCCTCGTTGAGGAAGGTGTCGAAGATGATGGGCAGGAACGAGATCTTGGACTCGGTGACCACCTTCCCGAAGTTGAGCACGTAGGGGTTGATGGCGCTGCGGTCCACGTCGCGGTTGTGCACGCAGGAGGCGAAGGTCTCGTTGTGGGACTGGTCGCGCAGGAAGCAGCACGGGATGCAGATGCCCTGGAGCCGGTGGAAGATGGAGAGGAAGCCCAGGTGCATGTACTTGCCGTTCGGGTCCACGCAGGAGAACATGACCCCGTTCTTGTTGACGAAGACCTCGCGCTCGTCGGAGCGGTAGAAGTTCTCGCTCACGCGGACCATGCCCTCCTCGGTGCTCGAGACGATGACGGGCTTGCGGTGCTTCTGCTTCGTGTTCTGGCAGATCCGGGACCAGTACACGGTCTCCACCTTGGTGAAGTCCGAGGACTTCTGCACCGAGTTGAACATGCGGTTGATGGCGATGACGAGGAACGTGAAGTACTTCTCGATGTTGGGGATGTAGTTCTTTACCTTAACGGAAATGTGGTGCTTGGCCAGGATGATGGAGATGCGCTTGTCCGCGGAGAGGAGGATGTTGTTGGTCGCGGTCTCCACGAAGATGAAGCTGGTCTCGATGTCCAGCTTGATCTTGGACGTGATCGGCGTCTCCAGCAGCACCTTGTAGGTGATGTCGCCCTTGATGCGCTCCATCTGGGGGTCCAGGTCCGAGACGAGCCGCGTGAAGAGGTTCACGTTGTTGACGGTGATGGTGACGCCGTCGCTGGAGAGCGCCAGGCTCCCGTCCGCGTCCCACACGGAGAGGTTCATCCCCTCGTCGTTGATGACGAACCGGTTCCCGGTCATGATGATGAAGAACTCGTCGGTGCGCGAGAGCAGCACGCCGTGCCCGGCCTCCAGCTCCTGCGTCCGCTTCACGATCTCGCGCAGGCCGGTGGTCCGCAGGTTCGTGCGGAAGATGTTGTTGAACTTGGTCTCGATGGTCATGTTGAGGTCGAGGTGGGGGAACTCCTCCAGCAGGCGCGCCTCGAACTTGAGGATGTTGGGGTCCACCTCCTCGAAGGAGCCGAACTCGGGCACGACCGTGTCCCGGGCCCGCGCCACCCAGATCACCAGGAAGTCGCAGGCGTCCACGTACGTGTTGTAGAGGAAGCCGTCGGTCTTGATCAGCGTCTTCTTCTGGGTGTGCGCGAAGGGGTTGAAGATGGTGTTGTCCACGTAGCTGTACTCGAGGTTGTTCTTGTGCGAGTAGATGATGATGTCGTCGTCCAGGCCCAGCAGGTGGCACAGGTAGCCCTTGAGCTGGTGCATGCGCAGCGTGACCAGGATGTGCCGCCGTAGCACCTCCGGCTGGGTGACGTTGATGTGCCGGCTCATGAAGTAGAAGAGCGGCGAGTTCTCGTCCAGCTCCCCGTAGGGCGTGAGGTAGAGCGCGCGCTGGATCTCCTGCCCCCGCCCCACGAAGAGCACCAGCTGCGGGTTGACCACGTACAACATCGTCGTATTTATACCTTGAAAGTGAAATTCTACCACGACTCGGGGCTCGCCATGTTCGGACAGACAGGCGCCGGGGACCTGGACCGCGGGCTCGTCTTCGAGCCCGTGCCGGACATGCAGCTGGAGGCGGCGCTCGAGCTGGGCGACGTCGGGGTGGAGGACACGCGCGCCAGCGCGCGGGAGAACCCGTCCTTCGTGCTGCGGAGCAGGCGCGTGTTCCCGCACCGCACCAAGGACGACGAGCGCAAGCTGGCCCTGGGGTTCTTTCTGCCGCGGCTCTACTTCCTCAGCCACCGGGAGATCCGGTACCTCTTCTCCTGCGTGGACGCCGTCAAGCACGTCTCCATCACCAAGAAGAACAACGTCATCGTGGCGCCGTACATCACGCTGCTCGCCATGGCGGCCCGCGGCTACCGGCTCACCGACACCATGCTCGAGCGCTTCTTCCCCGAGCTGCACAGCGAGCACAGCAAGAAGTTCCGCTTCGAGGCGCAGGTGCGCGTCATCCAGGAGAAGCTGGGGTACGCGCAGGGGAACTACCACGTCTACGAGTTCGAGCACTACTACGCCACCGTGGCGCTGGTGCTCCGCGGGCCCGCGTCGGTGCCCATCTTCGACACCCGCGCCGAGAGCGCGGTCGTGATCTCCCTCTCCGAGATCACCTACCGCATCTACTTCATGCACCTGCGCTCCGACGCGGCGCAGTGGAGCGTCAGCACGGCGGCCATCGTCAACCAGATGATCAACACCGTCCTCGTGACCGTGTACGAGCTCATGGCGCGCGCCGCGGCCGAGGGGCGCGAGCTGCGCTGCGCGCTGGCGCGGGAGCACGAGTTCCCCTTCGGGATGCTGCTGGAGCGCCTGCCGGCGCTGGCGCGGCTCGTGGAAGACCTGCGGCGCGCGCGCTCCTGCCGCGTCGGCCGCCGGGACCGCGAGACGCTGCTAGGGTTCTGCCGTCTTGTCGGCGGGCGGGGCCCGGCGCCCGGCCTCGGGGTCGGACGCGTGGATGAGGATGAGCCCCAGGACCAGGTACATCAGCATGCTGACCAGGGACCGCACGATCGCCACGGCGAAGGAGTTGGAGCGCAGCCGCTGCTCGCAGAAGTAGAGGAACACGTGGCGGGTGATGTCGATGACGCCGTTGGCGACCTGGAATAGCGCCAGGCCGCCTATGGACTTCATCACGGCCGCGTAACACGACATTTATTCCGTGTCAAAAGTGGAGGAGTCCGCGTCGGCCATGTTCAGATTTTTTTTCATGTGCTCGAAGTAGGCGCGGCTGATCTCCATGTAGTAGTTGGTCATGCGCGAGATCTTGGGCCGGATCATGTCGTAGGCCTTGCGCAGGTCCTCGCTGCCCACCTCCATGTCGTCGATGTAGCGGCCGCTGCGCTTGACGATGTAGAGCAACGCCTTGAGGTGCTCCAGGGCCACCAGGTCCTTGTACAGGGAGTGGGACAGATCCGTGAAGGCCTTGTACTTCTCCAGCATCTCGGCCTTGACCTCGTCGGTGATGCGCACCTTGAAGATCCGCTCCATGGTGTAGATGGAGCGGACCAGGGTCTTGAAGATGTTGGCCATGTGGCAGGCGGACTGGCGCACCAGGTCCATCTGCTTCTCCGAGCGCGCGGTCGCCGAGTGGATGGCCGTGGTCGCCACGGCCCCGGTGTCCCGGAAGTAGTTGTCCCGCAGCGCGTTGTTGATCACCTCCACCACCTCGTTGGTGGACCCGCAGTCGTCCGTGTGGTCGGTGACCTCGTCGATGAGCTCGCCGACGGACCCGAAGCCCGCCCCGGCGCGCGGCACGATGCGGTCGATGATGCCCAGGGGCATGGCGTGCGCGATGGTCTCGCCGCTCAGCTGGTCGCTGTCGATGAGCTGGGCCAGGTTCCGCTTGAAGGCGATGTTCTCCGGGAGGAAGGCGTCGACGTCGACCATCTCGTTCAGCGTCTTGGCCGAGAAGATGCCGCGGACGTCGATCCGGTCGAGGAGGCCCAGGGGCTCGGAGATCTGGATCAGCGTCTCGCCTTCGTCGGCCGCGTCCGGGGCGCCCCCGCGGAAGGCGGAGAGCGGGCACATGCCGTCCAGGCGCCGCGAGTACCGCATGCCGTGCGCGTCCCGCGCGTCGCCCGCCGAGACCATGAAGTGGAGCAGCTCGTGCGCGGACGACATCAGCTTCTCGGCCTCGGTCTTGGAGCAGCTGGACTTGAGGAGGGCGTTGTAGATGTGGGACTTGGTGACGCGCGGGGAGACGTAGAGCGTGGTGTAGCTGTGGCTGGAGACGACGGACCGGCGCGTGCTCACCCGGAAGCCCATGGCCGCGAAGAGCAGCGTGGCGAACTCCTTGTAGCTCTCGCGCTTGATGTGGTACGGGCTGCCGTTGTCGTCGATCTTGATGCCCGCGTAGGCCAGCAGCACCTCCTTGATGGCGGTCTCCTGGGGGCGGTTGGCCATCAGGCGCAGGATCTGGAAGAAGCGCATGAAGCCGTTCTCGGACAGGCCGATGGTGTACTTGGCGCCCGCGGGCTTGCGCGGGAACTCGCGCGGGGACACGCTGTCGATGGTCTGCAGCGTCTCGGCGACGAGCGACGGCATGGTGCGGCCGGCCACGCACCGCGGCAGCAGGCACACGCGGAGGGGGGTCCGCCCCGAGGTGATGACGTCGTTGAGCACGGAGCAGTAGGTGACGCCGTTGTGCTCGAAGGTCCCGAAGACGTAGCAGGTCGCGCCGATGAAGAGCACGTCCGAGAGCTTCATGTCCTTGTACTCGCCGTAGTCCATCCCGTCCCAGAAGAGCGAGGGCGCCTTCGGCGTCAGGGCCGGGGCGCGCGCCTTGCGGGCCAGCACGTTCAGCAGGGTCAGGTAGTAGCGCGGGCGGGCCGAGATGTCCACGAACTCCACCCCCGGGAGGTTGATGGTGTTCCGCATGGGCCCCGCCGCCGTGGCGGTGTCGATGTTGAGCGTGATCGTCTGCAGGCTCGAGTGGATGGCGCGCATCTCGGGCAGCTGCGCCTGGAAGCTCAGGCCGGCCACGAAGTTCATGATCACGCTCCGGTTGGAGGTCACCCGCTCACCGTTGAAGGTCAGGGGCCCGAGGTCGTACCAGGACATGAAGTACTGGAAGTAGAGGACGAGGTACTTGAGCCGCATGGTCGTGAGCTCCGTGTCCACCGCCGGCACGGGCGCGATGACGATGCCGTGGTCGGCGGCCGCCCGCTCCAGCCGGAAGTCCACGTCGAAGCGCTGCCGGGACGCCTGCGTCAGGAGCGCGCGGACCCCGAGGAGGTTGGCCAGGTCCCGCGCCAGCATCACGCCGTCCACGAACCGGGCGCGGAACCCCGAGGAGAAGGCCGGCTGGTCCGCGATGACGCTGGGGTACAGCAGGTTCAGCAGGTACGTGTTCTCGAAGCTCAGGCGCGGGAAGGCGACCGGCGACTTGATCTCGGGCGCCCCCGCGGCGCGGACGTAGCCGCCGAAGACCCGGGCATGCTCCTCGAAGCTGGTGGTGCGGAGCTTCACCATCTCGCGCGTGAAGGGCGGAAGGTCGTTAAAGGAGTGCGTGCAGGGGATGGGGTTGTCGTAGTCGCCCAGCCGCGTGTTGGCCGGCAGCCGCACGACGGTGCCGGGGTGCACCGAGGCGGGGAAGAGCCGGGTCTCGGACATCATGTCGAGCAGGTAGTTGATGCCCACCTGCTGCACGGCCAGGCTGAGGTCCTCCTCCCGGGCCACCTTGGCCACGTCCGCGTTGAAGAGCGCGTCGAACACGTGCAGCACCGTGTGCATGAGGTCCGGGTTCACCTTGTAGTCCAGACATAGCGACGGGAGGATGGTGGATACCACCCGAAACAGGTACTCCGACGACTCTAGCTGATCGAGCGTGATGAGGTGATTTATAGGGATCATTTATTAAGTATTAAATGACAACCGTACCGGTGACGGATATGCCCGGCGACTACACGATCACCACTTTTTCGGAGGACGACTACCCCTCGAACAAGCACTACGAGATCACGACGGGGCAGCTCTCCATCCTGCGCACCGTCAACGACAAGCTCCTGGCCAAGACGCGCACGCGGGCCGCGTCGCCGGACGACATCCTCGTGGAGGAGCCCGAGCCCGAGGACGACGAGGACGAGGACGACGCCGAGGAGGAGATCGTGCTCGTCGAGCAGCAGCGCCAGCAGCGCTTCGACATCATGATGTCCGAGCTGGAGACGGTGCTGGAGGAGAACGAGCGCGCGGACCACCGGCCGTTGTCCATGTCCATGCCCCGGCACACGACGCCCTCCCTGGGCACCGTCTTCGACAAGGACAAGCGCATGCGGCTGCTGGAGGAGGAGGTGGCGACGCTGCGCAAACAGCGGGCCGAGAACCCGCCGGGGAACCTGGAGAACTTCACGAAGATCCTCTTCGGGAAGGGGTCGGCCGCCTCGCAGACGGTCACGGACGTGAACCGGCGGCTGGTCATCGTCAACTACGCGACCATCAACAACGTGCCGCTGACGGTGGAGGACCTGGACGACTGCTCCGAGGAGGAGATCACCCGCATGTACACGACCATCAAGCGGTACCACGAGTCCCGCAAGCGCAAGGTGATCGTGACGAACATGATCATCGTCATCGTCAACGTGCTGGAGCACGTGCTGGTCCGGCTGGGCTTCGACGGCGCGCGCGGCATGAGCGCGGACGTCACCACCGAGATCATCGACCTCGAGATCGGGGAGGACTGCGAGGCCATCGCCTCCAGCATGGGCATCTGCAACAACCCCGTTCTCAACATCCTGCTGTTCATGGTCAAGATCCTGATCCGCCGCGTGAACGTGGTCTGAGCCGCCCGCCCACTACTTCATGCCCAGATCGGCCTCCGGCAGGTCGGCGGCCGCCTCGTGGACCCGCATGCCGGTCATGCGGCGGCGCGTCGGCGAGGCCCGCCGGCGGGGAGAGGCGGTGCGGCGTCTGGGCGAGGAGGCCCGGCGCCGCGGGGAGGCGGACCGGCGCCGCGGCGAGGCCGCGCGCGTCCGCCGGGTGCGCTGGCCGGCGTTGACGGCCTCCACCCCGAGCAGGTCGTGGGCGATCTCGCCCACCGTGCCCTGCACCTCGATCTTGCCGTCGCGGACTGTGCCGTAGACGATCTTGCCGCAGTTGGTGACGGCCTGGACGGTCTGTCCCGGCTCGGCGCCGAAGGCGGTGCGGCGCCGGGGCGCGCCGCTGCCCCGGGTGCCGGTCTTGGAGGCGGTGCCTCGCGTGGTGCGGGGCTTGGTGGTGCGCCGAGTCCGGGGGACGGGGTCGCACGCGCCCGCGGTGACGTCGGCGTCGGGCGCCGGCGCGGCGTCCGCCACGCTAACGCCGGTGGCGGCGGCGCTGACGCAGGCGTGGGACTGCTGCTCGCTGATGTGCGCCAGCAGAGTCTGGAGGTGCGGCGTGAGCTTGTTGATGGTGGAGATGTAGTCGTCGTAGCTGCTCCGGGCCAGACGCTTTTCCGCCATTTAGGGGCGGAAGATTTCGGCGCGGCCGCGCGCTACGACGTGAACAGACGGTACATGGAGTGGATGTGCTCCGGCTCCAGGGCGTCGACGTAGGAGCCCCGCATCTTCGCGACGTCGACCGCGGGCGCGGGGGCGGCCCGCTTGGGCGGGAGCGCGAGGACCGAGTAGATGATGATGCAGACGATGACCAGGCAGACGATGATCAGCACGACGTTGGCCATTTATTTGGCGTTAAGTTCTATATCGGTGGAGTTGAATCTACTGCCCCGCATGAGCGATTCGTGCGCGGAGCCGGCGCAGTAGCGGCCATATCCCACAAATAGGATGAGTCCCACCATGACCACACAGGCGCCCACGAAGCACGCGATGCTGAGCGCGCGCCAGGTGTACTCCACGGCCTTGCTGCGGCTGAAGTCCACGTACGCGAACACGCACGCGGCCACCAGCAGGGCGATCCCCGCTATCAGCAGACCGGAGTAGTAGGTGCGGATGGCCCGGACCAGTTCCATTTAACTGGCTGAAAATTACATGACAGAATGGACAAAGTGGAACATAAACCACATGAAAAACACGACTTGAATGGCGAACATGGTGTTCATCTTCGTCTCCTGCGGGAAGAAGATGGTGGCCAGCAGCGTGAGCATGAGCACGCCTGCGAAGACCAGGGGCTCGTAGTCAGAGATCATTTACTATCCGAAAAGGCGGCGGCAGATGCTCGCGGGTCGCCAGGATCTGCACCCGTCCCGCGTAGCGCGCCCGCGTCAGGAAGACGCAGGCCCGGATCAGCTCGTCGAGCGACGGGTCGACCAGCACCACCCGCGGGACGTCCGTCCGGAACCCGCCGCCGTAGGTGGCGTGCTGCACGCGGCGGCCCGCCACGGACCGCGGCGTCGGCCCCGTCGCGTCCCGGCGCACCACCACCGCGTCAACGTCGGCGCGCATTTATGTCCCGTGTTTTGATGCGTCGGCGCGCGTAGACGGTCAGGAAGTAGACGACCACGCACGAGAGCAGCAGCGCCACGGGGACGTAGACCGCGGCCGGCAGCGCGGCCGCGACCCGCCACGGGCGGTCGGGCTCCCCGGGGTGCGTGTCGCCGCGCGCCGCGAGCCCCGAGCCGCAGCTGGTCATCAGCTCCGCGCGGGAGTTCTTCATGTAGAGCGAGTCCACGTTGATGGTGCAGCCCACGTACTGGCACCGGGTGCGCTGCACGTCCTGGTCGAAGCGCAGCCACTTGCGGTCCCGCGTGTCGTCGGTGCACTCGTGCAGCCAGCACACCCGCGGGCCCAGGAACTTCTCGGACTCGACGGCCTCGGACCCCGGGTGGCGCACGCACCAGCAGTTCCGGTTGCCGGGGTTCCGGGCGCAGAAGGCCTCCAGGGCGGTGTCCGCGAAGGCGTACTCCCGGGGCCGCGCCACGCGCACGAACTCCGAGCAGTGCCGGGCCTCCATGTCGCCGGCGCAGACGGCCGCGTAGGTGGCCAGCGCCTGCGGCCGCGCCGTCCGCAGCCACTTCAAACAGTTGCCGGAGCCCGGGTTCGCGCGGCAGAAGGTGGACATGACCTCGTCGCAGTCGGTGGTGGCGTAGTCGTTACAGAGCATCTTCGGGCACCCGGCCGTCCGCGCGCCCGTGCAGCACGGCACCCGGTCCGCGTCGGTGCCCAGGTCGTCGTCGCGCACGAAGCGGCACAGGCGCCCGTCGGCCAGGTACTGCTGCGCGTTCGGGGGCAGGAAGTCGCGGAAGAGCACGTAGGACCCCGGGCGGAAGGTGATGGAGTGGCAGGGCGCGCCCAGGGTGAGGGTGTATTTGCCGGCGATGGACGGGTCCACGAACGAGCCGCAGCTGCTCGGGTCCATGTCCGGCGTGAGGCAGAAGTGCGGCACGATCTCCGCCTGCGTTCCGTCCTTGAAGACGTCGCTCTCCTCGTAGAACCGCACGAACTCGGGGGAGTCCTGGCCGCCGAGCCGGAAGACCATGAACTTCTCCCACGGCACGGCGGCCGACACCACGCTCACGCTCTCGACCGGGAGGTTGCTGGGGCCCGCTCCCATTTATTTGCTGTTAGTGTCCGAAAAGCTGGCCTTGAACCTGCCCGAATCGTAGGCGGAGCCGCGGTACATCCTGGTCTTGGGGGCCCCGGCGACCGTCATGCCCGCCAGCTTCAGCGAGTAGACGCCGAAGAGCGTGCCCAGGACCACGTAGGCGACGATGAGGACGTAGGGCGGCACGTTAAGGTGGTTCATGACGATGGTGATGAGCGCGACGAGGGAGCAGACGATGGCCATGCTCACGGTGTTGGCGGCGTTGGTGTGGGTGAGCTGCATGGCCATGCAGTAGGCCAGCACCAGGCTGGGCAGGGGCAGCAGCAGCGAGGCGGCGGCCACCATGAAGAGCGCCGTCACCGGGGACGACGACAGGGCCAGGACGAAGAGCACCAGCCCCAGCAGGGTGCGGATGTCCATGTGCGCCAGCAACGCGCGCCCGAAGTCGTTCATGCTGCTGACGGCGCCGTAGGGTGCGTCGGCCAGCACGTTCCCGCCCGGGTTCTTGGGCAGGAAGGCCTCCTTCTCGTCGGGGGTGTAGAGCTCGTCCTCGAGCACCCCCGCCCCGCCATCGAAGTCGTCTAATATGCTATAGTAACTTAAATAACTCATTTATATATAAAAAAATGTCTGTCTACACCGAGATAGACGATAAACTCTTTTCAGAGCTTCGAAACCTGGTGGGCGAACAGCAGCTGAACCTCTTCACGCAGAAGGGGGAGCTGACCGAGGTCTTCCAGGGGTCCTCCTTCCGGTTCCTGGTACCGGTCGGGTTCTTCGCGGCCTCCCGGTACCCGCCCCGCGGGCGGCGCTTCCGCCGGCCCGCCAACCCCATGCCCGACGCGGAGAAGGTGTCGGTGCCCGAGCTGTACCCGGTGCAGCGCCGCGTGGTCGAGGAGGTGGAGGCGGCCGCCAAGCGCAAGGCGCGGGAGGGCCGGCCGCCGTACGTGACCCTGCACCTGGCGTGCGGGTTCGGCAAGACGGTGACCGCCTGCCACCTGATCGCCAAGCACCGCCTGCGCGCGGTGGTCTGCGTCCCCAACAAGATGATCATCCCCCAGTGGCGGGCGGCCGTGGAGGCGACGGGCGCGAGCCACCTCGTCTCCGTCGACGGCGTGAGCAGCCTGCTGCGGGAGCTGCGCACCGTCACGCCCAGCGTGCTGGTGGTGGTCAGCCGCCATTTCGGGAACGAGGAGTTCTGCCGCCTGGTCGACGAGCGGTACGACGTCCTGGTCGTGGACGAGTCGCACACGCACAACCTCATGAACAACACCGCCATGGCGCGGTTCCTGGCCTTCCACCCTCCCCGCGTCTGCTACTTCCTCACGGCCACGCCGCGCGCGGTCAACCGCGTCTACTGCAACGACGTCATCAACGTGACCAAGCTGTCGACGCTCCGCAAGACGCTGCGCGTCTCGAACGCCTACTTCGAGCCGTTCTCGACGCCGCGCGTGCGGGCCATCGTCCGCATGCTGGACAGCCCGCAGAACAAGTACCACATCTACACCGAGAAGGCGCTGGTGGAGGACGCGCCGCGCAACGCCGAGATCGTGCGGACCGTCGCCGACGAGTTCGCGGCGGGGGCCATCAACCGCGTCCTCGTCATCGCCAAGCTCCGCTCGCACATGCTGGCCATCTACAACGCGCTGGTCGAGCGCTTCGGCGAGGACGTGGTCGCGCTGGGGGACGCGCAGAACCGGAAGACCCCGGAGCGGGTGCGCGACATCCGCGGCCGGGCCCGGTTCATCTTCGTGTCCACGCTCTTCTACTCGGGCACGGGCCTGGACATCCCCAGCCTGGACTCGCTGGTGGTCTGCGTGGGGGTCATGAACGCCATGCAGGCCGAGCAGCTGCTGGGGCGCGTGTGCCGCGACACGGCGGACCACGCGAACCGGACGGTCTTCGTCTTCCCCACCACCGCGATCCGGGAGATCCGCAGCGTGGTGGGGCTCTTCGCGCAGCGCCTCGTCGCGCTGGCCACGCAGAAGCTCGGCTTCGAGCGCGACGCGGGCCCGCCGGACCCGCGCGCCCGGACCGAGAAGGCGCTGGCCCGGGCCTTCCGCCGGTGACTAGCGGGCGAACTCGCTCAGCGGCCGGAGGTCGGAGCCGCACGTGGCGCAGGAGAGCACGCTGCCGCTCCCCGCGACCCGGAGCGCGTCGAGGGGCACCTTGGTGATGTCGGAGACGCTGAGCAGCCGCGAGTGGCACGCGGAGCACGTGGTGCACGCGGAGTCGCTGGTCTCGTCGACGGTGGTGCGGGGCTTGCGCTTCCGCCTGCGTTTGCTCCCGGCGTCGTCCTCCATTTATGTGCGGAAAAACAGGCGGGTGTAGGCGCGGTCGCAGATGCCGGCCACGGTCGCGTTGGGCGGGTCGTCGCAGGAGAGCAGCGCCTCCCGCGTGGCCCGCGCGCGGTCGGCGCACTTGAGCGGCGTCCGCCCGTCGCGGTCCGCGGCGACGAGCGCCGTCACGCCCGAGGTGGTGAACTCCATCGCGACCAGCGCGTCGTTGACGCAGTCGAACCCGTCCCGGGACCGGCGGGTGAACTCGACGTAGGCGTCGCGCTCCCGGCGCATCTTCTCGGAGATCCGGGGGACGATCATGTTAAAAATGAGAATAAAATAGCACAGCACCAAAAATAACGCGAACATGTCTTCGGATTCCGATTTATCGGCCCTGAAAGAGCTGCTGCGGCTGAGCCGCTGCCTGCACGTGGCCAACGACGCGACCGTCCAGAAGTACAACGCGCTCGTGGAGTGGGCCACCCGCACGTACTGGACGGTGGGGGTGGCGCCCAGCGAGGGCGGCTCGGTCTCCGTGGCGCGGTACTACGCCGAGCCCGAGAGGCGCGAGTTCGAGATGGCGGCCGGCGAGTACGTCTTCTCGCTGGCCTTCTTCGGGACCGCCTTCATCTTCACCAACGGGTCCCTGATGGAGGTCGGCGGGCGCGCGGCGGCGACGAACGAGCGCGTGGTCGCGGCGTGCCGCGCGGTGGCGGCCGCCGACGGCGAGGGGATCGAGTTCATCCTGCTGACCATGTTCCGCGACCGTTGGGTGATCGAGGACGTGGTCTCCCGGAACCAGCCGCCGCCGGCGCTCCTGGACGAGGCCCGGGCCACGGACCTGGCCGCGACGCCGTACGTGCTGGTGCGCCTGGACGCCTCCACCGTCATGACCGAGGAGTACGCGCGCGCGGTGGCCGCCGCGCTGCCGCCGCCCGCCGGGGCGCCGCCGGCGACGGGTCTCCGGTTCCTGCGGCTGGGCTCGGAGACGCGCGGGGGCATCGACTTCGCCAAGCGCACCTACGTGCGCGTCAAGTCCATCGAGCTGGACCCCGTGGGCCTCAACGCCTTCGCGCCCGTGCTGGTGACGGGCGCGGGGGAGCGGATCCTGGCCCGGGACGTGGACCACATGGCGCGGGCCCGGGCGCGCGCGGGGTCCTTCGCGCACGTGGCGCGCTACCCCGCCTGCACCGCGCTGCTCGAGGTGCGCGCCGACCACGCCGAGCCGCGCACCGAGTCCCTTCGGCGGATCCTGGCCGGGGTGGGGAAGGACTTTTTCGTCAACGGCCGGTACCTGTCGCGGGCGGAGGGCGAGAGCGTGGACCGCGTGCGGCAGAAGCTCCGCCTGGACGACCTGTGCGCCTCGGCCGCGGACGTGGTCGCCGCCGCCCCGGGCGTGCCCGCGGCGCGGAAGGCGCTGCGGACGCAGTCCCTGATGGACCTGGCGAGGGACACGCTCGCCTACCCGGTGGCGGAGACGCTGAAACTCATCAATAATATGAGCTTTCAAATAGAGAACCGACGCATCGTCTCCTTCCATTTGGAGTCCGCGGACTGTCTCGAGGACCCGACGGTCGAGGCCGTCTTCTGCGACTTTGCCCGGTTCGTGGCGGTGTTCAACCTCCTGACGGATGCCAAAGAGGCGTGCGAGAAGGCCGGCGACGCGTGATGGCTGCCGCCGAGTGGTGAGCGCCTTCGACATCGGCGCCAAGAACCCCGCCCGCACGGTGCTCGAGGTCTCCGGCGACTCGGTCCGCGTCCTCGACGTCTCCAAGCTAGACTGGAGCGCCGACTGGGAGAGCCGCGTGGCGCGCGACGTGGCCGCCTTCGACGCCGACACCGTGCTGCTGGAGACCCAGCCCCGGGGCTCGCCGCACGCCCGCTTCGTGTACTTCATCCGCGGCGTGCTGCACGGGAACCGCCGCGTGCTCTGCGTGGCGCCCGCGATGCGGGGCAACTCCTACCGGTGGCGGAAGCGCGTCTCGGTCCGCCGGTTTTTGTCGTGGATGGACATGTTCGGGCTGCGCGACTCCGTGCCGGACCGCCGCAAGCTGGACGACGTGGCCGACAGCTTCAACATCGCCATGCGGTTCGTCCTGACGCGGCTGTGACGCGGCGCCCGTGGCGCCGACGGGGCGGGACGCGCCGGGACGCGGGGGCCGCGGGTTCGGATCCCCAAAATGTAAATCCTATAGAGGACTTCGGGGCCGCGCCATGGAAGAGCTCTTGCACTACCTCCGGGCCATCGAGGACCGGTACGCGCGCACCATCTTCAACTTCCACCTGCTGCAGCGCCCCGACATCGGGGACGTCTACGGGGCCATGCGGGACCGGATCTCGTCCACGAACGCCTTCGCCGAGGCCGTGGGCGACGCGGAGCTCCGCCGCGAGCTCAAGAAGCTGGTCTACTGCGACATCCAGCTCACCAAGCACCTGCTCAACCACGCCGCGTACCCTACGTACTCGGCGTGCGTCCGATGCGTCAACCGGGCGAAGCGGGCCCAGTACTTCGACGTCCGCGCCTCGCCCGGGGCCGCCAGCGAGCGGACCGCGGAGATCTTCGAGTGCGACAAGTCCTCGCTCGTCTCCTACGTGAAGACCACCAACAAGCGCCTCAAGGTCGACTACGGCGAGATCAAGAAGACGATCCACGGCTACGCGGGCTCGGGCTCCGCCTACTTCTCCGGGCGCCGCTCCGACGAGTACCTGATGACGACGGTGAACGCGGACGCGGACCGCCCGTGGATCAAGTCCATCGTCAAGCGGCTGCGCGTGGACGTGACGGACGACGCCATCGTCACCCGCGGCAAGAGCTCCATCCTGCAGACCATCGACATCGTCTTCGTCAACCGCACCTGCGTGAAGGTCTTCAAGGACTCCACCATCCACGTCATCCTCTCCAAGGACAAGAACGAGCGCGGCTGCGTCGGGATGCTCGACCGGATCTTCCACACCTACCGCGTGCTCTTCGTGCTCCTCCGCGACGTGACCGGCGACGCCTCCTTCGCGGAGATGGCCGCGGCCGCCGCCCGCGTGGCCGCGGCGGGGAGCTTCGACGAGAAGATGGCGCTGATCGCCGACGGCGCCGGGGACTACGGCGTGGGCAACTTCCGCGTGGGCATGTTCAACCTGACACACACGCGGCAGATCGCCTCGACCGTCTTCCCCTCGCTGCTCGACGACGCCAGCAAGATCAAGTTCTTCAAGGGCAAGAAGCTCAACATCGTCGCCATCGGGTCCCTGGAGGAGTGCCGCCGCTACGTGGAGCAGGCGGACTGGCTCCTGGACGTCATGGCGCGGCGGTCCGCGACGCTGGACGCGCTGGACATCGCCCGCGCCCCCGTGGACGCGCTCAAAGACCTTTTAAAGTGAAAGAAAACAACGCCCACAAATGGATCAGCGTCTCGGGTACAAGTTCCTGGGGCCGGACCCGAAGGCCGGCGTCTTCTACCGTCCGCTGCATTTCCAGTATGAGTCCTACACCAACTTCATCCTCTACCGCCTCAAGGAGATCCTCTCGGTGCGGCGCACGCTGCTCTCCTTCAAAAACGACACCGAGCGGATCATCCTCGAGATCGACGACATCCGCGTCACCGCGCCCGAGTACTCCCCCATCATCGCGAGCATCAAGGGCAAGAGCTACGACGCGCTGGTCACCTTCACGGTCAACATCTACCGGGAGGTCATGTCCAAGACGGGCACCACGACGACCAAGATCAGCAGCTACGAGGGCAACGACTCCCACCTCATCAAGATACCGCTGCTGATCGCGTACGGCAACAAGAACCCCCTGGACCCGGCCAAGTTCGTGGTGCCCAACGTCATCGGGGGGGTCTTTATCAACAAGCAGTCCATCGAGAAGATCGGCATCAACCTGGTCGAGAAGATCACGACCTGGCCCAAGTTCCGGGTCGTGAAGCCCAACTCGTTCACCTTCTCCTTCTCATCCGTCTCGCCGGCGAACGTCCTCCCGACCAAGTACCGGCACTACAAGATCTCGCTGGACATCGCGCAGCTGAGCGGGTGCGTGATCTCCTCCGCCAAGACCTTCATCACCGTCAACGTGGTACTGCTGATCCAGTACCTGGCCAACCTCAGCTTCGACTTCATCCGCAACAGCCTCACGTACGACATGCCAGCGGAGGCGGCCTACCTGGTGAACGCCATCGTGGACAGCGCGCCCGCGGCCTACGCCAAGCAGAACGACAACGACGCGGACACCTACTCGTACGTCCACGAGCTCATCGAGGCGGAGCACGCCAAGCAGCGCTCCACCATGACGCTGGACGAGTTCCACTACGACCTCATGCACAACTTCCTGCCGCACATGCAGGACAGCCCCAACCAGCTCAAGGGGCTGTACCTGCTCTCGCTCCTGCGGAAGTTCATCTTCTGCATCTTCCACACCTCGCGGTACCCCGACCGCGACTCGATGGCGTGCCACCGCGTCCTCACCTACGGCAGCTACTTCGAGACGCTCGCGAACGACGAGCTCGAGAACTACATCAGCAACATCCGGACGGACATCATGAACAACCACAAGAACCGGGGCACCTGCGCGGTCAACATCCACGTGCTCACCACGCCCGGGTTCAACCACGCCTTCTCCGGGCTCCTCAGCGGCAAGTTCAAGAAGACGGACGGCAGCTACCGCACGCACCCGCACTACTCCTGGATGCAGAACATCTCCATCCCGCGCAGCGTGGGCTACTACCCCGACCAGGTCAAGATCTCGAAGATGTTCTCGGTGCGCAAGTACCACCCCAGCCAGTACGCCTACTTCTGCCCCTCCGACGTGCCGGAGCGCGGGCCGCAGGTCGGGCTGGTCTCGCAGCTGTCCGTGCTCACCGCCATCACCAACATCCGCGTCACCGACTACGTGGAGCTCAACCGCCGCATCTGCGAGTACGTGCGCTCGTATCCGCGGGACGACATCAGCTACTTCGAGACGGGCTTCGCCGTCACCGTCGAGAACGCGCTCATCGCCTCGCTGAACCCCGCCATCGTGGACGAGTTCGTGCGCGACTTCCGCCGCCGCAAACGCGTCGGGTTCTTCGGCAACCTGGAGGTGGGCATCACGCTCGTGCGGGACCACATGAACGAGGTGCGCATCAACATCGGCGGCGGCCGGCTCATCCGGCCCTTCCTCGTGGTCGAGGACGGCGAGCTGGTCATGGACGTCGTCAACGCGGACCTGGAGGCCAGCATCGACAGCATGACCTTCTCGGACATCCAGCGGGAGTTCCCGCACGTGATGGAGATGGTGGACGTGGAGCAGTTCACCTTCAGCAACGTCTGCGAGTCGGCGCGGCGCTTCCGCACGCTGCCGCCGGAGGAGCGGCGCCGGTACGACCTCTGCGACTTCCCGACGGAGTTCCGGGACGGGTACGTGGCCTCGTCGCTGGTGGGTATCAACCACAACTCGGGCCCGCGCGCCATCCTGGGCTGCGCGCAGGCCAAGCAGGCCATCTCGTGCCTGAGCTCGGACATCCGCAACAAGATCGATAACGGCATCCACCTGGTGTACCCGGAGCGGCCCATCGTCATCAGCAAGGCCCTGGAGACGTCCAAGATCGCGGTCAACTGCTTCGGGCACCACGTCATGATCGCGCTCATGTCCTACCGCGGCATCAACCAGGAGGACGGCATCATCATCAAGCGCCAGTTCGTGGAGCGCGGGGGCCTGGACATCATCACCGCCAAGAAGCACCAGGTGGAGATCCCGCTCGAGAACTTCAACAACAAGGAGCGCGTCAAGTCCACCGCGTACTCGAAGCTGGACAGCAACGGCCTGGTGCGGCTGAACGCCTTCCTGGAGTCCGGGGACGCCATCGCGCGCAACATCTCCTCACGCACGCTGGAGGACGACTTCGTGGTGGACAACCAGATCAGCTTCGACATCTCCGAGCGGTACACGGACATGTACAAGTCCCGGGTGGAGCGCGTCCAGGTGGACCTCACCGACAAGGTCAAGGTCCGCGTGCTCACCATGAAGGAGCGGCGGCCCGTCCTGGGGGACAAGTTCACCAGCCGCACCAGCCAGAAGGGCACGGTGGCCTACATCGCCGACGAGTCGGAGATGCCCTACACGGAGGACGGCACGCGCCCGGACGTGATCATCAACTCCACGTCCATCTTCTCCCGGAAGACGCTCTCCATGCTGGTGGAGGTCATCCTCACCTCGGCGTACGCCGCCAAGCCCTACAACAACCAGGGCGAGAACCGCCCCGTCTGCTTCCCCAGCAGCAACGAGACCGGGCTCGACGTCTACCTCGACTTCGCGCGGAAGTGCCACGGGCACGAGCACCCCGAGGCCTCCGAGGAGGAGATCGAGGACCGGGTCTACTGCGAGCGGACGCTCTTCGACCCCGAGACCGACGAGCCCTACGAGGCCAAGGTCTTCTTCGGCCCGCTCTACTACCTGCGGCTGCGCCACCTGACGCAGGACAAGGCCACCGTCCGCTGCCGGGGCAAGAAGACCAAGCTCATCCGGCAGGCCAACGAGGGCCGCAAGCGCGGGGGCGGCATCAAGTTCGGGGAGATGGAGCGGGACTGCATCATCGCGCACGGCGCGGCCAACACCATCACCGAGATCCTGAAGGACTCGGAAGAGGACGCGCAGGACGTCTACGTGTGCGAGAACTGCGGGGACATCGCCACGCAGACGGGGTCCACGCGCACCTGCCTGCGCTGCGCGAAGCTCAACCTCTCCCCCGTGCTGACCAAGATCGACACCACCCACGTCTCCAAGGTCTTCCTCACGCAGATCAACGCGCGCGGGGTCAAGGTCAAGATGGAGTTTGAGCACCGGAACCCGGTGTTCTACAAGGCCATGGACCCGGTGGACCTCCGACCGGACCCCGCCATGTGGAACCCGGAGAGCAACTAGCTGGTGACGCAGTCGGAGTAGTCATAATCGTCGTCATCGTCGTCCTCCGCGTCCTTGAGGCGCTTCTTCAGCTTGGTCACCTTTTTCTTGAGCGCGATCGCGCGCTCCTTGCACGTCTCCAGGTCCTGCTGGTACTTGTTCGACTTAGAGGCCAGGGAGCCCATCTCCTGCCGCAGCGAGTCCGCCTCCCGGGTCTTGTCGGCCAGGTCCCGCTTCGTCCGCGTCAGCCGCTCCATCCCGCCGGCCACGTCGCGCCGCAACGCATCCGCCTCCGCTGACTTGGAGGCCAGGTCCCGCTTCAGGGCCGTCAGCTCCTCTTCCTTGTCCTCCGAGAGCTTGGTGTAGCGCCCCAGCGCCTCCATGTCGCGCGCCAGCTCCGTCTTCAGCGAGGAGATCTCGGCCGTCCGCTCGTTCGTGACCCGGCGCAGGTCCTCGATCTGCTGGCGCTGGCGCCCCGAGGCCGTCCGGCACTCGGCGGCCCTCTCGTTGGCGGCGGCCAGCTGCTCGCGCAGGACCTTGAGCTCCGCCCGCAGCCGGGCCGCGTTCTCGCCGCAGGCCGCGTCGAGGGACTCGCTCAGCGCCTCCGCCTCCGCCTTCTTGGTCTCGATGGAGTCGCTGAGCCGGCTGACCTCGTTGCTGCTGGCCAGCACCTTGGCGTCGAGCTCGGCCACCTCCTTGGCGCCGCTCGCCGCCTGCTGCTCGAGCTTCGTCAGCTCCCGCTCCTTGTCGCGGATGTCCTTGGTCAGCCGGCCGACCTTCTCCCGCGTCGCCTCCAGTTGCTTGTTGCGCGCGAGGTTGGCCTTATAGAGCGTCGCCCGCTTGTCGCTCAGCGCGGCGTACTGCTTGTTGAGGTCCTCCAGATCCTTGCGCTCCTTGGCCGCCAGCTTCCTGATCGCCTCCACGGTCTCCTTGGCGAGCGTGGTGGACTGCTCCGCGGCCTGGCGCGCCTTCTCCGCCGACTCGACCACCTTCCGGCTCTCCTCGAGGTCCTTGCTCATCGCGTTGAGCTTCTGGACCAGCTCCGTGTCCTCCTTGGACTTCTCGGCCAAGATCTTCTGCATCATGGCCCGCTCGGCCTCCGTCTGCTTCAGGTCCTGCTTGAGCTTCCGCACCTCGGCGGCCCGCTCGGTGGCCTGCTTCTTGACGGGGTCCAGCTTCTTCTGCGCGGCGTCCAGGTTCTGGCGCAGGCCCTGGTTCTCCTTCACCTTGGTGGCCATCTTGCCGCGGAGCGAGTCGATGCTCATCTCCAGGGCCTGGAGCTTGGCCTTCCGCTCGGCCTCGTCCGCCGCGGCCTTCTCCACCTCCTCCTTCCGCTTCTCCAGCTCCTGCTGCGCCGACTGGAGCTCGGACTCGACCTCCTTCGCCTTCTCCTCCGAGGCCGCCGCCGCGGCCGCCGCCGCGGTCGCCTTCTCCTCCGCCTGCTGGCGCTTCTTCTCGGCCTCCGCGGCCTTGGCCAGGGCCTCCTTCTTGCGGGCCTCCGACTCCATGGTCTGGATCTCCGCCTCGGCGGTCTTCTTCTCGGCCTCCTTGGCGCGCTCCTCGGCCGCGGCGGTCTGCTTCTCGGCCTCCCTGACGCGCTCCTCGGACTTGGCCTTCTCCTCCTCCAGCGTCTTCAGTTGCTGGTCGGTCTTGGCCTTCTCCTCCTCCAGCGCCTTCGCCCGCTCCTCGGACTGGGTCTTGGCCTCCTCTGTCGTCTTCAGATCCTGTTCGGCCTTGGCCTTCTCCTTCTCCAGAGTCTTCACTCGATCCTCGGTCTGAGCCTTCTCCTTCTCCAGCGCCTTCACTCGATCCTCGGACTTGGCCTTCTCGTCCTCTGCCGTCTTCAGGTCCTGCTCGGCCTTGGTCTTAGCCTCCTCCAGCGCCTTCGCCCGCTCCTCGGTCGCGGTCTTCTCCCGCTCCAGCTTCTTCGCCCGCTCCTCGGACGCGGTCTTGGCCTCCTCCAGCTCCGAGATCTTCTCCCGCGACTGGTTGTTGGTCTGCTCCAGCGCGGCGATCCGCTCGGCGGCCTGGTTCTTGGCGCCGTTCAGTTCCTCGATCTTCTGGGCGGACTCCGCCTGAGCGGCCTCCAGCTCCTTGACCTTCTGGGCGGACTCGGCCTGAGCCTCCTGCAGTTCCTGGACCTTCCTCTCCGTCTCGGACTTGGCGGCCTCTGCCCGCTTGGCCTTCTCGTCCGCCAGCTTGGCCTTCTCCTCGGACTCGGTGCGGGCGGCCTCGGCCTTCTTGGCCTCTTCCTCCGCCCGCTTGGCCTTCTCCTCGGACTGGGTCTTGGCGGCCTGCAGCTCCTTGACCTTCTCCTCGGACTTGGACTGTTGGTCCTGCAGCTCCTTGACCTTCTCCTCGGACTGGGACTGCTTCTCCTTCAGGGTCTTGATCTCGTCCTCTGACTTGGACTGCTTCTCCTTCAGGGTCTTAATCTCGTCCTCGGACTTGGACTTGGCCACCTCCGCCTGCCTGGCCTTCTCGTCAGCCTTCTTAGCCTGCTCGTTTGCCTGCTTGGCCTTCGCCTCGGCCTCTGTCTTGGACTTCTCGAGGTCCTCGATCTTCTTGTCGGTCGCGGCCTTCTCGTCCTGCAGGGCCTTGAGCTGATTGTCGGACTCGGTCTTGGCGGCCTGGGCCTCGGCGAGCTCGCGGGTGGCGTCGCTGACCTTGCCCTCCAGGTCTGTCACCTTCTTGGCCTGCTCGGCCAGCGTCTGGCGGCACTCGCTCTCGGAGCCCGCGGCCGCCTTCTCCAGGTCCTGGTTCGCGGCGGCCAACGCCTGGTTCTTCGTCTCCAGCTCGCCCTTCTCCTTCTCGAGGGACTGGACCTTGGACTCGGCGTCGCGGGCCTTCTCCTCGGCCTCCGCCTTCTCCTTCTCGAGGGACTGGACCTTGGACTCGGCGGCCTCGACCTTAGCATCTGCGGCCTCGGACTTCTCCCGGCACTCCTGCTTCTCCTTCTCGACCGCCTCCTGGCACTCCCGCTTCTCCTTCTCCAGGGCGGCGGTCTGATTCCGGAGGGTCTGGTTCTCCTGCTCCGCCTTCGTGGCCCTATCCTTGAAGGTCTGCCGATCCTGCTCGGCCTTCTTCGCCTTCTCCCGGAGGGCCTGGCCGTCTTGCTCCGCCTTCTCCGCCCGCTCGTGGAGGGTCTGGTTCTTCTTCTCCAGGTCGACGTTCCTCTTCTCGGCCTCCGCGGACTTCGACTCGGCCGTCAGGGCCCGGTCCTCGAGGGACTTGTTCCGCTGCTCCAGGTCGCGCGTGAGCTCGCCCATGGTCGCCAGCTGGTTCTGGAGGAGCGCCCCCTTGTCCTCCAGCTCCTTCGCTGTCTTCTCGAGCTCCCGGTTCCGCTCCTCCAGGGCCTCGGTCTTCTGCTGGGCCGCCTGGTTGTCCGTCTCCAGGGCCTCGGCCTTCTTCTCGAGCTCCTGGGTCTTCTGCTCCAGGTCATCGGCCTTCTTCTCGAGATCCTGATTCTTCTGCTTCAGGTCCTCGGCCTTCTTCTCGAGCTCCTGGGTCTTCTGCTCCAGGTCATCGGCCTTCTTCTCGAGATCCTGATTCTTCTGCTCCAGGTCCTGCGTCTTCTTCTCCAGGGCGGCGGCCTGCGTCTCCAGGTTGTTGGCCTTCTCCTTGAGGTCCGAGTTCTGCGTCTCCAGGTTGCTGATCTTCTCGGCGGACCGGGAGGCGCCCCGCTCCAGGTCCCGCGCCTTCTCCTCGGACGCGGAGAGCTTCTTCGCCAGGTCCTCGGCCCGCGTCTCCGCCGCGGCCGCCTTCTCCTCCAGCCCCTGGGTCTTCTGGGACAGCTCCCGCGTCCGATCCTCGCACTCGACGGCCTTCTTCTCCAGGGCCTCGTTCAGCTTCTCCAGGTAGCGCTTCCGCTCGTCCGCCGCGGCCGCCTTCTCCTCCAGGTCCCGCGTCTGCTCGGAGAGCTGGTCGGCCTTCCGCGTGAGCTCCTCGGCCTTCTGCGTCAGGTCGCGCTTCTCGGTCTCCAGCTCGGTGACCTGGGCATCCAGCTCGTCGGTCCGCGCCTCCAGCTTCTCGACCTGCGCCTCGAGGACCGCGGACTTGCTCTCCAGCTCCTCCGCCCGGTCCTCGGCCGCGGCCGCCTTCTCCTCGAACTCCTCGGCCTTGGCCTCGGCCACCTCCGTCAGCGCCCGGGCCCGCGCCGCGTCCTTCTCGGCCTCGAGGGCCCGCTGCTCCGACTCGTCGGCCTTCCGCTTCAGACCGTCGACCTGGGCCTCGAGCTCGTCCGCCCGGTCCTCCGCCTCGGTCGCCTTCTCCTCCAGCTCCGCGGACTTGGCCTCGGCCACCTTCACGCGCTCGCGCGCCCGCGCCGCGTCCTTCTCGGCCTCGGTCGCCCGCTTCTCCAGCTCCTCGGTCTTCTGTTGCAGCTCGTCCGCCCGGTCCTCCGCATCCGACGCCTGCGTCTCCAGCTCGGCGGACTTGGCCTCGGCCGCCTCCGCCCGCGCCTCCGCCCGCGCAGCCTGCGTCTCGGCCTCGGTCGCCCGCTGCTCCAGGTCGCGGAGCCGCTTGTCGGTCTTGGCGGCCTGCTGCTCCAGCCCGAGGACCTTCTCCTCCAGTTCGCGGTTCCGCTCCTCCAGCTCGCGGTCCTGCGCCTCCAGGTCCTTGGCCTTCTTCTCCGACGCGGCGACCGAGTCCTCGAGGCCCCGCTTGGCCGCCTCCAGGGTCTCCACCTGCGCCTCCAGGGCCTTCTTCTCGGCGTCCAGGCCCTGGGCCTGCTCCTCGAAACGGTCCTTCTGCTCCTCCAGCGTCTGCATGCACTCGGACTTGGTCTTGGCCAGCTTCTCCAGGAGCTCCTTGATCGTCTCCTCCGCGTCCGCGGCCCGCTTCTCCGCCTCCCGGAGCCAGCGCCGGACGGTGGTCAGCTCCCCCTGCAGGTGGATGCAGTTGCCGGCGGTGTGGATCGCGCGCTCGAGCGCGGCGATCCGGGCGCGCTCCTTCTCGCAGGTGGCTGCCTCCTTGGCCCGGCTCAGCTCCTCGCGCAGCTCCTCCAGGGCGGCGTCGCCGGACCGGATCCGGATGCGCTCGGCCGCGAGCCCCGACGCCAGGGAGTCGATGAGCTCGCGGTCAGAGCGCAGCGTCGACTCCAGCTCCCGGACGCGGTCGCGCTCCGCCGAGAGGTCCTCCTCGCACCACCGCCGCTCCTCCAGGCGGAGCACGCACTCCTGCAGCTTCCGCTCCAGCTCGTCGATCACGCGCGCCTGCGAGGTCAGCTCGTCGACCACGGACTCGCCGGTCCCGGGCCACACCAGCCGGTCGCTGATGTAGCGGTAGTCGGGCGCCGCCGCCCGGGGGTCGCCGACGTGGCGCTCCCGACAGGGCCCGCTCGTCACCGAGACCGCGCGGTTGCGGTACTCGTCCTCGGCGGGGTCGGCGTCCAGCACGACCAGCGCGCTGACGTCGTCCGCGCACCCGTCGTAGACCCCGTCGGGGTACGCGCGCCGGTCCAGGTGCACGTAGTCGTAGCGGCCGTCGTCGGCGGCGCGGACGAACACGTACGCGAAGCCCACGGCGGCGCCGAGCTCGAAGCGGTCGCGGCAGCAGAGGGCCTGGCCCTCCATCACGAACTCGGGGACGCTGAGGCGGGAGGCCAGCGAGGCGCGGCGGCCGGACACGGTCACGCACCCGGCGGGGTCCAGCGCCGCCAGCGCCCGCGCCTTCCCGAGGAAGGCGAAGTACTCGCGGTACGCCTCCGCGTGGCCGAAGTCCGCCGCGAAGTCCGCCAGCCGGATCAGCTGGTCGATCGAGAGCTGCTGCGTGACGTAGGCCGGCACGCCCACGAACATCCGGTCGCACTCGCGCACGGCGTGCGCGCGGCACATGACCCGGACGTACTCCTTGACGTCGTCGTAGACGTACCCGAACTCGGCCGAGAAGTCGACCATGTCCGCGATGACCATGAGCGCGCAGTGGACGTACTTGCCCACGGTGTTGAGGCGCAGGTGGATGTTGGTCTTGTCGCCCACGACGTCGAGGAAGGTGTCGCGCAGCGTGGCGCCCCGCAGGACGGCGCGCCGCACGGCCTCGGTCCCCGCGGCGCCGTCGCGGCCGTCGTCCACCATGGCGCGGACGGCGTTCCGGACCGTCTTCCGCGTCGCGCGGTCCAGGCACGAGTCCCGCGTGAGGGGCTCGTCCCAGAGGTCCTCCAGTCGCTTCACCAGATCTTCTATTCGATACACACAAGCCATTTATTTGAATATAATTTAAACCCGGTCATCGTGCCAAAACAAACCGACCGGGGCTTTCCCTAGGCGCTGGCCGTGCTGCGCAGCCACTGCTGTTCGCGCGTCCACCCGTAGAGCCAGGGCTTCCAGTCGGGGAACGGGAAGCTGCCGTCGATGGAGTGGGGGTGCACCTTGGCGTAGGGCATGCGGTTCGTCTGGATGTCCGCCTTGTGGGACAGGATGACGGTCAGCTGCCGCATGGTCTCGATGTGGTGCTCCAGCCGGGCCAGGCGCGCCTGCCGCTTCGCGCACTCGGCCCGGTACTTCGCCAGGGACTTCTCGAGCTTCTCGATCTCCTCGCGCACCTCCTTCGGCGTGTTGACCTTGGGGTAGTCGTCGTCGTCCCGGCCGGGCCGCCCGGCGCCGCCGCCCTGCGGGTTGTTCGGGTCCTGGCCACCGGGCTGGTTGGGAGCCTCGCCCACCACGGGCCTGTCGCCGCCGGGACGACCTCCGGCGCCCGGACCTCCGGCGCCAGGACCTCCGGCACCAGGGCCGCCGCCTCCCGGGTTCTTGTCCTCCTCTTCCCCGGGGACCACGGGGGCGCCGTTTCCGACCTCGGGCATCTTGGGCGGCTTAACCGGGGGCTTATCGCTGCCGCCGGGCCTGGCTGGATCGCTACCGGGACCGCCGGCGCCGCCGCCTCCGCCTCCGGGTCCGCCTGGCTTGGGCCGGTCGCCGGTGCCGGGCGGCTTCGGGGGCTTGCCGGGTCCTGCGGGCGGCTTCGGACCGCTGGGTCCTCCGGCGGGCGGCTTGGGACCGGTGGGACCGGCGGGACCAACGGGACCTGCAGGACCGGCCGGCTTCGGCGGCTTGCCCCCGGGTCCCGTGGGCCCGGTGGAGCCGTCCTCCCCGGGCACCATCGGTGGCGAGGCGCCGGGGAAGGGCGTGATCTCGTAGCCGGTGGACTCCGTGTCCCGCTTCCCGCCGGAGTTCAGTTCCTTGCCGCCCTCGGGAGGCAGGCGCATGTCGCCGCAGATCTCCGGCAGGATCAGCCGGTCGCGGGCGCAGTACTCGTCCTGCTCGTTGCGGGTGCCGCTAGACGTCATGAACATGATGGCGCTGCAGTCGTTGTTCAGGCTGACCCAGGTGGGCAGGCGGCTGACGCGGCCCTCCTCGTTGCTCTTGATGTCCATGTAGGAGAGCGCGTCACGGCCGGCCTTGTTGGGGCCCAGGTACAGGCGGACCACGTTGTCTCCCTCCTTCGAGACGCTGTCGGTCACGCTGTAGCATAGCGCGTCCATGACCATCTCCGGCACGCTCCTGGTGAACTCCCACGACATCCCCATGTAGGTGACCTTGACCTTGTTCCTGGCGCCGCTCATGTCGCCCACGGTCCGCTCGCCGCAGTTCTCCTTGACGTACCTCAGGAGCGCCATCTGGGCGCGCGCGTTGGCGATGACGCTGCTCTTGTCGATCATGTCCTTCAGTCCGTCGTAGATGGCGACGATCACCTCGGGGGTCAGGCACTTGTAGTAGTACATGGGGAGCCCGAAGAAGAAGTGGGTGGCCATCTTCTCGCCGCAGAGCGTGGCCACCTTCAGCATGAACTGCCAGCAGACGGCGTTCATGGACCCCAGCACCGTGGCCCGGTCGCTGTCCTCGCGCAGGTCCTCCGCGCGCGGGACGGTGCCGCGCTCCACGTCCGCCTCCAGGGCCAGGAACGTGAAGTAGAGCACCGCCTGCCCCACTGTGGTAATGTCGAGGTAGTGATCCGGCAGGCTCTGCCGCTTGGTCAGCAGGTAGGCGTTGCGGTACTCGGTCAGCTTGTCGTAGAAGGAGTTCTGGTCCCGGTACTTCTTCAGGATCCAGTGCAGGGGGAACCCGGACTTGAAACCGACGCCCTGGGGAGGTTTGGGCATGGCGAACATGTAGCTCCGGAACACGTTCCGGACCGCCTTCCGCTCCTCGCGAGTGAGACATTGGTCGTCGCTGAGCAGCGTTTTCCACTTGTTGTCCACCAGGTTGGTGAAGACGCGAATACACGCGGTGGCCGCATCGTCCTCGCCCCACGCTCGTTCTTCCATTTAAGAAAAATGTTTTTTTGGCTTCTGGCGCCGGACCTATTCGAAGTAGTATCCGGGACGGCGCCCCGTCTGCACGTCGATCTTCCGGGCCAGCTTGAGCATGGTTTCGCGCAGCGTGTCCGCGTGCTTCTCCAGCCGGGTCAGGCGGTCGTCGGCGTGCTCGCAGCACTCGATGACGCGCTCCTGCTCCTCCAGCAGCCGCTTCAGCCGCTCCCTGTTCCGGTCGGTGACGCGCAGCAGCATGGGCTCCTCGTTCTCCATCCTATTTAGATGACGGATTTTAGAAACACGCAATCGGCGTCTCCGGGCCCGCGGGGAGGCGCGCACGGGTTGATGATGGAGGCGGCGTTGCCCGGGGTGAAGGTGAAGTCCTGGCAGCTCTCCTCGTCGGGGAAGAGCTTGACGCGGCCGCCCTCGGCCCGGAAGCCGAAGAGGGACGCGGACACGTAGACCGAGCCCTTGAGCACGCAGCGCCACTTGGCCTTGGCGTCCGTGGCCTCGTCGTTGGGGTCGAAGGCGCGCCGGTCCACCTGCGGGCCGCCGACGGTGCTGGCGTACTCGAGCGCGGCGTGGGCGGCGTTGAACTCCAGGATGTTGTCGTAGTTCTCGTAGACGGCGTAGGCCTGCATGAGGATGACGCAGATGGCGGCGGTGGCCACCACGATCACAAAAACGGAGACCGTGTCCATTTACTTCCGCGGATTAGTGGCCGCGGCGCGGGCGCGCAGCTGGGCCAGGGCGTCGGCGAGCGCCCGCAGGAAGACGGCCGTGTCCGCGCGCGCCATGTCGAAGCGGTGGTAGCTGTCCAGCCGGGCGTCGCACCCGAAGAAGCGCACCACGCACATGGTGAGCACGTCCTTGACGTGGATCACGCCCGAGTTGACGTTGTAGGTGGAGGCGCCCTCGACCTCGACGGTAGGGTCCGTGTTCACGCTGTGCGAGTGCACGTCGGAGACCAGCGCGCCCTCGAGCACGTCCATCACCTCGGCGAAGTGCGCCGCGTTGTCGAACCACGGGTACCGCTCCACGAAGAAGGTCAGGCGGCCGCGCGGCGCGACGGCGATAAAGGGGACCTCGCCGCGGAAGCCGTCCCGCAGCACCGGGCGCACGTTGCCGTACTCGCGGTTGAAGACCTCGGCGTCGAGGAAGGTCAGCCGGGCCACGAGCGCGTCGTTGACGACCGTGCCGGAGCTGAAGGCGACCAGCTCCACGGCCTGCTCGTTGGACATGCGGTACTCCTGGAAGGTGTGCAGGAGCGTCTGCCGCAGCGCGGCGGGCTTCTCCACGCGCTGCGGCGGGCCCTCGGGCGGCAGCAGGTAGAAGTCAAAGTCGGCCATGGTCACGTAGCCCTCGCCCCCCTCCTGGTGGCGCTTGTTGAGGTGCACGCAGAAGCCCACCTCCCGCCGCAGGACGGCGGACGTGTGCGCGTGCAGCACCTTGCGTGTGGGCATGTGCTCCACCGCCGTCAGCCACTCCTCGTTGACGGCGGTGGTGGTGTTGGCCATCACCACGCCGATGTCGAGCACCGGCCATCGGATGTGGTGGTGGTACCCGTGCTTGATGAAGGACGCGAGGCCGGGGTCGAGGTCAGCGACGATCTCCACTTCGTCCCGGGGCATGCTGCGGCTGCTCCGGACCCTTGGTGTTCTTTTTCGATCTTTTATTGATGGCCATCAACTTCAAATTGATGGCGTTGATGAGCTCCCGGACCGCGGCCACCGTGCAGGCGAACTCGCTGTCCCCGCACTCCGAGAGCTTCTCCAGCAGGTGGTTGAGGTTGGCCTCGTCGATGTCCTCCTCCATTTAAGTGCTGTAAAGCTCGGTGCGCCGACAAAAAGGGAAGTTTTAATCTCGAATCGTGAACACGCTCACACGGTAGGCCACCATCGCGCGCACGAGGCTGCACTTGGCGCGCACGGACACCGAGGTCAGCAGCGAGCTCGCGACGACCCACGCGTCCTCCAGCGTCTCGAGCACCGCGGTCGCGAGCGATAGCGAGAGCATTTACGCCCCATGGATGTCTTCAATACCCTCCGGTTCCTGGAGAGCACCGGCTTCTCCGGCGCGGCGTCGATGCTCCCGCGCGCCAAGGTGCGCCTCTCGCACCGCGGGGCGGACTTCGTCTTCTACCGGCCCAAGCCCTCGACGGTACAACGGTACATGTCGGCCTGCGGCGTCTGGCACTCGGACGTGGTCGTGCTGGGCAAGGTCGTCATGTGCGGCGAGAAGCTGCTGCTCTTCTACATGGACCTGTGCTACCACGGGGCGTCGATGAACGGGTCCCTCTACCGCCTGGGCACCAGCATCCGGTCCCTCTCGCTGCGCGAGCGCCGCCTGATGGCGCGGAGCGCGGACCCGGAGGACGACAGCGTGTGCTGCTGGGGCCTGTCGGAGGAGGACTACTACCCCGGCCCGCGCGGCCGGCTCTCCAGCGCGTCGTCCTCGGGGTCCCTCGAGCGCCCCGAGTTCGAGCTCGGCTCCGACGAGGACTCCGACTAGTCCTTTTTCTCCTCCGCCTCGGCGTCGGCCGCGCGCGCGGCCTTCCCGCTCGTGAGGATGTGGCCCAGCTGCCGCTTCATGTGCGAGAACTGGCGGATGAGCACGCTGGGGTCGAGCCGCCGGGCCAGCACGTCCTCGTCGGCGGAGTCGTAGCAGATGCGCTGCTCGCCCTCGCAGAAGACGGAGTCCTCGATGATGAGCACGCGCCGCTGCGCGGACGCGGAGCGGATGATGCCCATGGCGCGCATGAGCTGCTTCTTGGACCCGCGGATGGACATGGACCGCATCATGTTCTCCACGTCCGAGTCCGAGACGTTGCAGCAGCAGAAGTGCGTGACGCTGGCCCGGCCGTTGACGGGCACGTGCTTGTAGGTCTGGCAGAGCAGGATGAGCGACGTGTTGATGTGGCGCCCGTAGTTCATCAGGCCCAGGAGGGTGCGGGAGCGGGTCTGCATGTCCCCCATGTCGTCGAGGATGATCAGGAAGCGCTCCCCCTTGCGCCCCGGCGCCGCGGAGAACCGCTCGATCTTGGACTTGGTGGCCGCCAGGGCGTACTCGAGCTCCTCGGGCGTGGTCACCTTCTGGATGTGGTCCGGCCAGATGTAGCCGTCGTAGGCCGGGTTGGCCACCGGCGTGAAGAGCAGGACGTGCCGGTACCCGTCCACCAGCGTGCCGAGGAGCGAGAGCAGGTAGGCCGTCTTGCCGGACCCCGAGCCGCCCACCATGGCGATCCTGAAGGGCGCCCGCAGAAGGCTTTTACGACAGAACCGCTTCTCTTGAACGCGGTCCATTTCGATATTTACAGTTACTAAATTAAACCTTCGGGGGTTGGAAAGTGGAAATTCAAGCCCCACTTAGCTTCTGCAAACAACGGCACACACGACTGTCGTTGTTGATCTTCCCTCAGCCTTCCCAGCCATGGCAGATGTGGAGCAGCAGGCCGACACCCTGCCCCTCAACATCCCCGAGAAGCCGCGACGCCACCCGCTCGCCGCCCGGGGAATGGCGTGTGCAATCATCACCCTGCGCATAATGGTGCTCGTCTCGCTGGTCTCCCTGACCACAATCGTGGCCGCGCTGGCGGTGCAGCTGCGCGCCTGTCGCCAGCAACACGAGGGGTCGGCGTGCGCCGTCACCGGCACGCCCAGGATCCTCCCGCTGGCGCAAGGAGGCGGCTCGGTGAGCGCGGAGGAATGTCAGGGCATCTACCTCGACGGACAGTGTCTCACTCGTGGGGGCGATGGCATGGTTCCGTTACAGACAGCAAACACTACTTGCCACTCCAAAGGCGGCCGACTTCCCTCTCAAACACTAATCAGGAAAGATCCAGCTGGCGGCAACCAGGTAGACTGGCTCCTGTTCTACCTCCAAGGCACCTGGACCGACGAAGGAGGCCACTTCCCCTCAGCCGACCAGACCAGGACCAAACGTTCCACCGACGAGGACGGTGATGATGACAATACACACAGTGAGGTGAGAGGCTACTACTGCATCAACTAAGCTAGGCGGTCGGCAAGTCCGGCGCCCAATTCCTTTTTTGTGTAATAAATGGCCATGATGAACATGAACAGACAGAGTTCGGACAAGCTGAAAAAATGTACTCTCCCCGCGGCCGTCGTTGTGGTGCTGACCACCATCCTCGGCGGCCTGGGCGCCGGCCTCCGCTACGGCTCGGACATCTTCACGATGGCCGCGTGCGAGGACGGATGGACGTCGTTCAACGGGTACTGTTACATTTACGCCGGGGCCGCTATGGCCATGGAGGCCGCGATCATGCGCTGCGAGAGCATGAGGGCCCACCTGCCCATCCCGTACTACAAACACGCGCAGGTGGTGGCCATGACCCTGAACAAGGACAAGTTCTGGACCGGTCTGAAGATGCAAAACGCCACCAACTCGTGGCACAACGTGAAGGACATGGCGACCGTGGCGGACGCCAGCGGCAAGCCGCACCACCACGGGGTAGACTCAAACAGGTACAAGTACGCACCCATACACCAACCGGGAAAGGGGGACTGTGCCGTCTCGCTGTCTGGCGTCGTGATGCAACACCATTGCGAGGACACGAGCGTCAACGTGGTCTGTTCGAGGCGGTTCTACAATAAGTGAAACATAATCCCGCTTACCTATATGCCGCCATGGACACTACATACCTGCTGACTCCCCTCGGTATTATCTGCCAGCGCGATGACCTCTTCTCGCTGGAGATGCAGAAGGACCTGGGCCTCTCCGAACCGGTGGCCCGCATCGGTCCGTTCGCGATGTGCACCCTGAGTCTGAACCCGCTCTCCCTCGACCAGCTGACGCTCGCCGCCATCGGCGACTGCTACGTCGCCGCGCACGGCTGCGTGATGCACTGCTCCACCGCGTCCCGGCTGCGGCAGCCGGTGACCCGCATCCTGGCCGCCTTCCGGGCCGGCCGACGGGTCCTGATCTGCTGCGACTACGCCGGCACCGTCCGGCTGAAGGACCGGGGCGCGGGCGGGTTCCGGCTGGAGCGGCTGGCGGACGTGCCCGCCGGCAGCGTGCGGGTGCTGGAGACCTTCGCCGGGACCCACGAGTCCAACATCGTCCTCGAGCCCTCCGCCGAGTTCGTGGAGCGACTGAAGAAGTCGTGCCACCTGTGCCTGACGGACGGCGAGGGCTGGGTGATCGTGGACAGTAGGTCGTAAAAATGAAAACAGAGCGATGAAGCAAGTGTCGTCTGCAATGCAACGCCATGTTTAAGCGCGTGAACAACCTGTCAACAAAAGTATGTGCCTTCACCGAGTCGTTGCTTGCAGACGACGATACCGATGGAGAACTGGAATCCAAGGACGTGTCCGAGCTTATCAAGATTCTAGATTTCTGCCTCGACGACGCGTCGACGGTGGAGGACATTTCAGACATTTTAATCGTAGATACAAAGTCATCACACAAGACATTTGACTTGAGGGATGCCGTGCGCCAGCACGTCGCCAAGCCGCGCCTCTCCGGGGAGGCCATCATCGAGCCAAACACCCGCGTCTTCGCCCTGTGTGTCGGGGGATGCCTGCAGGTGGATTGCGCCGACCGGAGGGAGCGGCTGGCGGTGGTCGTCGAGAAGGGCGAGGCCTTCTTCGTCGACACGTCCGCCGACCACTCCCTGACCTCGGGGATCGGCGGCGTGCGCCTAGTGGTCCTGGTTTGCACCGTTTCATCCCCGTTCATCCACTACGGCGACGTCATCATAAGCTCCAGCAGTGTGATCTACTCGCGGGTGTCGGGATACTCTTTCGCGCTGTTCCGCATTTCTAACGACGCTGACGCCGTGGAGAAGGACGTGATCATCTCCTGCGGGAGGATCTACGATGCTGCTACCAAGACGGAGATGGACATCTCGCACCTCAGGCAGCTGCTCCGGCAGTACGCCATCCAGAGTTGTCCCGTTCCGGACCGCGTCCCCTACGGCGGCGAGCCAGCCGACATGGAGGACGTCCTTGCCATGGCCATCAGCGCCGAACTCATAGAATTTGCACTTCGCCACGCCCCTCCCCGGCAGGTATTCTCGGAAAAGGGTCGACGCCACATTATCCGCATAGCGTACTGCGTAGCGTGCGCTTACAACTGACTACCTGGCGCGCGAGCGCCGCCACATACTACCTATCCACCTCCCCGCCCCCTGCAGACTGCGAATATATCTCACTGAAGGTACTCACACTGTCTTTTTTGCACTTTTACTATTGAACAAATAACCGGGAACTATCACGGTCGTGATGGCGCTCCTCACCGTGGCCTATCTCGTGGTCGGCTTCTCCGCCGTGACATGCGTGCTCTACACCCTGTTCATCCTCAGGGGGTTCCTCAACCGCGCGGCGGCCCGCCAGCGGCGCAAGCGTGACGCGAAGAAGCTCACCATCATGCTCGAGACCTTCTCCACGACCATGCGGTACGACCGCCCCCCGAGCGTCAGCAGCTTCGACAGCAGCAGCCTCGGCAGCGAGATCTGCGAAGAGCCCAACTCCCACCCTCAGCCCCAGTACATCAACGTGCTCGCCCGGCCCTCGGCGCCCACCAGCTTCGCGCGCCACAAGTCCACCGACGTGCTCGCCTCCGAGTCGGTGGTGATGTACGACGAGATCGACGACGGCATCGACGAGGTCGTCCGGGAGCTCAACGAGCTGAGCAACGAGCTGGAGCAGATCAACGAGCAGTCCGCCGAGGAGCAGCCTCCATCCCCGCAGTCCCCGCACTCGCCGCAGTCCCCGCAGCCCCAGCAGCAGCACTACAACCAGCCCTCCTCCCCCGCGGTCATCCAGGCGTACTCGGTGGTGGACCTCACTCAGAAGCACGGCGAGCTGGCCAGCCGGCTCACCGAGGACGACGAGCAGGGGTTCGTCTACGACGACGCCATGGGCGGCACGCTCCCCCAGTACATGATGGGCGAGGTCGTGGAAATATGAATTTTTACCATACTAACTGAAAATTTAACTCCAATCTTGCCGTAGCGGCCATGCGCAGCCTATTGTTCCGCGTCCTCCCCTACTTCAACCAGGACCGCATCGGGCGGCTGACGCTCAGCCGCCGGAGCGCGGTGAGGGTCTCCAACGATGACGGCGGCGTCCACGACCCCCGTTGCGCGGAGTTCCTGCAGCGCGTCCCGGTCCGGGAGATCGTGGAGGAGCTGCGGCACCACTTCTCGGAGGCCGTGGTCCCGGCCTGCGAGGACGCGCTCTTCCAGGTCTTCTCCACCGGGCAGTGCTTCCGCTCCGACCGGAGCCGCTGGTACTCGGGGGTCCGGCTGCTGATCTGTCTCCGCGCGCCCAGCAGCGGCGGCGGCTTGATCGTGCGGAACAACTTCAGCAGCGACCGCGCAGCGATGCGCATGAGCCGCGGCATGGCGGTGGTGCTGAGCGCCGCCGCCAGCTACGACGTGACCCGGGTGCTGGACGGCTCCATGATGCTGGTGTCCCTGGCGGTCCGGCTGGCGAGCATGGAGTTCCGCATCGTCACCACCGGCGGGTTCTGCTTCACCAACACCCCGCACGCCGGCATCTACCACTCCGACTACATCGCCTTCGCCATGCGCCTGCTGACGGACAAGATCACCGGCCGCGTCGTCTGCGAGCAGCTGATGGTCGGCGGGGACTGGTTCACCGTCGTGGTCTACGGCAAGCCGCTGCGGCGGCTGGCCATCCCCGCCGTCTGCGTCGGCAGCACCTCCATGGACCGCATCTGTTCGTCCAGCGCGAGCGACGAGGAGCGGAACATGATCGTCTCCGTGAACCCGCCCTACGAGATCAGCACCCCCGCGCCCTGCATCTACGAGAGCGTGTGCGTGGGAGAGGAGCGCGTGGTCTACGGGCGCGTGCTCCGCTCGGCGGAGGGGGAAATGGACGTGGACCTGACGCCTCCCGCGGCCGAGCCCGGCGCCGCGGCGGCCCCGACCGAGGGCGCTGAGGCCGCCGCGCCGAGCGTGCGTCTGCAGCACTCCGCGACCCTGGTCTAAATGAAAAACAATCCGGCCTTTTTGTAGCCCGAGAGGCGCGACTCACAATGGGGTTCCTCTGTGCGCTCTTCCGCCGGTGCCTCCGTCCCTCCGTCCCCCAGGAGTCGCGAGGGGACCCGATCGTGGTGGTGAAGGCGGCGGCCGCGCCGCTGATGCGCCCCGCCTCCGAGGAGGACGAGAGCGTGCTGGAGATCGCGCAGTCGCCGGCGTCCGAGCACACCTTCGTCATCTCCATGGTGGAGTCGAGGGGGGTGATGTCCGACACGGAGCTGGAGTCGGTGGACCTCAACGAATGCGGCGAGGACAGGTACGGCGACGCCTGCCTGGACGAGGACTACTACGACGAGCCGACGCTGGACTCGGAGGACGAGCGCGTGCAGAGCTACGTGGACGCGTGCGTCAGCATCATGCGCGAGAAGTGCATGGCCTCGGCGGCCGTGGCGGACGGCGTCAACTGCTACCGGCCCAACAGCCCCAGCAACCTCTCGTCCGCCAGCAGCAACTCGTGGAAGTTCTACGACACCCGGTGCCTGGAGTCGCGGGTGTGAGCCCGTCTGTCTTGAGCCTGGCAGCCTCTGGCCCGTCGGCCTTTTTCTCCTCACACTACAGAGACCTCGACTCGCTCGATCCGGCTCTGCAACAAAAAGGCGCGGTCGACCCGCATCGGCTCCGTCCGCCGTCGTCACCCGTCCACGTCCTCCCCCGCGCTCTCCTCCGCGCCCGTCTCCGCCACCGCGACCAGGTCCCACCGGCCGACGGCCTTCAGGGCCGAGACCAGCACGGTGACGTGGCCCGCGGAGAGGCGCCCGGCGCGCTCCAGGTACGCGGCCAGGTCCATGAAGGTGTCGAAGCGCGCGCGGACGCCGCAGAGCAGCTCCATCTGGCGCAGCTCGACTAGGGACGTGTTCTCGTCGATGAGGACCAGCGAGCGGTCGTACTTGTGGACGAAGGCCAGCGGGCACTTGGGCACCACCCGCTCCCGGTCGAGGTCGAACTCGATCAGGACGTCCGTCCGCTCGGCGACGCGGAGCGCGCGCACCAGCATGCACCCGGCGCGCTCCATGCCGCAGAGCCACTCCAGCCGGTCGTCGAGCACGCCGTTGTCGCGGAGCATGAAGCTCACCAGCTTCAGGTCGCGGTACGTGAGCTCGCCGCGCACGTACTCCAGCAGGCCCGGGGTGACCCGGAGCCTCGAGCACTCGCAGTTTCTGGAGGAACCCATGGCTGCACCGGAATCCGCTTAGTTGTTCACTTATAATAAACTGAACTTGTAGTGCGTATGGACAAGGGCCATGGATTCCGCCTCCGGTTCCGCGAATCCGGCCGCCGACACCGTCGACGCCGACGTCACAACCGCAGCCTCCGACGCCGCAGCGGCCGCACCAGCATCCGCCGTAGCCTCGGACGCCTCGGTCTCCACAGACCCGGCCTCATCCTCCTCCGCAGACTCGGCCTCATCCTCCACCGACCCGGCCGCCGATCCCGACGCCGATTACACCTACGAGGTCTGTGCGATGCCGGACATACGCGAGCTCTGCCGGGAGGTGCTCTCCGAGGAGGGGGTGATCGTCCTGCGGCACATCTCCACGGCCGAGTGCCTCGTCTGCCGGGCGGGGCGCTGCTGCGTCTGCGATGCGGGGGACGGGTACGGGGTCCCGCTGACGGACGACCAGATCCGGAACCCCGTCTGCCTGGTGCGCCACATCTCGGCGGCGCACAAGGGCAACGACGCGTCGCTGGCGGCCCTGGTGCGGTACGTGGAGACCGTCGAGCGGGACACGCTCTTCAACAGCGTGCTCATGGGCCAGCTGGAGCGCGTGCAGCGCCGCGCGTGGGAGTCCCAGCTGGGGCGACCCGGCCGGCGCTGCATCACCGGGTGGAACGTGGACACCGTCTGGCGGAACGGCCGGTTCTTCCTGGCCATCATCGGCGCGCTGCTGACCACCGAGGGCATGCGGAAGATGTTCATGGACACGGTCATGCGGTACCCGGGGTGCACGCTCAACGACGGGAACTGCTGCATGTGCGAGATAGCGGGGTGGAGCTCCCACATCGGGTTCGACGAATTCACCGAGTTCATCGAGACGGCCGACTCGCTGGCGTGCCGCCTCCGGCACCTCTTCTGCCAGTCCTCCCGCTCCGGGTACGTGCTGAACTCGTCCGAGCACAGCGACAGCTTCAGCTACGACGTGCGCCCGCAGTACCCGCTCGCCAAGCTCAGGGACCGGGCCTTCGTCGTGTTCGCGAACTCCATGTACCGGGCGGGCGTGTGGCAGTACGGCCGGGTGATCACGCAGACGATCGCCCGGGCGGAGCGCTGGTCCCCTTCGACGCGCCGGGCGCCCCGCTCCGGCAGGGTGTGGCGCCTGTGGTTCTGAGACCGCGACCTTTTTCTAGCGACCGGGACGCTCTGGCCTTCCCGTCCCGTGGCCCGGCCATCGACCCGAGATAAGACGAGGGTACGCGGCCTAAGGGACGCCGCGCCCGAGGAAGAAAGACTGGTGTCAAAATCCAAACGCTGCTTGAGCAGACCGAATTACAAAGACTAATAGCAGGCCACCATGGTGTCGAGGTCGTGGTGATGGCCGAGGCCGCTGTCGGCGAAGTTGCCGTTGTATGGGTGCTTCACGATGGCGCTGCAGCTGTCGAAGACGCTGAACCTGACATCGACCTCCTCGATCTCTCTACCACACTTCTTACCGACGACCCTGATCTTCAGCTTCTTCTCCACAGGCATCTCCTCGCGATCGGCGTATTTCTTCCAGCCGTTGGCCATGAGATCCAACTCCTGCTCAGTCACGTACAAGGGTTCGGTGTTGGGTTCGTATTCGAATCCGTCCTCTTCCTCGTCCTCATCTCCGTCATTGCCGCTCTCACCGTCGTTGCCGCTCTCGCCGTCGTCGCTGCTCTCGCCATCCTCATTGCCCTCCTGCAACAGATCCTGGAGACCATCACCACCGAGCTCTCCTCTCTTGAGCCTTTGTTCCTCCAGACTAGCACCGAGCGGGAGGTAGTTGAACATGGTGTGGTCCACTTCGCGGTTGATGTCCAGGCACATGATGGACAGTCTGGCGAAGCACTTCTTGAGGGTCTTGACGGCCTCCTCGATGTAGACGGCGGGGACGGGGTTCTGGTCGTAGTAGTGGTTCCAGGGCATCTCGGAGACGAAGGCGACGTCGAGAGTCTTGGGATTGGGGGCCATGGCGCTCACGATGGCGAGTCTGGTGTCGCAGCGTTTCAGGGCCAGAGACACGTTCAGGTCGGCGCCCACTACGTAGGCTTCATCGTCACCGTGGATGCTTTCCTCGCAGACTCCGTGTTTGGCGGGCGTTTTGCGTGCGATATGCACGGACATCATGATGCCGATCTTGACTCCGGTCGCGGGATCGCACGTGGTCATGATATTTCGCAGCCTGGCATTCTGGGAGGTGAGGTTGTACGCTTCCGGACTCATCCACTCGGCGGGATCGCCGCCGAGGGCGAACGGTGTCAGTAACGCGACCAATATGACTATGCATTTCGGTGCCATGGTGACAGTCATCTTCGCGTCTCGCCGCTCACGATGTTCTCGATCAACCGGTTGAGCCTCTGGAACCTTTCTTCGCTGTCGAATAATATTCGACTACGCTAATAGCAAAATACTATTTTAATTTTAGCGCGTTTTGGGACGTGTCGGGAGATTTCTCTCCATAAAAATGATCACAGGGTGGACGATCGCGTGTCTGGCGCTCGCGACGCTCGCGAAGGGGCACGATGTCGTGCCGACGCCGGCGCCGCTGCACACGACCGCCGCGGCGCGAGCGACCGTCTCCGCGCGACCGCCGGCCGCCTCCCGACGGCCGGCCGTCACGCGAAAACCATCCGTGACCTTCCAGAACACCACGCTGTCGGTGGCGGCGTCCTGCAACGACCCCGTCCTGCGGCTGCCCTGTGTCGCGGTCGTCGCGGCCCCGTACGCCATGAGCGACGTGGCCGCGGAGTGGCGGCTGCGGGGCAAGCGGATCTACAGCTTCGACGGATACACCCACCGGCACCGCCTCCTGAACGGGCTTACGAACGCCGCGATGGTGCCGGACGCCCTGGCCAAGAACGGGGACGCCTCCCTCATGGTGGCGCGCTCCGACCTGGTGGACGGGACGTATGTGTGCCGCGTCTCGCTGCGGGGCGTGGAGGGCGAGACCGCCGTCCACGTCCGCGTGAGCGCCGTGGGCGAGTGGGTGCCGTACCTGGACGCGTACGCCATCACCGCGCTGACGTGTCTCCTGGACGCGGCCTTCTGGATGCGCCTGATCCTGCTGGCCTGGGCGGGGGAGGTGTCCGCGCTGGAGGCGCTCTTCGTCGCCGCCGAGGGCGCGGTGACCAGCACGGCCGTGGGGCTCGGGTGCGCCTGGATCATCGGGACCTCGTACTCCTACCAGACGGCCATGGGGCTCTGCCTCGTCATCGTCACGTCCGGCATCATCGTCCTGGCCAACCACCTCTTCACGCTCATCTGCCGGAACTACGCCGTGCCCCCCGTCGTCACCGTCATCCAGGTGGCGGGGCTGATCGTCGCGGTGACGGGCCTGCACCTCAGCGTGCGGGAGTGCCTGGGCCACTACATCAACGTGACGACGCTGGGGGTGGCCCTGTTCGCCTTCGCGGGCGCGGTCGAGGTCCCCCTGGCCTGGGCGGAGCTGCGCGGCGTCAAGGCGGCCGCGAGTATTCAAATAGGACCGGTGTAGGTTAAATAATATGGGGAGCGTTGCCAACTACCTGTACCGCTACGTCCGCCTGCCCACCGACATCGTCGACGAGGACGATGACGGGCTCCCCGTGGTGCCCGGGGAGGAGGACGAGCCCCTGGTGCGGGCCGCCGCCTTCGCGGCCATCGAGGAGCAGCGGCGGATGGACGCGCCCGTGGCGCAGCTGATCGACCTCGACGTCAAAACGGAAATCTGACCTCCCTAGGCATGCGCCGTGGAGCCCTCGCCCCTGGAAAAGGCCCGCCATGTCCGCCCAGCCTTCCGCCCAGTCCATGGAACCCTTACCCCTGGAAAAGCCCGCCGTGTCCGCCCAGCCCGACCGGCAGCCAGCCCAGCCCGACAAGCCGCCCGCCGCGTACGCCGTCCCCGACTCCGCGGACGACGACGCGGCGGACGCCGAGCTGCTGGCCAGCCTGGAGAGGGACCGGGAGATGATCGAGCTCTGCGAGCAGCTCATCGCCAACCTCTCGGAGGTGGAGGCCAACATCCTGGAGAACGTCGGGATGATGGCCGCCGCCGCGAGGCGGGCGCGCGCGGACCGGCGGGCGCACCGGGAGTGCCTCCAGCGCCTGCGCGACGAGCGGCACGGCCGGCGCTCGCGGTCGGCGGGCGCCGCCTTCCGCTCGCCGTCGCCCATGCGCGCCTACCAACACTCGGTGTTTTTCTGATCCACCCGGACGGGACGCCCTACGCCGCCGGGGATGGAGAACCCCTACGCCTTCGCCACTCCGAAGAAAAACCTGCCCGCCTGGTTCGCCCCCGGGAACGAGGACCGGGTCTTGATCATCAGCTCCACCGCCGCGGCCGCGACGATGAGCAGCCGCGTGGTCCGGGGGTTGCCCTCCACCACCCGCACGGTGATATCGAGCCCGCCCGCCCGCAGCACGCAGGTCCGCCGCAGCACGTTGACGAAGTTGGCGTCCATGGTCGTCGAGGCGAGTAGGGTCCGCTTGCTCATGTAGAAGAGCGGGGACTGGGAGTAGCAGCAGTCGCACTCGTCCATGATCCAGTCGCTGAAGACGTCGGGCGCCCGCCGGGGGGTCAGCGAGATGTTGCACCCGTCGAACTCCAGCCAGACGTTGTTGGAGGAGTTGAAGCGCGTGCACTTGAACCCGAACCAGTGGCGCAGGGCCGCGCGCTCGCGGACCGCCTCCCGCCGGGAGAGCAGGACCTCGTCCCCGTCGTCCGGGGGCGGGAGCCGGAAGGACGGCGACTCCACCCGGTGGTAGGTCAGGACCACGAGGTACGCGTACGTGTTCGGCGCGACGGAGATGTAGAACCGGGCCTCCGGGTGGGCCAGGACGCAGTGGCCGGAGTCCAGCGTCAGCGTCGCCTTGCCGCGCGGGGAGACCACGCGCAGCTTGACCTGGCACGCGCTCTCCACGGCCAGGACCATCTCCGTGCCGAGCTTGTGCTGCAGCGCGCGCATGCGGGCCGGCCCGCACTCCACCGCGACGCAGGACACCAGGCGCGAGGACCGCTCGAGCCGGTAGCCCCGGACGCTGAGCGAGAAGTCGGAGATCATGGCGTCCACCGCCTCGATGTCCGCGGGCACGACCTCCACGCTCGCGGCGCTGCTGACCTTCACCTCGGGGTGCATCTCGCAGCGGCCGGTGACGATCAGGTCCTCGCGCGTGGAGGCGGTGGCGGACGGCAGGGCCTCCTGAAGGGCGTCCGGGTGGAGCTCCATGACGTGGACGTCGTTCGCCCCTTCGCCCTCCGGGCTTCCGAGCCTGGCTGGTGAAGCCATATCGGCGGATACTTTATTTATTTTGTATTTTCACTTTACACGACCGGGGAAAGTGAAAAAATACCCTCCATCATTGCACAATGGTCAGCAGCAGCATGTCCGGGCCGAGACGAGCAGCTTCCGACTCGCGCCTCACCATCGGCCGCGAACGGCGCGTGGCGGCCCGGGCCCCCGTCTGGCCGGCCGGGGTCGTCCGCCAGGCGCGCCCGGAGCTCCGCAATCGGGCCGAGGGGTACGCCGACCCCGCGCTGGAGGCCCAGTTCCGCGAGGTCATCGACGCGGCCGAGAACCATCTCAGGGACATGCACCCGGCCAGGGCGCGCCCCAACCCCTTCATCGTCAGGAATGTGCTCTTCATCTACCTCCAGGAGTGCCTCCTCCGGGGCATGCGCCGGTCGCTCTCCGATTCCGACACCGAGCTCCTCGAGGCCATCGAGCGGTCCTGCAGCATCATCGACTCCCGCTACCGCGCGAGCATGGACTCCATGGTGGACGCGGTGGACGCCAGCGCCAGGGATCTGGTGATGTCCACCGTGCGCCGCGGCATCCAATCGGACAGCCACGGCGAGTCCATGGCCACCCTCGCCCTGTGCTCGTCGGTCGTCGAGCGCTGGGCCCGGGACGGGATGACCGGCCGCGCCCTCGATCTGACCGAGGACATCGTCGAGACGGTCAACCCCGACTCGCTCCGCGAGGCGGCGACCCACATCGCACAGGGTCCCGCGAACAACCGGCTGGGCGCCATGGCCTTCGGACTCGTGACCGTGATGATCTACGGCGCCGCGACGGTGGGTATCGCGATGCTTTTAAAGCTTTCCCACAGACTCTTCTGAGGTGCTAAAGCTGAGCTGGAGGAGGGTGCTAATTCAAAAGCCATAACACTTACACTGGAACTAAGGTGCTGAAGGGTAAATAGCCATTGGCTCTCTCGAGGGCCGCACTACTGACACGGTACACGGGTTCTTGCCATTTAACACTAACACTACTACTTATAAGCTCCGGGGCGGGCCGGCCGGCCGCCCCACCGACGGGTCCGCCCGTCTTTTTATGCTACTCAGGGTCCTAAGCTGTCTCAGGTAAGCTAAAAGAGTGAAGCGGATCGGGTCCTTCCCTCGCGCTCGGTGGCCCCGCCGCCGAAAAACCGAGAAATAACTCTCCTTACCTCCGAGCACGTCTACCGACTATGCGCAGAGAACCGCTCGCCAAGCCCAAGCAGTCATCCACCCGCACGAAGATGGTCCTCATCACCTCCATGGCGGCGACCGCCGTCCTCGGGGCCATGATCGCCATCGCCACCACGGCCTCCGCCCAGCTCGCCGCGCCGCCCAGCCAGCACCTGAAGCCGTGCAACGACGACGGGAGCTACTGCGGCGACCACGGCGTCTGCTACCAACTGGCGGTGTCCCTGTCCACCAACGGCACCAACCAGATGTGCGTCTGCGAGGAGGGGTTCACGGGCCCGCGCTGCGGCGAGCGGACGCACCTCGGCTCGGAGCCCCGGCAGGGCGGCAAGGGAAAAGGCAGAGGCAACAAGGGTAAGGGCAAGGGTAAGAAAGGCAGAGGCAAGGACAAGAAACCCGGCCGCCGCCACCTGGACGACGGGAACGACGGCGACGTGGAGATCCTGGCCCCGCCGCACGGCAACGGGACGGCGTTCACCGAGGTCTTCTCCGGCGACGGCGCCACCTCCAACGCCAACAACTGCTACTGCATCTGCACCCACACCTGGACCCGACGGGGCGAGGACCGCGGCGACCGGAGCCGGGAGCGGCGGGACGACGAGGCCGCCGAGCGACGCGAAGGCGACAACGGGGAGACCGGTGAGAAGCGGAGACGCGAACGCGGCGAGCGAGGCAGCCGCCGCGGCAAGCACCGCGGTCACGGTCACCGTCACGGCCACCGCCGGGTCATGCAGACGCACTGCACCTGCGTCTGCGATTGCGAATGCTGCGAAAACGCGCCCACGCTGACCACCACCAAGAACTTCTGAGGCGCCCGCCGCCGTTTTTATAGTGGATTTTGAACAAGTAGTCCGCTCAGTAGCCCATGCAGTCGACCGGCCGCCTCGCTCGGACCGGCGCCGTGATCTGCCTCGCCCTCGCCGCGGTAGCGCTGCTGACGACATGGCTCCTGTCCTCGAGGCCGCCCCCGCTCCCCGCGCCGAGCCGGACCGCGCCGCGCTGGACCGAGACGCGCGGGTCCTCGGCGCTCCCGGCCCGGCTCCTGAAGGACATGCGCTGGTACCTGGAGACCAACACGTACAACGTGACGGCGGACGCCCTCGCGGCGCACGCCCCGGGGTCGGCTTCGCTCGCCGACGCGCGGTGCGCGTTGGACGCCGCCACGCGAGCGCTGTCGGTGGGTTCCGCGGACCTGCGCCGCGCCGACCTGAAGTCGATGCCGGCCCTGGCGAGCATCCTGCCTTCGCTGGGGCTGGCGGCCCCGGCCTCACCGCGGTGGCGGAGGTGCGCGATCGTCGCCTCGGCCGGCGCGTTGTCTGGTTCTGGGCTGGGCCCGGAGATCGAGTCGCACGACGCGGTGGTGCGGATGAACGCGGCGCCCACCCGGGGGTACGAGGCGGACGTGGGCTCGCGGACCACGGTGCGCGTGACGAACTCCAAGATGGTGGCCGGCGACCCTCGCCTGTTCGCGCGCCTGGCGCGCGAGGCCGACCTGACGCTGGTGTGGGACCCGTACAGCTACGGGTGCGAGACGGCCAGGTGCCTGGCTAGCCCCGAGTTCGACTTCGCCTGGCAGATCGGCCGGATGCGGCTGGACGGCCGCCGCGTGCAACTGGCGGACCCGCAGCTGCCGTGGCGCGTCTGGGGCGTGCTGCAGAGCGTGGCCCGCGAGCGGATCCACCCCCACCCCCCGTCGTCCGGCATGCTGGGGATCGCCGTGGGCCTGGCCCTGTGCGACCGCGTGACGGTGTACGGGTTCATCCCCTCGCGCCCGAGCCCCCGGTGCTACTACTGGTCGAGCGCGGTCGACGTGGCCTGCTCCCTCGGGTCCTACCACCCACTCCTCTTCGAGAAGAACCTCGTGCACGACCTGCACGAGGGGACGGATGAGGACCTCCGCCGCGGCGTGGTGCGGCTGCGCGGCCACGCCGCGACGCGCGACAGATGCGCTCATGTTGAAAAATAATTCGTTGGGACGGAAATAGGTTTTTGGCCATCGGGATGGCCGTCGCGGCGCTGATCTGGCTCCTGGCGTGCCTGCTCGGTCCGAGCGCGGCCGCCGCGAGCGGGGTCGAGGTGCGCATCTACACCAGCGGGGTCCACGACGAGCACGTCTCCTACCTGTGTGTGGGCGTGTGTCCGCCGGGCCTGACGTGCTCCGTGTACTGGGACTTCCTATCCGACTCCAGCTTCGACGAGGACTTCAGCTACCGCTACAGGATGGACCTCTACGACATGGGCACCACCGAGACTCACGACGGCGGCCACCTGATCAAGAAAGGCCTGGAGCTGTCCGACGCCAACTCCCCGGAGATGCGGAACCTGACCCTGGTCTGCGTCCTCACCTCGAGCGACGGACAGAAGATGGCCAAGGTGACCCGGATCGGCGACCTGCTGCACTACCCGACCCTGGGCTCCACCTCGACGGTCTCGCTGGCCGAACTCTCGGAGGCCGTCGAGGCCAACCTCGGCAGCTCCGGTCTCTCCGGCTCCCACCGGGTCGACCCTCCGGACAAACCCGAGGACGGGAGGACGGACGGACGCGGCGACGGCGAGACGGGCGGTCTCCGCGAAAGCGGCACGAGCACGGACGGCGACAACGACTCGGGACCCGGCGGGCGCGCGGACGGCGAGGGTACAAATGGCGACGCGGAGGGGGAGTACGGCAATGGCGGACAGAGAGGCCAGAAAGGCGAGGGCGATGGCGATAGCGATGATGAGGACGAGGAAGACGAAGAGGACGAGGACGAAGATGAAGACGATGACGATGACTATGACGACTACGACGAAGACGGCGAGTACGAGTATGAGGATGGAGACGGAGACGACGGTTCGACAGACTCTAGCCATGGACAGGACGGAAGAAGCGACGGTACCGAGGAGCCCACCGCGCGAGACGGCGATGGCGGCACCGGCGGTAGCAGACGGAACGGCGGCAGCGGTGGACTCGGTAACTCCGGCCTCGGTGACTCAGACTCGGGACGACGTAACCAGGGTTCGGGTTTGGGATCGAGTTCGGGATCGAGTGATACGCAACAGCGTCAGTCTTCATCTTCATCGAGCGGATACGGACAGCGGCCTCAGAGCCAGAGCCGCGGCGATTCATCGAAATCGAATAACGGTGGCTCGTCCGGAGCCGCCGCGGGTGCGGCCGGGGCAGGTGCCGGTGGAGCGGCCGGGGCGGCCGGAGCGTCAGGTACAGGAGCGGCCGCGGCCGGAGGCGGCGCGGCCGCCGGGGGAGCGGCTGGCGGTAGCGGTGCCGCGGGCTCGGCCGGAGGAGGCTCGAGCTCCTCGGCGACGGGCGGATCCTCGTCCTCCTCAGGTTCTGGCGGATCCCCGTCGGACAAGAGCTCCGGCGGGAACGGCGGTGATACGCAACAACCGCAACAACGAGGAGGCAGAGGACCGAGCGGCGGTAGCACCTCGGAGAAGGGAGTGGGTACTTCTGAGAAGGGAACGAGCGCGTCGGAGAAAGGTACGGGTGTTGCAGATAAAGGCACGAGCACCTCGGAGAAAGGTAAAGGCAAAGGTACTACCACCTCGGAGAAAGGCACCGGCACCGACTCCACCGCGGGCGGCCGGGGCCGAGGCAAAGGCAAAGGCGGCAGGGACTCCACCGACCCCAAAGACGGCAAGTCATCTGGAGACGGTAAGTCCTCATCGGGGGACGGCAAGTCATCCGACTCACCTGACGGCCGTAAGACTCAGCCGCGTGGTAAGGACAAGGGAACTCAGACTCCCGCCCGACGGGGACAGCGAGGCCGCCGCCGGCACAACGGGCCGTGCGGTCGCCGCGGCCTCGCGGGCCGCGGCGGCTCGGCCCTGGATGGCAACGGACCCCGGGGACCGACCAACAACGGACCCTCGGGTAAGTCAGGACGCGGTGGAGGAGGTAGCGGTGGTAGTAGTGGCGGTGGTGGCGGTAGCGGTGGTAACAGCAATGTCGGTAGCAGCAACAGCAAGAACAACCAGGCCTCTCGCGGCAGAGCCTCGGGCGCGGACGCCGCCTCCCAGACGGGGTCCCGCGGGAATGGGAAGACGCCATCTACGCCGGCGAAGCCATCCGGCCAGGGCAAGTCTCCCTCCTCCAACCCTCAGGCCAGTCGAGGCACCCAGACTTCGCCCCGCCGCCTCCTCGGCGGACGACGGAGAATCAGATGGCCGAGGAGGAGAGGAGGCGCGTGCACTCGAAACGGTCCGACGGGCCCCGCGGGTCCCACCGGCCGCCCCTCCTCGCGGCCCGGCCAGCCGCAGCGACCGAGCAGACCCGGACAGAAGCAGGGACAGGGCCAGGGTCAGAAGCAGGGACAAGGACAGAGTCAGGGTCAGGGACAGGGCCGGAATCGGAACAAGAACCAGGGCCAGGACCAGGGTCAGTCTCAGAACCAGAAGACCAACCAGAAGACCGACCAGAAGCCCGAGGATCCTCAGGAGCCTCCCCAGCAGTCCTCGTCTGACGGTGGGGACGAGAAGAAGGGGAAGGGGAACCTCCAGGACAAACTCGGACAGGCCGCCGATAAGATTATCTCGAGGAGAGGCCAGTCGGGAACCGGGTCTAAGTCGGGAACGGGATCAGACTCTGGCTCCGGGTCGGGCTCGGGCTCTGGCTCCGGGTCGGGCTCGGGGTCGGGCTCCGGCTCCGAGTCCTCCACCGGGACCCGCCGGAGGCCGGGAGGCGCGGGACGCGGCGACGGCGAGTCGCCCTTCTCGGGACTCTGGGGAAAGATCCTGGAGGTGGGGCAGCAAATGGCCGACATCCTGGACCGCCTGGCGAGCCGGCCGCCCTCCGACGACGACTACGAGGACTATGAGGATTACGAGGACGAGTACTAGTACTGGGGCGGGGAAATAATTGAGCTTTTCGGGATTCTTTTCGGCCAAAAAACAGATTTTAGAACGGGAATTGGGTAGCGTAGCGGTAGTTACATTCCGCATCAGTCCACTCGTCCGCCACGATGAGCGCCCGGAGAATCTGGAACCGTTTCGTGGACACCCTGAGGCGCCGGATGCGCGCGTCCAACCCCCGGAAGGCGGTCTCGACGAGCTACCTGCTCTCGACCGAGAACCTCGCGAGCATCAGGGAGCAGCGGTGCTGCTACGAGAACGACGACATCTCGCTGAGCAGCGTGTCCTCGGACGAGACCTGTGTCAGCCTGCTCCCGACGCTGTCCGTCGACTCGCTGAACACCGAGCGGTGCCAGCTCCTGATCCGTCAGCGGTCGTACCAGGTGACCCCCGAGTCCCTCGAGGCCAAGAACCGCGTCGCGACCAAGCGGACCCGCGAGTCCGCCAGCAGCGTGCTGGCGCGCCTGCGGTGCTGCGAGACGGCCGAGGAGTGCTTCTGCCTGATCAACAGAGACGAACGTCTGATCTGAGTTTTTCCTTGACCCCCGGCGCCTCCTCGCCAACGTCTTTGTAAATCTACAGAGAAGTGAAAAATTAGCTCTCCATGGTTTCGTTGGGTTACAGCCACACAGTCATGGCGGGTTTCTTGACGCTGGCGTGCGTGAGCCTCCTCCTCGCCGTCTCCTCCGGCGCCGACGATGTTGTCCTCTACAACACTACGTCGAGCGACGGGACCGTGACGCACAACGTGCTCATGGGCACGGGGTCGACGGTGACCGTGGTCATGGCCAACCCCGGAGACACGGTGCGCCTCTGCCTGCCTCCTCCGCTGGATAAACTGGCCAGGTCAGAAGCGTGCACCGTCCAGTGGTGGGTCGAGGAGCAGACCGTCCCCGGTTCCCTGGGCGCGTTCATGGGTCAGCAGATACCCACGGCCGCGATCAACATGACCGCCACCCAGCACATGGGTGTGGAGGTGACCCAGATGAGACTCAACGAGACCGGCGACGGACCCGACGAGAACACCACCAGACACCTGCTCGGCAACGCCACCCGGATGGACCGCGGATACGGGATCACGATGGGTAACGGCCTCGTCAACGCGTGGCTGCGGATGCGCTCGGAGCTGTCCATGGACTGCCTCACCATCGAGGACCTGACCACCGACGACGGCGGTCTGTACCGAGCCGTCGTCCTGATGCAGGACGGCATGCCCGTGGGCAACGCCTCGGCCATGGTGCTGGTCCGCGAGCGGGCCCCGACCGTCACCATGCGGACCCAGGTCCTGAAGCTGACCGACCAGTACTGCACGGTGCGCGTGACCTGCCGCGTGAACGATCTCCCGGCCCACGGCAAGGCGACCGTCTTCATGGGCAACTGGCACGGCGGCCGGACCGTCCACGTCTCGGCCTCACACTACACCAACACGGAGGACCGCATCCACGGCGCGGACGCTCCCGCGGGCGCGGCGCCCCAGGACCTCGTCCTGGAGTCGACCCTGTGCGTGCTGCGCGCGGGCGATCCCTCCCACATGGACGACGTCCGCTGCGTCGTGCGGTCCACCGACGCCGCCGTCAACCTCACCGTCGACGAGTCGGTCTCCGTGCGCTCGGCGTGCGGCATACCCACCAGGTGCAGCTGCGAGTCAGGCGACGCCCCGCGCCGCCCCCGGCCGAACCAGCCCATTCCCCCTCGCATCGGCCGCCGCCCGGTGCAGGCACCGCCGGTGGCGCGTCCTCCACCCCCTCCCGCGAGCACGCCCGCCGCTCCCTCCGACCGCCAGGAGCACCACCAGCCCTCGACCCCGCTGGTCTGTCCCGCCCCGGCCCCCGCCTCGCTCCTCCGGATCGCCATCGTCTGCGCGGTCATGCTCGCCGGCGTCCTGCTCTGCTCGATCGCCCTCTGCCTGACCCAGTTCTGTCCCCGGATCTGCGAGGCCCTCTCCGGCCGCAACTACCCGGGCCGCCCGGTGGGAGACGCCTACGCGCTCACCCGGTCGGAGGAGGCGTACGTCGGGGCGGCCGTCCCGTACCTCGGCTGAACCCGTTAGTCTTTCTCTCCCTCTCACCCGGATCCCTAATCCCACACCA